AAATTGAATATTAAACCATATGGCACCCCTCCTGTGTCACCAGATGAAGATATAGAAGCAAAAGATCATTGGGGCAAAGAAATAAATACTCCTGAATTAAGATTTCAAAAAAAAGTCTCAAACGAAGATCCTTGGGAAACTCCTATAGAGAGAGCAGTAGCTATAAAAAATAATGTTAATACTAGACGAGTAAAAAGTGTATTATCTACTATTAAATCACCCCCCCCATCAAAATCAGAAATCCCTAGATTTACCACATCGGATTGGAAACCTAGAGGCGAAATAAAAAAGATTGTTCTTCCGGATGAATGGAATAATACTTATACCAAAAAAGATGCTGATAATTATGATCTAAAACAGCGAACAAAAGGAAGACAAACATATAATGAAATTAGACAAAAAATTAATAAAGAAACTAAAGCAAATATAAATAATCATGAACAATCTGTTATGAATGGTAAAATTCAAAAAAATATGCAATCTTACGCAGATTATGCTGAACAAAGAAAATTTATACCAGGAAAACCAAAACCTTTGCTTGGTGCTAATTTTACAACAATAAAAAAAGATGGCACCCCTGGGAAAACTCTTTTCCCATCATTATATAAAGTTAAATCTAAAAAATCATTGAAAGAGTTTGTGATGGAGACGATTAACTCCCCAGACCCCAATAAAGTTAGAGCAGATTTGAGAAACAGAAATGCAAAAATTAATAATCCACTATTTAGAGCAAAAAATGCTGTTAGTGGTGGGGTTAATGCTGTTAGTGGTGGAGTTAATGCGGTGAGGAATGCTGTTAGTCCAACTAGAAATATTATTCCCAATAAAGCAACAGTGGGTACAGGCAATATAATTGCAGGAAGAGAATATACTAATAAAAAAACAGATTGGCGGAGTGGAAATGACCCCTATTACTATAATCAAGATAAAGTAAATGCACGAATAAATACCGCGTATGCACCAAATTCATATAATCAAACATGGAATAATAGTAATTTATTAAACGGAGATAATCTACAAAGACAAACTAATCAATCTAATCTAAAAAAAGAACAGGATAAAGCAAAAGCAGCACGAATGGCGCAACGTAGTGAATATTATCAAAACACTTTGAAACCAGCGATTACACGAACTGCTTCTAATATTGCCAGAAAAGCAATGAGTCGCAATTATTGGCGTAAAGACATTAAACCAGCATTAAACACTATAGCCGACGCTTTTAGACGTTAAAACTATGACTATTACTGCAATCCTTTTATTAGTTGAAGTATTTTGGGCAGCCAATGGCGTATATGTAATGGCTATTTTATTTGCCGTTAGTGAGATATTAGCAATGGTGCCAAAAGTGAAGGAGAATTCCATGTTGGAATTTTTATTAAAGTTTATAATGTTAGTATCAAGAAAAGGATAACATGGGATTACCATTACACAAGATAAGTTCTATAAAATTGACAGACAATTCTAAAATTGTTGAAGATTTTAGTAGTGATGCGAATATTAGTGCAGGAGATATATTGAGTATTATGGGAGTAGATTATCAAATTGAAAAAATTGATGGTGACGACAAATTAATTTTGTATAAACCATATGTAGCGATTGGAGAACTAGTATCAGACCAATTAACGATAAAGATTTTACCTGGATATATAAAAAATCAGGTAAAACAATATGGTGAATTGGTATTGTTTACATTAGAAGATATGACACTAGATGCCACTAAAGGAATGGGAATTAAAACTCCTGGGTGGTGGTATATAAATAAATATGTGTCGAAAGGTATTACACGATATCGGAATGAATTGTTAGTAGCAGTCAATCTTAATGATGAAATAGTTCCGGTTATGGAACCTATTAAACCTATTGAAATAGTTCCGGTTATGGAACCTATTAAACCTGTTAAATCTACTAAATCTGATGTCAACGTATCTACCAAAAAATAGTGTCCCCATTAAATGAAAATAATCTGATTATATATGCGTTAGAGAACTATCTATTAAAAGAGTCTGCTAATCGAACAATTTTTTTAGCAGACTTCGGCTTAATAAGAACATTTTCTAAGTATCTTGATAAAAATATTGAAAATCGTCCAGAGTTAGTGTATAATAGAATGATGATCTTATTTAATTTATTTGAATATGATGCAATAATAATTATATTAAAATATATATTGGGGGATAAATATATATTAATATCAACATATATCAGAAATGTTTAATAATAATAATAGAGATAATAGAGTAGACTTTATAGAACAAAAGCTGGCATTTTTTGAGGGGTTGTCAAAGGAAATGTCCGTAGAATTTAAAAAAGTTATTGAAAAATTAGTAGAGAACAACGCACAAGTTGCTACTCTCGTAACAAAACAAGATCTCAGAATTAATACCTTAGACATTAATGCTCAAACTATTGCATCAGATCTAAAAGATATTTCTCAAAAAATTGATGCTCAGAATTTGAAACAAGATAATAATATATCTATGATTCATATTAATATGACCGATATGAATAATAAATTGGTTGAGTTGTACAATTTTCGTACAATTGTCACTTGGTCTGTCACCGCATTAGTGTTTTTTTTAGGGATAGCTGCATCTGCTGGATGGCTATCCCCAGAAAAACTATCTACTCCCAAACCACAAATACAAGAACAAACAAAAGTAAATTGAGATGGATATAATAAGCGATTTGTCTTTAGTATTGGATAAATTCAAAAAAACTGGAGAATCTTATACATTTAGGTGTCCTATTTGTGGAGATAGCAACAAAAATAAGTACATCACTAGAGGCTACCTATTTCTGTCTAAAGAGCGGACTTATATCTACAAGTGCCACAACTGCGGAGTGTGTAAGTCTTTAAATAATTTTTTGAAAGACTCATTTCCTGATTTATATCACAAATATCTGTACAGCAATTATACATCTCAACCTGAAACTAAAAGGATAGTTACCTTTAAGTCTCCTAATAGAATATATCGACCCATCATCTTTGAAGAATTACCCACTATATCAGAACTTCATAAGAATCACGCTGCCAAGTTATATTTGCAACATCGCAAAGTACCAGAAGCATTTCTCAGAAATGCTTATTACACAGAGAATTGGAAAAAATTCGCAAATCAGTATAAGCACACTTATAATAATATAGATAAGGAGGAATCAAGGATTGTTATACCGTTGATCATAAATGATCAGGCAGTAGGGTTTCAAGCGAGACTGTTGGGAGTATCCGTGGGAATTAGGTACATCACAATCATGCTGGCGGACGCTCCTAAGATATACGGTCATGATCTAATTGATTGGAATAAGCCAGTATATGTTGTGGAGGGCGTGTACGATTCACTTTTTGTCCCAAATTGTATCGCAATGCTAGGTTCTAGCATAGATTTAGATTTTCTGAATTCCAAATCCAACACTAAATTTGTATTTCTGTATGACAATGAACCATATAATACACAGATTGTTAATCAAATGAAGAAAGTAGTGGATTTGGGGCATTCAGTTTGCATTTGGGACAAATCCTACAAAGAAAAAGACATTAATGATTGCCTCATTAATGGTACTGACATTAATCCTGTTATAAATAATGATTATTCTGGCACGAGAGCGAAATTAGAAATTAGTAATTTTATTAAATAATTGTGTTATAATGATGTTGTAATTAATATCACTAGTAGATTTGATATAAGGACAAATGGGCAAAATGTAAAAATCTATGAACTAGTATATGGAGAAAAGACTAATCAAAACTATGTACTCAATCATTTAGATGACAATCCTAATAATAATAAGCTATGTAATCTAGAATTAGTCACTAATTGGTTCAACTCATCAATACAGAAGAAGTCATCTGGACTAGATATTGGTATAAACTATAATCGTGATAATCGTGTTGGCAGTTATCAAACAAAAATTGCTATGCCAAGAGTAAATGGTAAGAGAATAACTTTTGGTTCACAATCTATTGATTATCTACAAAACTTACATTTCCAATTTGGAGTAAAGTCAGGATTAGTGTCTTCTGAACGATACTTACAAGAAGTACCTAATTGGTTGCCAGATCTAACTATCCAATTCAAACCAGAACATCAGATCAAACTAGAACTACTAATTGAAGCACACATAGAGAATCAACTTACTTGGGATAAGCCGATTAGGTTGGCATAATCTCACTAAGTCTGTTATAATAAAAAGGAACAAAGCATTACGACACAAAATGAAATCGTTAGATCCAATTTTCAGCTTTTCCGATCATCCGTCATTAAAAGGCGACCCACGCAGCACGTTATATTGTTGCCCTGATAGAAATAACCATATTAAATTCTACTATGCCAACTATGAAGAATTAGTAGAAATCGGATTGAGTAGTTTAGCTTATTGTAACATGGGCGAACCGTATCGAGTACTAGCCAGACTATATTTTATTAAATTTAATAATTGTCACAAAGAAACTATTAATATCTCAATGGAAGATGCAGTACGACTATACAAATATTTGCAAAAAATTAATATGATGGTATTAGTATCTAAAGATTTATTAACTGACAACACTTTTAAAAAATATTTAGAAGTATACGAAGATTAATTTTTAATTAAATACTTTATATTATTAAGATGATTCACTTTGATTATACAATCATCAGAAGACTAAATTTTTGATTAAATATTAACCCACAACAGTAAAAAATAATGCAAGTATTTAAAAGAGATGGCAGCATAGAACCATTAGATCTAGAAAAGATTCATACAATGGTATTTCGTGCATGTGAAGGGGTTGACGATGTGTCCCCTTCATTAGTAGTAATGAATAGTAAAATTCAATTAACAGATGGGATTGCTACAGAATATATTCAAAATCTATTAGTGACATCTGCTAATAATTTAATTACTATCGAAGAACCAAACTATCAGTACGTGGCAGCACGACTACTACTATTTGGACTATATAAATCTTTATATCCACAGTGGAAAACATTTGGGTTAGTACATATATATCACCATATCACTAGATTCAAAAACAAGTATGATTCTATCTTATTTGACAGTTACTCTAAAGAAGATTGGGACGTACTAAATGAAGCAATTGACCATAGTAAAGATTATAAATTTACATATGCGTCGTTACAACAATTAATTGATAAGTATCTAATTCAAGACAGATCTACTGGATTTGTATATGAGATTCCGCAGTATGCGTATATGCTGATTGCCGCCACAGTATTTCATGATTATCCAGTAGAAACTAGATTAGCTACGGTTATAGATTACTACCATGCAATCTCCGATCATGAAATTAATCTCCCTACGCCTATTATGAGTGGCGTGAGAACTAAACAACGCAATTTTTCTAGCTGTTTTCCTGCTGGACAATTAGTGCATACAAGTACTGGATTAAAGCCAATTGAAACTATTTCCGTTGGAAATATGGTGTTGACTCATGCTGGAAGAATGATGTCAGTATTAGCTACGAATGCTAAATATTTTGAACAAAAATATGTAGCTATTGATACTTATTCTACTTTGAATGATCAATTTGTTTCAACTGATGATCATTTAATATTTGCGGCTAAGGATGTCGGATGTATTCGTGGTTCTGAACATCGTTCTTGTATATGCAGTCAGGGTATTTATAAATATTGTGAGAAATATCCCAGACAATATTCTGAAGATTGTATTAATTTATACAAAAATGATTTATTTGAACCAAAATGGACACCAGCAAAAGAATTAGATGATAATTATTGGGTACATGTGGCATACAATAAATCTGTAGTAAATACTGAGTATTTAATTATATCAGATATAATTGATATTGGTAGTCGATACGATATCAATGAAGAAGGATTGATACATTACAAAAGTTATAGATCTGATATATGGTATGTACCTAATAAAATTTATTTGAATGAAGAGTTATTCAGATTAATTGGGTATTATTTGGCGGAAGGACATGCTACTGATGGTGGCAGTATGGGATTTACCTTCGGCAACAAAGATAAATATATTATTGATGATTGTGTAAATATTATTCAAAACGTATTTGGGTATACAGTAATTCCCTCTAATAATCCTTACGACAATAGTACTAAAGTTAGTATATGCTCTAAAATTATTACTAACTTGTTTATCCGGCTGTGTAGCAATAAATTTGATAAAAAGTTTATTTGTTATGAATTAATGAATGCTTCTATAGAATTACAAAAGCAATTACTGATTGGAGTAATTCGGGGAGATGGTTGTGCGTATTCGCAGGGATTGCAGGTAGGGTTGTCTAATAAACAACTAATTTATCAATTATTTGATATATCTTTGCGATTAAAATTGTCACCAACTATAAATGTGCAAAAATATAATGATGGTATACGCCAAGACGTGTATACTATATATTTTCCTAGAAGTGCAAATTATGATTTTATTATGGAAGTTGGTAAAGATGTACATAAAGTAAATTATACTAGTAAAACATACGCTTATGGGATATGGAAAGATGACAATTATTTTACTAAAATAAAAAGCGTTAAAATTATTAATAGTATTGACGATAATATAGTGTATGATTTACAAATTGCTGGAGATGAAAGTTTTGTAGTTTCTGGATTATCTGTACACAATTGCGCTTTACTTGATTGTGACGATTCTACTTTATCTATATCTGCTAATAATCAAGCTACCGCTATGCTCACTGCCGCATCTAGTGGTATTGGTTTAAATGTGGGACGAATGAGGTCTATTGGTAGTAGTATCAGAAATGGTACAGTTATTCATCCTGGTATCGTCCCATTTTTGAAAATCTTTGAATCGACAGGTAAGGCATTTAGTCAGGCGGCGAGAGGTGGAAAACTAACCTGCTATTACCATATTTTCGGATACGAGATCGAAACAGTCATTCAACTCAAGAACAATCGTGCAAATGAAGTATCTTCGGTGAAGCATCTTGATTACTGTATTTGTATTTCAGAATTGTTTTATAAGAGATTTATAAATAACCAAAATATCACACTATTCTGTAATAGTGATACACCAGGATTGTATGATGCTTTTGGCACCCCAGCATTTGATAAATTATATGAATATTACGAGAAAAAGGATGGGGTGAGAAAGAAAGTTGTATCTATGCAAAAACTGTTTGTAGATCTAATGGAACAACGATCTGAAACGGCGCGGATTTACATAATGAATGTCGATCATGCTAATACACATTCTCCGTACTTAGACGGAGTATATATGAGCAACTTGTGTGTTGCCCCAGAAACATTATTACTCACCAATAAAGGATATTTGCCAATTGGTACGCTAGAAGATCAATCAGTAACGATATGGAATGGATGGGAGTGGTCTGATACGGTAGTAAGAAAAACTGGAATTGATCAGAAACTAATCAATATTAAATTCCAAGATGATAAAGGTAATATTCATAACATAGAATGTACAGAATATCATAAGTTTTTTATACAATCCCGTAATGATGTAATTGAAGTTCGTGCAAACGATTTGATTGTTGGGCAATATATTCAGAATTGGAATCCTCCAGAATTTCTAATTGATTCTGATATAACTTTACATCAATATCATAGAGATTGGTGGGTATATAGCACACATAATATCGAAAGATTATCTGATACTTATTGTCTTACCGAACCAAAAAGAAATAGAATGGTAATAAATGGGATTCTCTCTGGGCAATGTGTCGAAATCATCCAGCCAAGTCACCCAATATCCGATATCAATGATACTGGAATTCACGAACATACTGTAGCAGTTAAGAATAATAAATTAGACGAATTTATTAAGCTATCTCAAGACAATGAGTTTCTTGAATTTCCTATCTAATATCCTCTCAGACCCCTCTAGGATGCCCTACAACGTACGATAATTAAAAATATGACTACTGACATCTTCCGCATAGCAACAGACCGCCAATTCGATCCTAATACCGAAACATTAGTAGATGATGTAAAGATAATTGACAGACTGCCACCAGGCATCACATCTTGTGTATTAGGCGCAATCAGTTGGGATAAGTTATCTGACAACATGTCAGATAACTTTATCAAAATGAAACGATGGTGTGATTTAGAGATCAGATCATTAAATCAGATCATCGACATACAGGAATACAATATCCCTAGTACAGAGATAGCCACTAAATCCGCAAGATATTTGGGGGTAGGGATTAATGGTTATGCAACATTTGCTGCACGATTAGGTTTATCATATAATCATAAAGAATTGTGGCAAATCACTCACGATCTTGCAGAAATGCAGATGTTTTGTCTATTATCTGCATCTAATAACTTAGCCAAAGAAGTAGGTGAATGTAAATGGTTTTATAAAACTAAATATTCACAAGGAATTCTACCTATCGATCACTACAGGAAAAGTGTAGATGATGTAGTTCCTAATAATCTTAATATGGATTGGGAAGGGTTGAGAGAATCAATTTTGATGAATGGACTCAGAAACAGTGCATTTTCTGCGGTGATGCCTGTACAATCATCTTCTGTAATTAGTAACAGTACTAATGGAATCGAACTACCTCGCGCACCATTACAAATCATAAAGTCAAAGAATCGATTAATTCGACAAATAGTAAAAGATTTTAAAAAATTAGAAGATAATTATGAGTATTGTTGGGAAAAAAGTACAAATACAGGATATATCAATATTTGTGCCGTAATTCAAAAATTCTTCGACCAATCTATCTCAGCCAACTTGTATTACGATCCTAAATGGTTTTCAGACCAAACTATACCAATGGGTACGATGATTGGTGATGTCTTATATGCGTACAAGATGGGATTAAAAACATTGTATTATGCTAATTCAAATGACGGTCGAGATGATTATGAATAATCCAGTTAAATGTGTTAAAATAGATAAATAATTAATTACCCACCAATATATAAATCAAGAACCATGCCAGAACAACATCCAGAATTGCTAACCGAAATATTGCCATCACACCCATTACCAATTCCTCAGCCAGAATTGCTGACAGAAGTACTGTCCACTTCTCCACATAAACGTAAGTATTGCACACCAATGATCATTAATGATGACACAGAAAGTTGCGAAAGTTGTAACGTTTAAAAGGTATTAGGTAATATAAATCCCACTAAATCCCACTAAATTTAGTGGGATTTATTAAAATTATTAAATTTAATAATAACATGTCAGTAATAAATTTAGACAACTCAATCGACTTCACGAAGCAAACTCAATTTTTCGATCAACAATTAAATTTACAACGATACGATAAGTATAGATATCCTCTGTTACATCAACTATACAAGACTCAAAAATCATACTTTTGGAGTCCGACGGAGATAACATTACAGAAAGACAAAATAGACTATTCAAACTTGACCGAACAAGAAAAATTTATTTACACATCCAATTTAAAATATCAAATTTTGTTAGATAGTGTGCAATCTAGAAGTACATTGTTAGCATTTTTGCCATTTGTATCTCTACCAGAATTAGAAAAAAATATAATTATTTGGGGATTTTTTGAGACTATTCATTCGGAATCATATACTCATATCATTGAGAATGTATATAATAAGCCATCTGAAATTTTTGATAATATTCTGAATATTCCAGAAATAGTAGAGCGAACCAAACAAGTCACTAAATATTATGATGAGTTTATTGATTTTTCTAGTAGTTGGAATACCTCTAGTATAAAGACATTATTAGTAGACGGTAATGTTACCGCTAATCAAACATTATTAGAATTAAAACGTTCATTATATCTAGCTATAGTGAATGTGAATATCTTAGAAGGTATTAGATTTTATACATCATTCGCTTGCTCATTTGCCTTTGCAGAAAATGCTAAAATGATTGGTTCTTCTGATATTATTAGTTTAATTGCCAGAGACGAAGCATGTTATACCACTGGACATGAAGCTTTGACGGATACTGGATGGAAACTAATTGAAGATATTACAAAAGAAGATAAAGTGGCACAATACACCAACAATAATGCAGTAGAATTTGTTCACCCCACTGCTATTATTAATAAACAATATATTGGTGATGTATATCAATTTATAGACGATTCCGGCAGAATTGAACAAATTGTTACTGCCGATCATCGAATGGTGTGGCGTGAGTTATTTACAGGCAGAATGAAAGAATCGGTAGCAGCTACCACTAATTTTACATCAAGTAAGGCAATTGTGGTTAGTGGTATAGTTTTAGCAGGAGCAGTAGAATTAAGTCCTATAGAAATTTTAAATATATACACTGAATATTGTGGTACTGTTTTAGAAGTATTAGAACATAAATTAAAGGTGGAGTTTAATGTAAAAAATGAGACTAATTGGAGTAAATTGGGTAGATCTTTAGTTGCATTAGGAATTAGTTACGATTACTATATTACATATAAAACTGGAGTATATACCATAACTTGCGAGATACCAACAGCTTCTTTACAAAAATATTTTAGTTGGGTGAATATCCAGGGTAAGTCTACATTATGGGCACAAAATTTAATAAATTTATGTAGGGCGTTGAATGGTAACAAATCTTGTATGTCTTCCGTTCCTGGTAAGTTTAAATTTACTATCAATCATACTAAGAGTTTGAAAAAGTTACAACAAGTGTTTGCTATTAGTAATTGGAAAATATATCATACTCACCCGTCAAAAAAATATGTTGGGTATAATATTAACGTATTGACTACTAGAAATTCTCATATTACTTCAAAAACAGAGAAGGTTAAACAAAATTATAGTGGCAAGGTTTATTGTTTATCTGTTCCTTCTGGTGCATTTTTTGTTAGATATAATGAAAAGGTTTCAGTTGGGGGCAATTGTCATACTCGACTTACTGAAACTATTATTAAGAATTGGCAAGCTGGTGAGGATAAAGATATTCTTAATATTATTAAAGAAGAAGAACAATTGGTATATACTATGTTTGATCTAGCAGTAGCGGCGGAAATAGAGTGGGCAGAATATCTTTTCAAAAATGGTAGTATATTGGGGTTGAATGTAGAACTATTATCACAATATATTAAATTTGTGGCGAATCGTAGACTTAAAGCGATCAATATGAAGCCACTGTATGACGATGTTTCTGTCAAGAATCCTTTGCCCTGGATCGATAATTATCTGAAGTCTTCTAATATAAGTGTCGCGCCACAAGAAACGGAGGTCTTATCATACCAAATTGGTAATATTGACAAAAATATAAGTGAAGGGCAATTCAGTAATTTTGAATTGTAATTATTGTTCATAAATCACTATAGAAAAGAGCAATTATGGAGTTGCTCTGATTAACATGCTCTGAGAGGGGTGTAGAATGCTGTGTAACGCACAGAAATTATAAATAAGATTATTATTATCAAAATATAAAAATGATCAAAGAATTGATGAAGATCAAAGATCTAACAGAATTTGAATGCGATTGTGAAGGGGTTAGAGACAAACTATTCAATACTCCAGAATTATTGACAATAACAGAACTGATTTATTTTTTGAGGATGTCTAATAATTTAGATTACTGGATCACTGGTACTCATTATGCAGTGATGAAATTAGTATCTTTATTAAGAATGCTCGAACCAGTTTATGGGGTATATAAGGAACAAGATAAAGAAAAAAATAGAATTATCACTAGTATTTGTTTAAATTTTATTAGCAGCGAGAAGGGGTCATTACAGTATGCTGCATTGGATTTGGTAGAGGCTGGGATTTGTGCGGAGTATCAACCAATCGTTGATTTATTCCCCGTTATTGAGAAAATAATTATTGGTGACAGACATACCTCCAAATATGTATTATCTCATTTAAAATTAATTAAGGATTCGCATATATGAGAGAATTAGTAGAATCAGTTAAAGTATTTTATCTACTAACAGAAAGTGGAGATAGACCACCATCCAGTGAGATAGAACACGACGAAAAGAATAAACATTTGAAAACAAAATTAACAAAATACGCATATTCATCTAAGTATAACCACCCAAATCATTTTTCTCCAGATTATTCAGGGACATTTCATGGTGTATCTTGGAATACAGATCATGACACTGAAAAAATGGATAAAAACCAAAAAATAGGAATTGTACAAGATGCCATACACTTACAAAAACATTTTGTAAAAAATGTAGCAAAACCTGGCGATGTGCTACGAAGTATACCAGATGAAGATGATGATGGCGAAGGTGGTAATAAACGCGGAAAACTATATCAAAAAGTTGGTTTTGGTAAATTAGGAAATAGAACTTCTCAGTATGGAATAATTAAACAACATCCTCATGACCACGATGACGAAACTAAACGAGGACAACATTATCTACATCCGTTAGAACACGAAGAAATAGAATTGTCTCGAAAAAAATATTACGAAGAACGTGCAAAAAATGGCACCAAATGAGTGCCATTTAATAATTTAAGTGCAATTGGACGCACATCACCCCCCATAAACCCAACGACGATTATCCCCTAAATCTAGATGAGTGAAAACACTACTATCACCTACGCCACCAATCCATGTTTTAGATAATTTTTCGGTTACGTCACGAGGATTTACCCCAGAAATAATAATATCTACAGCATGTCCTTCAATATGTTTACTAAATCTAGCACCATTAACGGCACGATTAATGGCAGGTGGTCTATACCAACTGGTAATTGTAATAGAACGATCTTCAAAGTCCGAACGAACATCTTCCAATGCAGTAGCAATGCGTATAATGTTGCGAGTAATAGTTTCATTTTCAGGGATTCTAGTACCACCTTTGGTGGCTTCCGCCCAAGTAAAATGTGGACTTTCTAGAGATATTGGAGCATCTAATGCTACAATTTTAGATAATCCTGGTACTTTAATTGTTTTCATGAATATAAATATTATTTTTTAGTACGATATTATTTATCTCAACTAAAAAATACTTTTATCTTCACAAAATTACTAGACCTAATATTTCTTCAATAATCACAAGAAAAATTTGGACACACATTTAAAATAAATATTATAAATTAATTAAAAATATGAAGACCAGTTCTGGTAAGGCCAAGGGGCGTGGATTTCAGCAAGATATTAGGGATGTAATATTAGAAGCATTTCCCACACTAGAACCCGACGATGTGAAATCTACAGGTATGGGACAACAGGGCGAAGATATACAACTCTCCCCCCAAGCCAGAAGACTTTTTCCCTATAGCATCGAAGCGAAGCGGCACGAAAAATTATCAATACCTGCGTGGTGGAGACAGACTATCACCAATATCAAAGAAAATACTAATCCGGTATTGATCTTTAGACAGTCTAGACAGAAAGCATTGGTGGTAATAACCTTAGATCATTTTATGGAATTAGTTAAAGAAAATTACGAACTAAAAAACAGATAAATAAAGATATAACCACTCAATAAATCATTATGTCAAGCAAAGCAGAAAAGATTGTTACTATTATCGAATATTATAAAATCAAATCAGAAACATTTCCAGCGACAGATGTAGAAGAAGTTGTTGAATTGCGTAAGCGCGTTGCCGAATTGGTGAAAGAGTCTGACGAAATCCAAGCAGTTATTGATAAATATAACAAAGAAGTAGTTGAGGTTCCAGTAGAAGTGGTAGAACCAGTCGCAGTACCACCCAATCCTTATGTCATTAAATATCCAACATTGTAGTGATGATAATTAATTACAATGGGGGGGGGGGTAATATCATGCTCTAGCTATCACACATCCTTTGCGGAGGATGTTTAACGAATTTATTAAATTTAATAATGACCTTCTAATTGATTTTAGAAGGTCATTATTTTTATGATTTGACACTAGTACTCATATTTATAGTTTTTGTGCGTTGTAGAGCATTTTAGCGATGTCTGGCAATACATTAATAACTGTGTTATAATGATTATATAGTTTATATTAATAAAATGATTCATTACGATCCTATAGTAAATTTATATCAGGTAACATGGGAAGCACCAATTAAATTTTAATTTAATACTAGCCTAAATATTTGATACAAGCTGATTAAAATTATGAGTATTTTATGCGATAGTAATCAATTTTTGATAGGAATCCTGATTAATCAACAACAATATGACACAATAGATGTAGATTATGTAAGAAATCAATATATTAATCGATTGCAGAATTATTCTGCACATTTCTATAATTATGGGTCAGTAATTTTATGTTTTGATAATAATAATTACTGGCGGAAGGACGTGTTTCCTTATTATAAGTATAGTAGAAAGGAAGATCGGAAAAAATCGACAATCGACTGGTCAAAAATATTTAATGACATCAATATGATTAAACAGGCATTAAAAAATACTTCATATTCCGTAATGGAAGTAGATGGTGCCGAAGCCGACGATATTATTGCAGTTATCTCAAAACACGAATATATTAATAATACTAGCACTATGATTATCTCTGGTGATAAAGATTTTGTCCAGTTATTAAAGTATCCAACAGTTAGTATTTATAATAGTCAGAAAAATATTTTATTAAAGGGAAAAATTTGTGAAAACCAATTTTTATGATCAAGAACAATTGAGTGAACTACTATCATTACATATAGCTAAAGGTGATCGCAGTGATGGTATACCTAATATTCATTCAGATGACAATACATTTGTTGATAAAATAAGACAGGTTCCTGTAACCAAAAAAATTCTAAGTAAATTTCATATAGACCCTGAGCAATATTGTCAGGATTGTGATATAATAGATAATTATCGGAGAAATAAATTATTAATAGATTTCTCTATGATTCCAGACGAGATAGAACAGACTATCTTAGAGGAATACAAAAAGACTAAAAAGCCAAAATTACTAAAATCAAAAACATATGACTTCCAAAAACATAAATCCAGCATCTAATGATCTGCTATTCCCAGAAATATTTGCTAAAATTTCTAAAGTAGTAGGGAATAAAAAAAAAGCAGACCTAATTACAGAATTTCGCAATTCTGTTCATGGAGATGCCTTAAAAACGTTAGTATTATTGATCTATAATCATGAATTGAAATTTCGTTTACCAGAAGGAGAACCACCCTATACTCCTAATGTAGTCCCTATTGGCACCGATCATTCTCGGTTATTGGTAGAACACCGAAATTTATATCGATTTATAGTTGGTGGTGCCCCTCAACTATCTCAAAATAAAATTGAAATGCTGTATATCGAATTATTAGAATCTCTACATGAATCAGAATCAGATCTGCTGATCCGAATTTTCAATCGGTCATTTGATACTATCTGGAAAGGTACTCGCAAGTATGTCATTCCATTTGATGCTATTAAATTAGCATTTCCTGAGATCCAATGGAAAGAACCTCCACTTAAAGAGCGATTAATTGACGCAGAAATTATTCGAGATTACTCACCAGAATCTGTATGATTTCCTAAATTTGTGCTATAATAAAAGAAGAAAGATATAGATATCTTTCTTCTTTCCCCCAAAATTATTAATTCTAATAAAACAAATGACCCCAGACTTAATGTTGGATGAATTGCTGAGAATTACTCAGTACAATAAAGATAACGGTATTGTTGATGTTAGTATATTAGCAGATAGTATTAGTGAACATGGGGATAGAATTACATCATTTTTACTGCATAGATTTGCGAAAGGGCATTGTCAAGCGGAATTGAATAAATCAAGAACTGTTGCTAATAATAGCTTTTCTTCTCGTGCGGTAAATAAACAGAAATTTATTGATAATATTGTTGCGGATTGTTATATTCCCATCTGGACATCAGATCGTCCTGGTATGGTTGGTGATATAATAGTAGATCGGAAGCAAATAGATGACTTAAATTCTTCTTACCTCACTAAGATGTATAGTGATATTGAATATATAAAAAATAATTATAGTGGTATACACAAACAAGACACTAATTCGCAATTAGATGGTTATGCCAGAATCCCTATTATTGTAACCTCTACTAATTTCCCATATTTCTTCAGGTTACGTTGTGCAGATGGAGTAAAGCCAGAATTTAGAAGGATTGCTTTAATTATGGAAGAATTATTTAACAATTCTTCCCCAAAATTGACTGATTGGCATCTCCCTTGGATAAAACCAGAAGAAGAGTCGATGAACTTGGGGGACAAGTTGACTATGTGTGCCGCTCGTAGTGCATGGCTGAGTTATTCCAATCACAATAAGCAATGTTCTATAGATGCTGCTAAAAAATTAGTTGATAAGTTGATTGGGTCTAAGCACTATAGCGTTTTCGATCATGCTGCATATGTCGATAGTGGTAGAGTTGGGGGTATATATAAAGGTTGGCGTGAACATAGACAATTAATTTTATATTAAAAAAATGGAAAATAAAGATACAACGTATGATAATCGAACAATAGAACAAAAGTTTGCTCAAATAACATTTGAAAAACAAGTGAATCAAATGAGTCACAAACAAGCACAGCAATTTTTGATATATATGCACAAAATGAATACTATCAAAGAAAACAGTTATCAGGCTATGTTAAAGCAATCTTGGTTCAAAGATTTTGTCCATGACTAAAAGAAGAACTATTTTTCAAGTAATATGCTTTGAACATGAATATTTGGTCGTTAGTCGTCCTTCTATGGATGAAAATGAACTGATCCGTATACTACTACACACATTGAGTGAGGAATTTAAGAATAAAGTCTCTAAGGGATTAGTAGACTGGATTGAAGGGGTATACTTTGTCGCTAAATTAGAGGATGCCGCTGGTTTTGATAAGGTATACCACATCACCAATATCGAGGAAGATATATTCCCAGTGCCTAGTTGGGAAGAACTATTTTTAAGAGGATAAAATCATGACAGAAGCAGTACATTATCCATTTCCCAAGATCGCACAATTTAGAAATGTAGTAAAGTTGGCACAAAAAAACTTTGATACATTCATGCCAACCGTAGTACCTTATATTGGAAGAATTAAAACTAACGGTTCCAACTCAAGCATTGTGATCAATAAAGATGGTAGTTTTTATGCACAATCTCGAAAAAAAATTATTCATCCAGATAATGATAATTATGAATTTGCCAAATGGGTGTTTGCTAATATTGTAGAAATACAAGAGGTAGTAAAAAATGATATTATTAATACATTTGCTGATGTAGAAAGTGTAGTTCTATATGGAGAATGGATAGGTAATGGTGTCCAGTCTGGGGTAGCAGTATCAAAAATTCATAAAACATTCATAGTATTTTCTATCAAGGTGATATACCCCAATGAGTTAGAACATTTTTATAATAACTTTATTGAATTTGAACCAAACCGTGAGATAGGATTGTACCATATAGACAACTTTCCAACTTACGAGATAGATGTTGATTTTAAAAATCCACAAGCAGCACAAGATTTATTGGTACAATATACTAAAGAAGTAGAAACCCATTGCCCAGTCGGTGCATATTTTGGAGTCGATGGTATTGGTGAAGGATTAGTATTTTCACCAAAATATGCTTATTCTCACCTTACTGATTTTGATTATGTATTTAAGTCCGTAGGGGAAAAATTTTCTGGTCTGGGTATTACTAATTATTTATCTGGGATTAAATTGACGGCAGCAGATGAACAAAAATTAATCAATCTCTGTCTTCAAAATAATATTAAAGATTTTGATTTTTCCTTTTATGAAGACCACGTTTGTTAACTCTTCCGTTACTTTTAAATGAAAATCCATTGCTACCATCTTTACATCTTTTATTAATCTGATAACGGGATAATTTATCTTTGTTTAATTCTGACATCGATGCTTGGTTTGGGGAATCAAATATACCAAAAGGTGTAATAAATTCTCCAAGAGAAGTAATTTGTCTAATTAGTTGAGTGTGTTCTTTAGTTTGTGGACGAGGAACACCTGAATATAAATCACTGAGTCTTTTGATTCCTTCTGGGGAAATATTATTAACCCCTTTTCTAGATTCACTTTGTTTTTTTCTTAATTCAACACCTTTAGGAGATTGTCTATAAATTTTAAAAGATTCTTTCATTTTAGCAACGGTACTGGGATCGTGCATTGGATTTGTTAATCTCATTGCTGCTGAGTTGGCAATTCTAGCTTGCTCAAATAACTTAGAAGATACATTTAATCTACCGGAATTACATTCACCAACTCTACTCATGCTACCAAATGCTTTTAACATTAAAAATCTTTGTCTGTTCTTGGTAAATACTTTAGATAGAATCCAATGTGCAATAAAATGTTGTCTGGCGGTAAGTTTTACTAAATTTTTAGGTTCTAATCTAAATTCAGAAAATATGCTTATTGGCAAAATATGATGATTTTCTGAGTAATCATTCAGATCTGATTTACAATTTATAATGAATTTTAAGTATCGGTTTAAATAGTGATAGTTTACCTCAAATGAATTGAATAACATTAAATAATCCACCGTGGCATTTCCCCTTTGGTTATAAAGTATTAATTATATTTATAGTAAATTAGTAGGAGAATATATGAGATTATTAATTAAACAAAGTAATAAAGAATTTATTCTAGAAAATGTAGAATTGAATAATAATCCTCTAGCGGGGAAAGGAACTTTCTATGCTGGAAATAACGTTTCTACTATTGGTAAAGTACAAATTGAAGGAATTGAAGATATTAATGCGATGGTTACTTGGTTACTAGATACTTCATCAGAAAACCGAGTTGCACAACAACTTCGGATATTGAAAGAATTGGGAACGCCTATGGATGACATTAAATATATCAAATGTTTAATTGACGCAGTATTAGATGATATTGATTCAGATCATAAGGATGACATTATCAGTTCAGGATTACCTAATAAAGTAATTTATGGAAAATTAACTAAAAGAATTAAAGAATATTACCAAAATACTTTGCAAATTTGGTAAAGTTGTGTTATAATAAAAAAGGATTGTGGCGACGGCGATTGAAGATATACTTAGTGATAAAGTAATTTATCACTATATCTTTAATCGTCTTTTTTATTCTGATAAACATATCAGACATACGTTGATAGGGGGTTAGAATGCCCTACAACGCATGACAACTTAAATAATGACTACTAGTACTAAATCATAAAACTAATGCCAACCTACTGCTTCCGAGATACTAATACTCATGAAAGAACGGAAAAGTTCTTACGAATTGCAGAATTAGATCAATACAAAGAGGACAATCCACATTTAATACAAACTCCAGTGATCCTGAATGCCGTCGGGCAAATTGGTGGGATAAAGATGGATGACGGATTTAAGGATCTAATGAATAACATCAAGAGAAATACTCCGGGCAACTCTATGAATAGCTTTTAGGCGAGATTTATTAAATTTAATAATTATGACCATAGAATTGGATTTTTGGAATAACCAGCATTACGAAAGAATAGATATTGATGGGGTGCGGCATTATGACATATCTGGTCAATATTACCCATCAGTTACTAGTATAGTTGGGGAATTTGGTAAGGATAAATTAAACAAATGGAGGAAACGAGTAGGAGAAGTAGAAGCGCAACGAATATGTGATGTCGCTTCTGCCAACGGTACTTATATTCATCACTTAGCAGAACAATATCTATTGGGTAATCCAATAGATCATAAAGATTCTACTGGATTACAAAAGATGGTATTTGGTAAATTTAAAGAGTCTATCAATAAGATCTCTAAAGTACATTTGCTTGAACATACTTTATATTCGCATAAACTTAAATTGGCGGGAACTGTTGATTGTGTTGGCTATTACAATGGTGTATTGTCTGTGATTGACTTCAAGACAAGCAAAAAAGAAAAACCAATTGAATGGATTGAAAATTATTTTGTACAAACTTGTATCTATGCTATGTGCATTTATGAGATGTATGAAATATGGATTTCACAAATTGTATTATTGTTCGCATGTAGTGATCTTACCACACCAATTGTTGTAAAACAAATTGATCGCGAACTTATAGAGTTAACCAAAAAATATTATTATCATTATAAAAATAATCATGCTAAATAAAAAAGGAATAGATATGTTACTAACAGATACACTACTTATTGCGGACAAATTTAATAATATTATCGAATTTAATCGACATAAATTTGATAATTATCTAGAAACAATTCTCAATTATTGTATCGAGTATAATATGGAAATGATCCACGTTAAAAAATTATTGAATCCGCAGATTTTGTCCAAAATGACAGCAGAATGCGAATCGGATAATTTAATCACTAGAACATCAAATACAGTATCACTGTTCGATTAGGAAGGATTATTTATGGCAATGATGGGATATACGGCATACATTACATATATTGGGATCAAAACCCATTTCTGTAACAAATCTTATAACTATTTTAGACACAAAGGTGCAAAAATTACAGAAGGTGCGCTACAAAAACATCGAGATCGGTATTGGTTCATTCGATTGCAAGATCGATATAGTGATAAGGAGTTAGAAACATTCTTTCTGTCTCAATTCACTCAATACAATCATTCATATTGGGTGGGGGACTCCTTTTGTGATGTATGTCAAGATTCGTACACCAATCATAAGAAAAAGATTGCCAACCTCACCAGAACATTTAATCGAGAAATGAGAGATTTTTATGAAAAATTTCCAGATTGTGAAACTATGTATCAAACTACATCTGGATACCCAAAAATAATCACTGAGTATATGGCAGATAGACTGTCACTAGAGACAGTGATTATGTTAGATGACATAAATGCCTGGACAGTAAATAATCCTAGCTTAGAGGGCATTCTAGGTGCGCCTATATTGAATAAAATTAACAAGTATCGACCATTTTTAAACTACAATATAGATCCTGTAAGAAAAAATTATAACGAATTAAATTTTGCAAAGCAATAATGGTACTATTTCAAAAAAACTTTTAAAGTAATTGTATAATTAGATTCATTTATATGATATTATTGATGTATACACAAACAAAAAAAATTAATGTTAGTAATTGCTTGGATTCTTTCGGGAGTAATATTGAATGTGTTCATGATTAATAATAATGAACACGAAAATAATATTCTGATTATATTATTAGCATTCACTACTAATATGATATTTTCTCCAATTTTATTGGTAACAAATATTTCGGCAAAAATTGCAAAAGAATCAAATTTTGTGTTAAAATAAGATAACTTCCAACAAACAAAAATATCTATTATGGCTTTAGATTTACAATCATTCAAAACAAGACAACGCGCAACTAGTCTAAGCAACATTACTGATTCATTTGCACCAAAGAGTTCGGCGTATACTGATTCTCGTTATTGGAAAATCACTACTCCTGATAAAAAGGATGGCGCGGCAAATTCCGCTATTATTCGCTTTCTGCCCTCACATAATCCCGAAAAACCATTTGTTTCATCATTCAGCTATTCGTTTACTGGAGTAGGTGGGCAATATATTGAAAATAGTTTGGAATCTATTGGACAACTCGATCCAGTCAAAGAGTACAATACTAAACTTTGGAATAGTGGCGACCCAGAAAAAAAAGAAGACACAAAAAAACGTAATCGCAAACTACATTATATTGGGAATATCTTGGTGGTCAATGATGTAAGTCATCCCGAAAATAATGGAAAGGTGTTTTTGTATCAGTTTGGTTCCAAAATCATGGCTAAAATCACTGCCATCATGACTGGGGATCCAGCAGTTTCTCAACCACCAGTAGATATTTTTGATTTTGATAACGGTGCTAATTTTTATTTAAAAATGCACTATGAGGGGAAAAGTGGATTTTATTCTTACGATTCCTCCCATTTTAATCGGGAATCATCTATTGGGGAAGAAGCATATCAATCTTCTATCATTCAACAGATTTATGATCTAGATAATTGTGAACCAGTAAAGTATAAACCATATGAAGAACTTCAGACTCGGTTCCGATTGGTAATGTGTCCGCCAAAAGTAGAAGATGAGTTTGGTCTGGCATCTCCCCCCCCTTCTCAAGTAGTGATCCCTACCCCACCAACTACCCCTCTAGTTAAAGTATCCATACCCCCAACTTCTTCGTCATCAACTGATGATGAGTTCTCTGATTTTGACTCTCTGATTGACAACATTCCGTTCTAATATAAAAAGGATACTCATTGAGTATCCTTTTTTTAAATTTCTTCAAATTTGGTACCATCTTCAGTAAGTATATTTGTATTATACCTGATAAGATTACCAAATTCGTCATCCATATTAAATACTATTGATGGGTTTAGTAATAGTATTTTTCGTTTGTTTTCATTCTGTTCTACAAAATCTTCTCGGTATGTGATAGATGTTTTAGTAGTACTACCTTGATATAGTACTCCATCTATAGTTACAGAAAAGTCCGAATTGACTATTAGATTAGCAGGGATAATTACTTTTCCATTACTATTTTTTATCTCTACCGTTTTATAAAATTTAATAGCATTTTGATTAGGTAGTGTATATAATAATTTTTCCACTTGTTCACTATTGACCACCCAATCATTATTACTGGTGATATTATTGAATAGTAGAATAGACCAGTAATACTTAGTGTCTCCATAATAATTAAATGCTATCTGTTCTGGTCTTTCCTCATCTTTTACATAATATGTTGTATAGAATTGTTTGTTATTTTTTAATTCTTTTATGGTGATGAGTAATCGTCGAAATATATCCGTTACCTTTACATCTTCACCATTAATAGGATTAGTGATAGTGATTTTAGGATACTCGGTGAAATATGAAGTCATATAGTGGATATAATAAATTTTTGATACCAGTAGTCATATTTATAGTTTTCCTGCGTTGTAGGGCATTCTAGTCCCCTATCAACGCATATTAATACCCGTTTAATTCTACTTAGTATCCTTGATCGCATTCTACACTGGTGATAATTTCGACCTCATGAAATGATAGGACAATTTCTATAGCCGCAGGAGCAGGTGTAAGTCTTCTAGTTGTTGTATCCTGACGATCATTTTCAGTGAGATGAGTCACCCATGCTCCATCTGGAGTATAATTAGTAGAGATTCCAGTTATGATCATTGGTTTTAATTTTGGTAGATGAAAAATTTCATCAGCACCCTCAAACATAAATCTAACATCACAAACGTTAGGAGTAGTAAGCCAACGATCACCTAACGACGACAACAGATTGTTTGGGTTATCCTGATTTTCTTTGGTCAATCCTTGTCTACTATAATTAGGTAGTGCATTCATTCTTAATTTTTTAATTATATTGTAAATACTGCGTTGTTCAATTTGATTTCTGGGGACAAGCTTATACTTTGCCGAAAAGGATCTTGGTTCCAATCCCTTGAAAATTTGTTCATGGTACGGATTTAAAATCTTACCTGCAAATCCTTGAGTGATAGCTTGTCCAGATGAGAATACGTTCAAGCCTTCGATTATACCTATGATTCCTTCAGGGATACCAGATGATGCCAATGATGCTAATGTTTCTGCGGTATTAGTTTGATCCCCCCCCCTAGCAAATTGTTCCGCGATAGTTGGAGCAAATCTGCCTATTGTTCTCAGATCCTCAAGGTTCCAGGCAATAGTGTCGTCGAACTGAATACTATCTGGCATAGGCAATCGAAATATATCAATCACATTACCTTTAATAAATCTTTCTCTCGCAATTCCTCTACCACCATTATCTTCACCAAATGGTGTTCTTTTGATTACACTAGGAGGAGGTGCCCCTGGGATGGGTATTAATGGTGGGGTGTCTGTGGAAACAAAAAATTCTGATAAAGATACATATTTATATGTCTTTATTCTCATTTCATCTCCATACTCGGATAGGTTGTCTGGATAAGTATATATATTACTGTTTGGTCGAGTTTGAGGGGGGGTTTTCGATGATGCTAATATTTGTGGCATAATTATACTCCTAATTCTTGTTCTGTAATTATTTTAAATTCCATATTTTTGGATCTACCGTACTCTTTTGCTGCATTCCATTTAGCTATATTTTTATTATATAATACTAATGATTCGACATAACTTTTGGATATTCGTTTTGGCTTCTTAGGTGGCAAAGTTTGGTTCAAAGGCTTCACTTCGATCAGTATTAATTTTTCGATGCCATCTTTGGTTAATATTTTTATTAGGAAATCTACATAATAATTATGCGGAGTATTATTCTCGTCCAAATATGGGATCTTTACCCCTTCAGAATTCCAACTTAATACATTTGGGTTAGTATCACATAAAACGCAGAACTTTCGCTCCCAGCTTGATCTGCATTTGATCGATTTTGTACCTACATACTTTTCTGGGTGTTTTGGTACATATATGGATTGGTGATAGTGCTTCCGACTCATTTTTCTGACAAATATTAATATAAAAAAAGGAAAAATTTGGAAACATGTAATAGTTTAAATTACTTTTGAAACCATTGTACTAAAGGCAACATTACAGCAACTCTTATCTCACTAGCGTCAATAGTATAAAGTGGCGATCTCAAATATTTTTGATCTAGCAAATACGTGTGCCACATGTCATCTGGGAATGGAATATTAGTATTTCCAGATTCAATCTCATCAATCAGGTCAAATGCTATATTATTACTCACTGCCCAATGGAAGTTAATTCCAGTGAACCTATCGCCGTCAACAGAAGTTACATATACTAAAGGAGAACGATCAAATTTTGGTAGAGTATTCCAGTTTTTGGCAAAATATCTAAAACTCATATAACTACCTACTACTGGGCGATCATAGATGATTCTTCTATTATTCTCTACATATGATCTAGTGGTAGATAATCCACTATATTGATTAAATGCCCGACGATAGGCAAAAATATCATTAGCTGGACTGATATTTTTCACAAAGGTGAATATATTTTTTTCTGTTCTTTGAGAAGGAGGTGCTAGTCGTTCGGCTTCTTTTTCTTCTCTTTTTTTCTCTCTTTTGTAAAAGTTTTGAATATTTGTAAATTCTGCACTTTTTTGAGCATAAGTTTTGCTATCTTTATCTTTTTCTACGTCTCGATCTACTTTTAATTTATCCTTTCGTTCTTTTCTGAAGCCATCAATAATATCTTTGACCCCTTTAGCCTTTTCTTGATATGTAGCATTATCAAGGAATGATTCTTCCTCTGTGGAATTCATACCCTTGATAATCTGATCGACCATATCAATTTTTTGTCTATAAGTATATCGCTTAGTCGGGTCGAACGCATTCATCACTGCATCGTCTGTTTCTAATTTTGCTCTGATTCTTGCTCTAGCATCTGCCAATTGTCTATTATTGAGTTTAGCCATTTTATGATATTACCTCTAGTTCTGGTTTAAGATTACTATTGCTAGAATATAGTGGATATTCGTATTTGAATGTAACAGACACTCTATTCAATTGACTACTTCCACTATTTAATGGAATAGAACTAATAGTTGTAGGATAAGCATTGTGTAATATTGTAGTATACTTTAACACATTATTAGGCATAGTTGATTTAGGACTACCAGGGATTACTGGAACTGTAGGTATAGCATTTTTCGTCGGTATTATTATTTTTCCATTACCATATCTTTCGTACTTTTCAATGGTGATATTTGACACATACTCATCTCGATAACGCAGTCTCATTCTCCTAAAACTAGTGGGTTGATTGGATATTGGTTTTATAAATTCTATCCATTTGTCAAATATTTTTTTCTGAGATAGATAGGCATCCAATATGAATGTAATGCTTATTTCTGGATATACTATATCAGTGGCATAACTGTATGCGGGGGAATTATTTATTTTGTATGTACTAGTAGTCACTTGTTCTCCTGGTAATGTCACTTCATCTGTATAGAATTGAAGCCACTGGCTTGGGTTATATGTTAGCGTATCGGTTGCAAATTGTGTTTTAAGATTTTTAAATAAACTGGAAGAATTAGTTTCTTCTATTCTCCCGAAGTTAATGTCGTATATATTCGATGAAGATATTCCATTTTCTTGAATTAAATTTTGAAACGACGCGAAGGTGGGATATGCCATAGAATGATGTTATATAATCTATTGGTATTTATTCAATAACTGTGCTATATTGATTAAATATTTTATATTATTGTAATATGAGACATTTCAATTCGATGCTCAATCTTTGGCAATTTGATCGACCTCACCATGATTCAATGTATGTCAAACTATTAGTGGTAATAGCTATTTAATACAAATTTGTTTACCAAGAATAAATAAACTTGTAAGTTTTGGTTCTAAAGATCTTAACTACCTTCAAAATCTGCATTACCAATTTGCTACTAAATCAGGATTAGTTACTTCTGAACGATATCTCCAAGAACTACCAAACTGGCTACCTGACCATAATATCCAATTTACTCCAAAACATCAGAACAAACTAGAACAATTGATTGAAGCGCACATAGTAAATCAACTTATGTGGGATAAGCCAATTATCCTCACTAAATAATAAATATATTAAATTTAATAATTTAACTGATGAAACTCCCACAAATTGCATACCAGACTTACGAGATGACCTCCGCTATCTCTAAAAATAAAATTAAATATCGTCCATTTTTGACTGGGGAAGAAAAAATATTATATTTAGCACAAAAAACTGGAGATAATAAACAGATCAAAGATGCGGTGATTCAAGTTTTGAATAATTGTATCATCACCCCAGGAGTGATTGCGGAAGAATTGTCTGTATTTGATTTGGAGAAACTGTTGTTATCGGTTCGGGCAAAGGCTGTTGGTGAAGTAATTGATGTACAGATTCCCTGCGATTTAGAACCAGAGGATAATGGTCAACCAGTATATGTGCCAGTTAAGATCAACATCGAAGATATCCTAGTACATATTCCCCCAGATCATACAAATAAAATAGAAGTTAATGAAAATACTACATTAGTGATGAAATATCCAGGGTTGGATGATTTTTTGTTGGATAACTTTATTGATGAAGATAGTCAAAAAAATATGTTTGAAATTACCTTATTGTGCTTGGATAAATTAGTAGTAGGAGATGAGATATATGATTTTAATGATGCGTCTGATGACGATTTGAATGGATTTTTAGACAGTATGCCAACTAAAATATTTGATAAAATTACTAACTTTTTCACCAACCCGCCGAAATTATATCATGATGTAGTTGTTTATCACCCTGTTTCGGGCAATATTACAAAATTGCGTTTAGAGGGTATACAAGCTTTTTTTTAATCGCATTTGGTTATAATAGTTTAGAAAATATTTTCCAGAGAAATTTTGATTTGTTATATATACATAAAATCTCAGCGGAATTTGTTGAATTTAGTGTCCCTTGGGAATTAGATGTCCATATGCAGAGGATCGCACAATATCAAGATGACCTAAAATATCAAAGAGATACTGCTAATAATTAAATTTAATCCCCCTCTAATTAATTAGAGGGGGATTATCATATTTATGATTTTCGTGCGTTGAGGGGCATATTAACGGCATCTGAGATTATACTAGACGAAAATACTGTCCGTAACATCTCCACGTATACTAGATATTGCCGTGAATCTGTGCAAATCAGAGGAAAAATTGAAATTTGCGGTGGAATACACAGTTTTATTAGCAGTATTGATGACATCACCTCCGATGATTGTATTGCTGTTTATTGGATTCGCAGATAGCGTAGGGAGTGGAGTAACTTTAGGGACAGTTTTGTATGGTGTATTGGGTGTTGAAAGTGGGGTAACTTTAGGGACAGGGTTATATGATGGAGAATTGAATGTGGGGGGGGTTGGGACTGGTGTATATACTGGGGATATATTTTTTAATTTAGTGCTCTTTTTCTTACCACTGCCACTATTAGGAGTCATACTTTTCTTGCCAGTACCACTGCTATCTGGATTATCCATTATAGTTTCCATATTTACATTAGGTAGTGGAGTTACTTTCGGAACAGGATTATATCCACTGGGAGTATCTTTGTATGTTAATTTGTTTTGTTCTGGAATAGGTTCTATATCTTTACCTTTACCTAACCCCAACATTTGTGTAAGAGTAGTAAATGCCCCACCTACTTTTCCATAATCAATATTGCGTGTAGTAGCTACTGGAGCAACAGGAGTAGGAGTAGTATTTGTAGGATTTGTAGTAGGGGTACCGAGAGCAGTATTATTATTATTATCTAATAATCTTACGGCTTGGGCAAATTTTAATACTTCGCCATTTTTGCCATTACTGCCACTAGTTCCTGTATTTATTCTGGTTCCAACTTTTTTACTATGGTGCCAATATCTCCCATCTCCCAAATATATGCCAACGTGGGTTATTTCTCCATCATTTTTTATTCCATTTATACCAGCATAGGTATCTTTCCACTGAACAATATCCCCACGTTTTATTTTAGCTTTATCATATATTATCTGATTTGGGGCACCAAAACTGTTTGCTCTTGCCGGATTAGTTTGTTTTCCTATACCCGTAAGGGCAAAATCTGCTGGAGTATCTGTTATTCCCATATCAATATTTAATTTTTTTCCTATATTTCTGACGGAATTTGCACATTGTACTGGTATGCCTTTATATAATCCTAAAGTTTTTTCCGCAGTACTAGCAATTTTTTCATTTATATCAGATACTACCCCCCCCTTACTATATCCATTTACCCCCATACTTCCATCAGTTTCTAATACATTACTCGCCATATTAGGTACATCATATCCCTTATCAATAGCTTCCTTTATCCTAATACTGGTTAAATTTTTATTGGTCTTGGTGGCTGGAGTATCATATGGAATTACAAAACTACTGTCATTGGTTTTATGCTTACTCACGTATTCGCTACCATGTCCAATAAAACTAGTACTTTTGCCCCCATTTAATGATACCGGATATCCATTATAACTACCACTAATCCAACCACTACCTTTACCAGATACACTACCACCAATAGACTTAGTGGGTAATGGTGTGTCACTTGGAATTTTACTAATAAAGGCATTTAATATATCTGCTAATAATCCTCTAACTGTTGTGTCATTAGAACTTTGGAATGTACCTTCTCCGCCTACACTATCTATATTGGGATTAGATGTACCTATTATCTTATCTAAACTGTGATTATTGTTTGTAGATGGACTGATTTTTCCTAGGTGCAGTTCAGTTTTTGTATCTCCTATGGGAACATCAAACATCTTCCCTATGCTATTGATTAGTGGAAATAATGTGTTACTAGAATCTGGATTGTCTTTCATGGAAGATTTCAATATACCAACAATGCTACTTCCTATAATAGAAAATGGCAATTTCATTAAATCATGAAATTTTGGTGCGATGCTTTTTATATCCTTATTAAAAGTTTCATTATTAGTGACTCCAGTTAATAATGAATTTAATGGTTTAATATTATTTTTTTGTGATGTATTTTCTACCACTCCACCTTTGGCGAGTTTTGGTAAATTTGGATTTATATCTTTTTTAGTGGAGTCGGGGTTAGTTAGATTAACTAATGATTGTGGTTGAACTGGTGTTTCTGGTACAGTTGGTTGACTAAAAATTTCTGGGTTTGGTTCAGATTTTTGTGTTGGTGCTAGATCAGTTACACCTTGTTTTATCGTTTTGTTCGCAGCTTCTACTGATTTTTCTGCAACACCACCTAAATTTTTATTGATTCCTTCTAATAATCCATTAAACGCTTTACTTATAGTTTTTGGTGTGTCTGTTATTATCTTACCAATGCTATATAAAGGAGAAACCAATACTTTAATAAATCCGACTGTACCATTAAAAAAATCTCCAAATACTTTACCAAGCTTGAGTAGATTAGATATACTACCTCCTACCCACCAAAACACCCCATCAACAAAATTTAATATAAACTTGCCGATGTTATAAAATCCCTTCAGGATATTAGCTAGTTTTTTTGTATTTTTTGGATTTGCGACCCATTCTGCAATTTTATATGCCGCAAATAGTGTTCCAATTTTTCCGATAAAGTTTAGGAAGTCACTAATTATCCCTCCCGATTTTTTTGATTCTCTGTCGTACTTTGTGTTGTACGTTTGTTTTGCAATATTTTCTTCTTTTTCTGCGGTTTTGCTTTGGTATTTTTCCTTTTTTTTATTTCTGTATTCGTAATCTTTTTGTTCAAGTGATATTAGTTTATCAATATTTTTATTTAATTTTTCTATCTGTGGTATACTGATGTTAATGGACATTTTATTAAATTTAATAATTTATACCAATATTTATAATAATAGTCTATTTTCTAAATATTGATATCAAGCATTAAATTTAATAAAATGTTATTTTCCGCAATCAATACAAAATTTGATAGATTAGTCAAGATCAAAGAAAAACAAATAAAATTAAATCTATATCGACAAGAAAAATATCAGATAGAGCAAGAAGAACAAAAAAAAGTAGTAACTATAACAAAGATAAAGCGAAATGGATTCAGAGAATCATTATTAGATAAAATAATTAAATTTGGTGTGATGTATGGTGCAGTTAAAGTCGCACAATTTGTAGCAGACAAGAAAAATATTGGAACAGTTGCAGGAATATTGAAAACAGCTAAGGGGTTGTTTGATGTAGCAACCGCAGTGGGAGAATTTGGTGCGGGGAATTTGATGGATGGATTAAGCAAAGTAGCAGGTGATAAAACAATATTAGCTAAATTTTCTGGAGGTATACAGGCGGCAGTAGGATTTATCTCACTCAGATGGTTAATAAACCCATTCAAAATAATTAGTGATATCAAATCTTTACCTTCTTTGTTAGGTAAAGTTAATCGTGCTGCTAAATTTTTGAGTATGAGTTTATCGGATTTAGCAAGTTGGTCAAAAATATTTGTCAAAGGATTGTTTAAAGGTATAGATCAATTTTTTAGTAGAGCAATATTAAAGGTATTTGGTAAACCAATTTGGAGTTATTTGCGTAGATTGGTGAATGGATTATATAAAACTGTGGGAGGAGCAGTAGGTGGTGTGATTGGTAAAGCAAGTGCTGGAGTTGGGCAATTAGCAAGTAAATTTATACCTAAAGCAGTAATCCGAGCAGCCGGATCATTTTTAACTAAAATTCCAATAGTAGGTTCATTATTAGGATTCGGGATAAATTTAATATTGGGAGATCCCATACAAAAAGCCGCATTTAAACTAGGAACATCTACAGCAGGTGCAGCATTAGGTGGAGCAGTGGGGTTAGCATTTCCTCCAGCAATACCATTTACCGCAGCTATAGGTGGATTTTTGGGGGATTGGTTAGGCGATACATTGTATGATAAATTTATCCCACCAAAGTTAGCATTAGGTGGTGTGGTATCCCATACTTCTAAGAAAGGGACTCATGTAATCGTAGCAGAAAATGAGGATGAGGTAGTTATTCCACTATCAATGCTGACAATGAATAATGATATTGGTGCTAAATTATTTGAACCGATTAAACTAGTTGCATCAAATATTTTGGGTGCTATTGATTCGGTAATTGATAAAAATGACACTATATATGGTAATATAAGTTCTGATATTACTAATTCTTTAGTAACATTGACAAATACATTTGGTTCTGCTACAGTAGTTAGTAAGTCTATAACCTCACCATATATCGATACAAATAATAATGAAGTAAATAATTCAAAATCAACTAACACAAATTCAGACATATTTGGTACAGAAAATATAAACCAAGTTTCTCAATCAGACACATTAAGTACTATAAATAATAATACCAGTGTCAGAGGATTATTACGTTCAATATTGGATGTAATGGTAAATACTGATGCTATAGGAGGAAATTTTATGAATATTAGTCCGGCTGGTGGTATTACTCCACCTCCAGCAATAGTCCAAAGTTATTCGGCTAGTGCAGATGTACCAGGTACATTAATTGCTACTGGTAGAGCAACATATTATGATCCATATGACCCCACCGATAAAACTTCTGGAGGGAAAAAATTATCTACGGGGGGGTATTATAGTCGTACGGAATTTGAGGGTGCCGTATTCCCAGATCTCATATTGAGATTACCAGAAAGATATACTGCGCGTACCAATGAACGACCAGCATATTTTAGAGGTAAGACTATCAAAAAGCCTTTTATGGTTAAATTGGTACATAAGAAAACTGGTAAACAGGCGTATGTTAAGATAAACGATGTCGGTATTGGTAAGAAGGGAGATACTAGTAGACTAATTGACATGAATAGTACCACCAAACAATATTTTGGTGGAGATAGTGGGGGGATAGAAGTATATTTGGCACCAGATGATGCTAAACCTGGTGCATTACCAGATCTGCCAAAATTTGAACAAGGTGGAGAATATGTATATAATGAATTACCACATAAAAGATGGGCGGGAAAAAGGCGCGCAGGGAGAAAACATGCAGGCGAAGATATTGCTATGCGTACCGATGGAACATTCCAGAGTTTTGTTGGTGGTAAAGTGATGTTCAAGGGATTCCAAGCTGGTAAGAATAAATATGGTCATTATATCGATATATATAATGACAAATTGAAGGTTACAGAAAGAATCGCAGAAGCTGGTCAATTTTTTGTGAAGCCAGGAGATTTAGTAAAACCTGGACAAATAGTATCTACTGGGACAAGTACTGGGATGATCCACTACGAAATAAGACCAACTCCAAAATACACTATTCCACAATATTATTTTGCAGGCACCGTCGATCCAGTAAAATATCTACAATCTGTTGGGGCATTGACAATTGCTAGTAACACTATTAAAAATAATGGTCTACAGTCTTTATTGGATGGGACTACCCTTACTGCTAACATGGATAGTAGTACTGTTATGGCTACTCCTGGTGCGACTGCTTCTACTGCCAACATGGATAGTAGTACTGTTATGGCTACTCCTGGTGCGACTACTTCTACTGCTGCTACGGCACCAAAGCCGATCCCAATTGACTATAGTAAGATCGGCAAAGCATTTACCGATCTTACGCAAATGCTGGGGGTGAATAGTACTCAGCAGGTAGCCGCACAACCGAAGGCAAACAACAAATCTACCACTGCCAATAAAAACCTGATTAACAATATTAATTTGATCAGATCTGGCAACAGTGCTAATGTGATCACGGTGGAACAGAAAATAATTACACCCACTAAACAACCGGACGCGCGATTAAGAAGTCTTTAGTTGACAGCCACATTCATATATGATATAGTTAATGGAGAAAGTAAATCGAAACAATACCCACATGAAGACCATTAAATATCAGCAACTCGTTAGTGCCCATATCGATTATCTAGATTCAAATGTATATGATGTAGCACCAGAACTACTTTTTTCATTCAAACCAAAAATGAAAAAAGTAACTTGCAATATGTATGTTCAAAAATTCCCAGAACAAGATGATATGTTTAAATCTTATCAAATAGTGGTATCTGGTGAGATTATTATGGGAACTAAGAATTGGTTAGAAAAATACCCATCTAGCAGTTATTTTTTAGAATTGCATGTATTACCAGAATACAATGATAAAATTCAATGTGATTTTGATGATAATGAGGAGGAACTAAAGACAGAAATAGTGTAGATATCAGATTAGAGGCATCAAACAGATGTCTCTAAATTTTTATCAAATTAATAAACTTGCAAATAACATATGATTCGGTAATTTATTATATGTTTCCAAGACAATATAATATGTTTGGCAAACCTAATTATATAACTGCCTATCTAGATTATTATGAGTAATTTAATATGATTCACGATATAGTCCTACTCATAAATATTAGTAGGACTATTAAATTTAATAATTATGCAGTTTGTTGGGGATTACTCATTAACCAATGTATTTTTATCAAACAAAGATAAAATAATAGATATCAAGGAGATGATCGCAGAGATCAATATATATGAGTCGGTCAATAGTGTAGCTATCAGTGCAGATCTTACTATATCTGATAATAAGAATATATTAGAATCATTTCCTATAGTTGGTGGGGAATTTATTACTATATATGTTGGTACAAATAATGACAAATATGTATTAGATTTTGTAATATATAAAATAGATTCAAAAGTAATCTCAGAAAAAAGTCAAGTATACATTTTACGACTTTGTACTAAGGATACCATCACTAATGAAACTAGTAGGTTTAGTAGAAGATTCAAGAATAAATTTAGTGATGAGGTGACTAAAGACCTACTAAAAAATTATATTAAAACTACTAAAAAGATTGATGTTGACCAAACCATTTACCCACTAAATTTTGTATCACCTAATTGGCGGGTGTTCGATCTTATTACTTGGATGGCTAGGAAAAGTACAAGTATAAAGAATGTTCAATCTGCTGGATACCTTTTTTATGAAGGACTTGATTCTTACCACTACAAAAGTATAGATAATTTGTTTGCTCAAACAAGTAAGAATGAGAACATACCATTTACTTATGTTCCTGCAAAAACAAGTACGGATGCTGATAAAAACTATAGAATCGTTAAATATGTGAGCGATTCATATTTTGATGTATTAGAACAATCCAGGATGGGGGCACTGTCCCATTTTAATGAGCGAATAGATTTTACTAGTAGAACCAAAACTCTTACAAAAAGTACACTTAGTAGTATTTGGAAACACCAATCACACTTAGGTGGTGGTAATATTCCAGCACAGATAAACAATTTATTATTTGCTAATCCGTCAAGAGTAATATATACTCCAATAATTAATCAATTGTTTGGTGAATCTATTGTGTATGACGGAGACGACGATAAAATTAATAAGCTAATAAATCGCAGTGTATATAGATATACATCGATGGATTTCTTTACTATTAATATTGAGATCGCTGGTAATTTGGGTATTAGAGCGGGTGCTGTTTACACACTGAATATCCCTTCCCCCAACCCAGATTCAAATGCCAACAGGAATAGACAAACAGATAATGATCTTAGTGGCAATTGGATGTGCCACAGCATAAAGACATCAATAAACCGTACTTCTACTACCAGTATAGTAAGATTATGTAGGGACAGTGTAGGTGGAACAAAAATTCCTATTATAGGTACTTCTGCTAAAAGTATTAATAATGTAGATAGAAGTATTATTGATACTGATATTAGGGAACTTAAAAATATAGTCTGAGCGGGGTCTAGAATGCTCTACAACGCATGATAACTCAAATAATGACTATTAGGACAACTCATAAAAATAATGACCTTCTAATTGATTAGAAGGTCATTTTATTAAATTTAATAAATTAGAACATAATAGGTTTATCCCAAGTAAGCTGATTTTCTATGTGTGTAGCAATTAATTGGTCTAGTTTTATCTGATGTTCTGGTTTGAATTGAATGGTAGAATCTGGCAACCAATTGTGAACTTCTTTGAGGTATCGTTCTGGACTGACTAATCCAGATTTTACTCCAAACTGATAATGCAAGTTCTGGAGATAATTCATATCTTCAGAACCAAAATTTATTCTCTCACTATTTCTAGGCATATGAATTTGTGTTCTATAGCTACTACTACCATTATTATATATTGCACCAATAGGTAGTCCAGATGACTTCTTTCGTAATACTGTATTAAACCAATTAGTAACTACTTCTAAATTAGTAAGTTTATTATTACTAGGATCGCCATCTATATGATTAATTACATAGTTATTATTAGTCTTGACTCCAAATACTAATTCATGAATATATGTAGTTTGTCCATCTTTATGAGTATGAAATCTACCTCCACTATCAGGATTAAAATTATATAGTTTTAACAATTCTACTTTATCAAGATCTATAGAATTAGTATATAATTTACCAGATTTAGTATTGAGTAGATGTAATAGATCATCTACAAATAATTGATTATATGTAAGTTTTTGATTACTTTTATTGAGATTATGGTGAGGTTGATCGAATTGATAGAGATTTAAAATTTTACAGAAATGAATCATTTTAATACAATATAAACTGTATAATCATTATAACACAGATTTCATAAATATGAATAGAATTACCAAATCATTGTAAATGAATCCCAACTTCAATCACACAAATAACTTAACCCAAAGCAACTTTTTCTATGGCGTAATCGAAAGTACATCTGATGCCAGTGGGTTGCATAGAGTAAAAGTAAGGATCGTCGGTGTACATAGCGATGATAGAAAAATGTTACCTACTGAGGATCTACAGTGGAGTTTAGTCGCCAACAGTACAAACTCCACCGGAAAGCATACACTTAAACCAGGGAATTTTGTTGTATGCACATTTCTTGATGCAGATATGCAACAAGCTATTGTGCTATTTTCATTATTAAGTAAAATCAAACAAAAGGGGGTAGTACTGAACAGTATTCAAGATGCCCAAACCCCAGGGGGAGTATTCATAAACTACAATTCTCCGCCATCGCCATCTACAGATAGCGATCAATCTATATATACAGGAACTATACCAGTAGAAACAATAGCCAAATCTCAAGATGGGGCAAATATAGGTAATCCGTTCGGCAAGAACACCCAAGCAATCGCAGCTAATGGTAAAAATGGTGGTACAGGAATGTTTGCCGATATCGAACGAGAAATCATCTCGTTGGGTAATATATTCAAACACGTAGTGTTGTATGATACTGACGACATTACCTTATCCGCAGACATAGATAGCGAAATAGGTATCATACCACTGAGTAGAGTAAACAACATTCCAAAATCAGGAATTATAAAAATCGGCGACGAAATAATCACTTATTCTGGTATAGCTGATACAGGATTGTCAGGGCAAATATTGAGAGGAAGTCCAGATAGAAATAGTATAATATCTACCAAAAAAGCAGAACATAAAGCTGGAGACATAGTAACTTGGATATACCCAAAAGTAAAGAACGACAAAGCACCATTATTTTATAGTCAACTCACCGGACAAGCTATAGATTTCGCCAAAGAGATCAAAAAAAGGATGTCAGTAGTCAATGGATACATTACATGGTTAGTAAATAAAATTTCTAGTCAGATTGTATCTACATTAAGTGAATTAATTGCTGGCATAACATTAGCACTCAAAACTCCTACTGCATTGATTGGTAAGATCATAGTAGATGCACTACTATTGGTTCTATCTCAAGTATTATGTTCTTTTGATAAGGCAACTGTTGACTCATTAGTACTATCAATAGAGCAATATATTACAGATCAAGTAACTACATTAATTAGGAGTTTTTATGAAAATGCCACAGCTATTCAACAGTTCATCAGTGATTGTACTAATAAAATATTTGATGCCGTATTACAATTTGCTAGTATTATTCAATCTATTGGCAACCTAATTACAAATATTACAAGGATATTCCCTGGTGCTAGTGGCGAAGCTATTAAGGTAATCGACACTAATTCAGAACCGGATACTTTGAATAAGGATAAGGTAAATGGTATATCATTTCCGGATCTAACCAATACTGCAAATATCGTAGCAAAATTATTAAATTTTTTAGGATTGGGTTGTAAGCAAGAAGTTGGGGAAAATATTAATGTTCCTGAATGTGTGACTACTGGATATTTCCCACCAGCTAATTTATGCGATCCTAATCCTGACCTTATATCAGCACTGAATAATTTGTGGCGACCTTTACCTCAGTTTATCACTAATTATGACTTTGGTGGTGGTCTGAAGGCTGAGTATGACGGTACGCCAGGGGTAGAGAGGACGTTATTGTCATCTCCTGCGGGTACTTATACAGAAGTGTTCAATGATGGAACTAGTCGCACAGTAATTTCCAAAGATTCGTATACACTCATTTTGAATGATAACAATATCGAGATAAAAGGCAATTGCAATTGGAAAGTTGATGGTAATTTCGGTTTAAAAGTATCTGGGAATCTAGATTTGGAGGTTGGTAAAGAATTACGAATGTCTATCGGTGGTAGTAGCAAGATTACATATGGCGGTTCACATAATACAATTTACGGTGGGGACAGTGTGATAAATGCGACAAATAAGTTGAATATAACTGGAAGTCAAATTGGGTTAGTTGCTTCTGGTGTAGTAGACATCAAAGGTGGAGTATTCGATGTACTTACCAGTGAGATCAATCTTACATCATCTGGTAGTTTGAGTTTGATTTCATTGCATAGTAATTTTGTTAGTGGGGTATCGCATAAGGAGATACATAGCGGAACCGTAGATAAACTTGTGGTTGGTTCGCAGAAAAAGATTAATCTTGGTAGTTACGTTGGTGACGCTATAGGAAATCATCAAACTAATTATATGAGTACTAAGACCTCTAACGTGGCAGGAATTCATACAATTACTAACAATTCTTTGTACACCATTAGTAGTAATATTAAAACAGAAAAAGTAGAGCAATTAAGTACATTTAATACAAAAGTACTACAAATTAACGCAAATAATAAAATTGAGACAATCAACGGTAGTAGTCTTAACTATGCAAATGGCTTGGCATTGCGTCAAACTAGTGGGGGTATAAACATGGATTCCTGATAACATACGCTGAGAGGGGGATAGGATGCCCCTCAACATATGAAAAACAGAAATATGACTACTGGCATCAAATCATAAAAATAATGACTTCCTAATTAATTTTAGAAGGTCATTATTAAATTTAATATTTAATAATGTTGCATACATCCAATAAATGTGTTATAATGATTATAACCTACGCCAGTCTTACATGATTGTCTTAAAAGTGAGAAAATCTGTCAACAACATTATTAACAACCATTATTGGTTTCCTAAAATTTTGTATCAGATCGGCACCAGCAAAATTAAAATTTATATGTTATACTAGTAGCATATCGAAAAAATAAGCAAATTATATGTATATACCCCATGACAGAAGATACAGCCATACTAGAACGAGTGATATTCGACATTTCATTAAGAGAGGTATGTTTTATCTCAGATACAGCAAACCCACGATATATATCATGGAATAATACAGAAGAATTTATGAGAATATGGCGTGAGTGTCAAAGTATTAAAGATAATGTTGAGATCTCATATACCTTTCGCACAAAGGATAGGCCGACTAAATAGTATATATTATTAAATTTAATAAAACTATGGCTAAGAAGGTTGCTACAATTAATATCAAGACATATGAGGTAGAGGTGTTCGATCATAATGCCTCAGTAGGAAAACGAAAGGGGACAATTGCTATCAGCCATGCTAATGAATTTGTGTCAATCGTAAAATCATTACAAAAGAATGATACTGAGTACCAATTGAAGTACGTTAGATAATCTTTATTATCTCTTAAAATACTCACTCTACATTTAGTGTAGGGTGAGTATTTTTAATAAATAGGAATATACATATTAAATTTAATAAACCCGTTCTAGAATGCGTTAGAACGGGTTTATTTTTATATTTTAATACTAGTAGTCGTATTTATGGTTATCATGCCTTGTAGGGTATACTAAAACCATCTTAAAGTATAATCGGTTTGCTCCAATATAAATTATATAATAATTATAACATAAATATAGTTAATGCAATTAAATATATATATACATATAATATGAGTATAAGTCGGATACCACCAGAAGGACTGGAATCAGGAAATAAAGTAAATTTATCAAATATTAATGCTTCTGCTCCAAATATAGTACCACCAATTAATTTTTTCAATGATCTTGGTACTGGTATATTTTCACCAGAACCAGGAGTAGTAGGAGTGGCATCACAAGGGAAAGAGTTACTGCGGTTTACTCCTGCTGGTATTACTGCTGGTGGATCTATCTACGGTGGGCAAAATCCTGACTTCACTAGCAGTAATGTAGTATTATACGTGAATATTGGCGACAAGAATTGTACTGATTCTGTACTGAATACTGGTGGTAACTTGAATGCTCCATTTAAAACTATTGAACGGGCATTACTAGAAGCAGCAAAACGGTCATTTGTATCTGGATTAAATAATGATAAAAATAATGGGTATACTATAATAGTGTATCCTGGGGAATATTTGGTAGATAACCGACCAGGATTAAAGTCACAAACATTGATTGCAAATATTGTAAATTTAGAAACAGAACTGTATAAATTTAACCCCGTAGGTGGTGGGTTAATTGTCCCCAGAGGTACGTCTATAATCGCCATAGACCCACGGAAAACAGTTATTAAACCTAAGTATGTACCAGATCCTACCGTGACGGTGCCAGGGGTCATGTTTGATGGGGCGAATCTGATTGAAAAAAATAGAGGATATATAATAGAACAAACATATCTACAAATATTGCAAGACTATCCATCAATAGTAAATATAAATCTAACATGTAAACGAGATATAGGATTTATATTGACCGCGATAACTGAAGATTTAAAAAATGGTGGTAATACTAATAGTTTTATGGCTGGAGAAGCCTATATAGATGGCACCAGTATCGTATATTTGAGTGGTAGTGAAGTGCTAGTAACTATCGCAGCAATAGAAAAAATAAAACAATTAGCTATAGCTACTGTATTAAATAACTGGACATCTGTAGTAGAAATAACAGTAAACAAAACTATTAATAGATATGTGCCAACAGTAGTAATAGATTATGCTGCTAATGGGGATTGTTCATCTGTGGCATCAGCAATTGATAGTTTAAGTAATATTATCATTGGAATTATATCAGATCCAGTTGGTTATGCTAGTACATTTGTTAAGACTAATGGTATATATGATTCTACTCCAATTTTTAAAGTAACTGGTTCCACCTACTTTGCAAATCTAACATTTAGTGATGCCAAAATAACACCATACAAAGCTGTATCATATACTGGTGATATTCCCGCATTTGTGATTGCTACGAATGCACAATATTCACATAATAAACTAGTAGCATTCGGTTTTGTAGAACAAAGAAATGCCTATGGTGAATTGACAGAATATTATAAAAAAATTAATACTTGGGATCTAGTTGTTGACGGTGGCGGCAATAGAGAAGTATTAGTGGATGAATATACAATTGTATCCAAATTATCATCACCAAACTCTGTTAAAGGTGCATCCCCCTATGTATTTGGTTGTGCAGTCAGATCGATATATGGGTTAAATGGATTATTAGTAGATGGTAAAAAAGTAGCAAATGATAGTTTTAAATCATTTGTACTTGCTCAATTCACCACCATCTCATTGCAATTAGATCCGAATGCTTTTATTGGCGATCCTACTGATGCGATAGATTCTACCAATTATGCGCCAAATTATAAACATTACGCTTATAAAGTAATAAATAATGCTTATGCCCAAATAGTAAGTTGTTTTGCAATTGGACAAGCACAACAATTTGTAACGGAAACTGGTGGAGAAGTAAGTATTAATAATAGTACTTCCAACTTCGGTGGAGTATCTTTATATTCTTCTGGCAATTCTCCATATCCATTAAATCAAGATATTGGTCATAATATTCTGAAATTGATTCCCCCAAAATTGATTGGTAGTGATTATAGAAGATTAGTTGTTGGTGGATTAGATACAACAAGTACTAATCTGTTTCAATTATATGTAAATAATTTGAATGACAATAATGGGAATATTATATTCCCACTGAATTCTTACTTTTATGTGGCAGTACCGAATCCACAAAATCCTTCCCAAATATTGAAATTACAAGTTAAATTAAATGCAACTGGGTCAAATTCTGGTATTTTTTCTGTTTATGATTATGGAGATTCAAATACAGAAAATACTTTAGCCTTGTATATGTTTTGTGTTGGGGGTTATCGATTTGAATCTTCTTGGTACGATTCTAATGATCCAAGACCTATTGGAGTTCAAGCGGCTAGCGAAAGTGATAGACGCAGACAAGAAATTAATAATAGTGATGTTTTTGTAGAAAGATTAGTAGATGACCGAACAGTAGATGAAAAAAATTATTCGTTTTTAGTAGTATCACCATCTACTATCAGATTGCCTACCAACAACTATATTGTTTCTCAATTGTCCGTGGATAATAATACGGTTGTCAATAAGTATTTTGTTACAAATATTGCGGCAGTAGCAGCTAACCAAGTCACTAACAATTATACTACTCAAGGTAATTTGACTACATTGAAAATATTACGAGCGAACAGATTCTCTACACTTAACGATCAATATCCTGATAACATTGCAGATCTTAATCCTAGTAGTGCGTATACATTGCTGACTAATAATCTCGATCCACGATTATATACTGATACTACTGCGGTTTCTATAGACAATACAAATATTAGTTATCTGAGTGTAAAGCAATTACTTTTAGATTTTGGATATTCTACTATTGATGTGGACACATTGTTATTACCAAATGGAGGTACAACATTACTGACCAGAGTTAGAAGTTTTATTACTAATGGTAACACTAATAGTACACTCACTGGAGCAGCTATTAAATTTAATATGTTGAAACCATCGATATTGAGATGTAGTAATCATACATGGGAATATGTAGGATATAAAAATTATACTACCGCATTACCTCAGCTACAAGTAAATATTCTATCAACTGCTGCTAAGTATAAAGCTATTCAGACATCTGTTAATGGGGGAGTAGTATATGCAACAGGTATGGATGAGGTTGGTAATTTATATCAAGGCAATAGTGTAATCAGTCTTGCTGACGGAAGTACTAATGATGTTAGATTTGATGGGGTGGTTAATAGTGTTGGTACAGGTAGTGCTAATAAATACTTCACTGATATAGTAGTCAACAATACTGCTAAAATCAATATTGCTAGTATTAACACATTGACTAGTACTTTATTGCAATTTAATTCATCTTCGGCATTGAAAATGAATCTTGGTGGGGTACTTTCTGATCTGGTTGATACAAATATTCCTATAGGATTAAGAGCAACTGCTGATAAATATGGATTGGTTCGTAAAGCAACTGCGGTAGAATTATCAACTAATACTGGTGGTGGCTACGTGACTCCACCAGATATAGCTGGTGTTGCTAGGGGAATTACATACGGTAGTTATCATTTTATATTTGGTAACATACAGATGATATGGGGGGAAATGTATATGGAGAGAGATAATGTTAGGGATAATGGTGGTGCCCCTTGGGATGATGGTGGCGCAGCATTATGGGGCGGACTTTATAATAGTCCTGGGATGCAACCATTTATTGACGTACTATCTGTTTCTGGTACATCAGATAAATTAATTGTACTTCAGGTTGTGCCAGGATTAACGGGGTTAACTGGATATGGGGATTCAGTTAACGGGGTTAATCAAGGAAGTGGTGCTGTCTTTAAATATTTTGTGGTTGGTACAATTGCATTATAAGAATTATATAAATATTAATATTAATATTAAAAATATAAAATATGGCAGTCAACTCAAGATTTAAAATTAGAAGAAGTACCACATATAATGGTGCTGTATCAGCTATCCCCGCAGCAGTCGCGGAACTAGTTCACATTACCACCAACGCCAACAACTATGTCACTAGAGTAGGACATAAATTGTATGTTGGTGTGGGTACTGAAATTGCCGGACAAGCATCCGAATTTGAGTCTATTGGTGGACAGTACTATACTCAGCTTCTAGATGGTGTAGCTGGGGTTCTCAATCCTTCTGCTGCAATTATTACTGATGCAAATAGTCGCATTTCTGGCTTGAATATTGCTAGTGCTGGTACACTGGCACTCAACAACACTGCAAACACCTTTAGCACCACAATTAAAGCTGCTCCTGGTCTAGCTGCAAACTATGCACTAACCCTACCTACTGTAGTTGGTTCTCCTGGGCAAGCACTATTGACTGATGGTACAGGTATATTATCTTGGGGTGCCCCAGCAAACAACATTAACAGCACTATTCCTCTTAACACTACTGCTGCGTATGTATTGGCTGACACTGGTGCTAATACATATTTACAAATTAATACTAACACTGGTGCTAATGCTATCACCATTGGTAACATCATTACTACTCAAGGTACTGTAGTAAAACCAAATACCACTGCTGCGTACACGATTACTGATGGTACAAATACCTTTTTAAGAATCAATACCACTACTGTAACACCATTAACTATTCTGGGTTTTGGTAACGTAGATGTAACCAACACCTTAACTGTTACTGGTGGTGTCCTTGCAACTGGTGCCGCTACCTCTAGCGTATTCAATACTGTAGCTACCACATTATCTATTGGTGGTGCTGCTACATCTGTAAGTATTGGTGCTGCTACTGGCACTACTACTGTTAATAACGGGTTATTTATTGGTCTTGGTAGTATTACTACACTAGCTACCACTGCTTCTGTTTTTAATACTACTGCTATTACCTTAAACATTGGTGGTGCAGCTACCGTTGTCAATATTGGTGCGGTCACTGGCACCACTACCGTAAGAAATAATTTGGCTGTGACTGGTGGTGGTATTAGCACTACTGCTCTTACCGCTAGTGTTTTTAACACTACCGCTACTACAGTAAACCTTGCTGGTGCGGCAACTACCGTAACTATTGGTGCGGGTACTGGTACTACTTCTGTTAATAACAACTTAGTGGTAGCGGGGAACTTAACTGTTAGTGGGACAACTACTACATTTAATGCAGTCAATGTTTCTGTTCAAGATAGCATCATTCAACAAGGTCTAGTTGGTGGTGCTGCTCCTACAGTAGCTACTACATTTGATTTAGGTGCCAAATATAGTTATTTTGATACTACTGCTAAAAATTCTGCTTTTTTCTTCCAGCGGACTAGTAGACGATTTGTATTAGCGAATAACTCTACGGAAGCGGCCAGTGTCATTTCTGTCGCTACTCCAACAATCAGCAACACCGATTATGCTCCCCTTGTACTCGGTTCTCTGTATTTGAACGATGAGGCGTGTTCGGTGTTAGGAACGGCGGAACCAGTGATCGCATACCGGACAAATAATGGTGTAACTGGCAGATTTTTGGATGGAGTAATTTTAGACGCGGGGATTTTCTAGTAATATATAATTATTAAATTTAATAAACCCCCTCTAGATGATTCTAGAGGGGGTTTATTTATGATTTGATACTAGTGTCATTATTCTAGTTTCTATGCTCTACAAGTCATCCTAGACCCCTCTCAGCACATAATAGGTTTATCCCATGTAAGCTGATTTTCTAAGTGTGCTTCTATTAATTGATCTAGTTTTGTTTGATGTTCTGCTGGGAATACAATATTAGGATCTGGCAACCAATTATCTACTTCTAATAGATATCTTTCTGGACTGACTAAACCAGATTTTACTCCAAACTGGTAATGAATGTTTTGTAAGTAATTAATTAAGATCTTTTGAACAAAAATTTATTCGTTTCTTTATTCTTGGTCTAGCAATTCGTGTTTCATAGCTATTAATATATTGTCAGAATACTCTAGAATACTTTAGAATCGATAGTAACTATAAATATGAATAGAAATATTAAATTTAATAAGACATGGCTGCTATACAATTATTAAGAAAAAGTAGTACTAATGGAGTAATACCTACTACTGCTCAATTATTATTAGGAGAATTGGCGATCAATACATTTGAGGGGAGATTATTCAGTAAAAAAAATAACGGCATAGAATCAATCACTGAGTTTGTAAGTACTACCGGAAATTTTATAGGTACAATAGATACGATACCCATTGGTAGAGGTACTGGAGGATTAGCAGGAAATATTAGAATAGGTATCGGAGCATTAGCAAATAATACAGGAAGTACCTCAAATATAGCGGTAGGAACAAATGCACTAGCCAGTCTTAATGTGGTTAATACTGGCAATAATATTGGATTGGGACAGAATACCCTAACTGCCAATATTAGTGGTACGGATAATATAGCAATAGGTACAGGCGCATTATCCGCCAATACAGTAAGTGGTGGTTTGGCAATAGGTGTCAATGCAGGTAGTAACAGTACTATTGGTGCGGGAAATATATTTTTGGGAAACAATACTACATTAGCTGCTGCTGCTAACACTAATTCAATCGTAATTGGCAATGGTACGGCTGGATTAGGTAATAATACTACTGTCATCGGGACTACTGCTACGACATTTACTAAATTGTGGGGAAAATTATCACTAGATAGTACAATTGTTACTGTTGCTGCTACTACATTTACTATTAATAAACCAGCAGGAATTCTTCTTTGTTCTGTGGGCAACGCAATCATTACCGTAAATAATAGTTTGGTGACAGTTAATAGTATAGTGTCAGTACAGTTAAGAAATATTCCTTCCCCGACTACTGCTGTTATCCGTAATGTGGTAGTCAATAATGGGTCATTTACCATCAACTTTGCGGCAACTCCTACAGTCACCCAACCAAGAATATCATTTATTGTTATTGAGACAATCTAAATATACGCGGAGAGGGGTCTAGACTGCCTTACAACGCACGAAAACTCCAAATATGACTACAAGTACCAGATTACCTAAATAATTAATATTAATAATAAAAATTATGTCATTATTACAAACATTAGAAATAGTAGATTTGATTAGTAACAGTATTAATCAAATCTCTAACACCAAAATTGCTTTATCGAATCAAGTCGATCAGTTACTAATCAAATTAGAACACCCAGATGTATTAAAATCGATTAGCAATGAAGAATTGCAACGATGTATCGATGTAATTAATGATGCTGGAGTAGTACTGAATAGAACTTATCCTAATAAAATTGTTCCTTACCCCCGCCCCATTGAATTTAAAAAATACTGTACTAATAAGGCGAACCCAGTATACACAGTGTATCAGAAAATTATGTATGCTGCTACTAAAGATCTGGCTAAATTCTCCGCATTATATATATTTTCCGAGTTGCTCTGGTATGATGTGTATGAGGTGGATAGAGTTGAGCAATCTTTAAAGTACGTGTTATCATTAATTCCGCTTTCTTCCGAGGAATTACAGATAATGCAGTTAGCTTGTGATAAGCATTATTTAAACATTAATTTAAGCTAATTTTTTGATTATAAATAATAATAATAATAATACAATTGCAAATAATATATCATGAAATTACAAGAATTCCGCGATGACTTTCAATTACAACTACAACAAGTATCACAAAAAATTCAAGAATTGACTACTGAGTTGCAAGGCTTACAACAGCAAGCTTTGAAGCTTCAAGGGGCATGTGAGGCGGTAGATCTAATTGATCAAAATATGGATTTAGTAGTACCACAAGTAGTGGATTTTGAAGAACCATCCATTATTGATGTAGAATCCACACCAATTAAACGAACTACTAAGAAATAATAAATATGGATGTATCTAAACTGCTGGAATCTATTGATACTTTGTCTACTCAAGCCATGACCACAATTAGTAATACATTTGATAGTGCCGGAATTACTAATGACCAACTTGCTACTACAAGAATGGCAACTTGTGTTAATTGTCCTCATTTTGTATCATCTTCTGCCAAGTGTAGTATTTGTGGGTGCTACATGAAACTCAAATGTAGGTTAATTGGTGCAAAATGTCCAGAAAATTTGTGGTAACTATTCCCTAATGTTCTCTCAGATGCCCCTAGAATGCCTTGTAAGGTCTTTTGGGGCATTTTGATATAAATCCATATTAAATTTAATACCATGTTGCTGTAGCCAATTCTCGTTAGACTTAATGTTATTACAAATCTTTCAAAAGAAATATCAAAAAAGATCGAATATCCTCTTGACATTCGATATTCGATAATGTTAGCTTTAGTGCATGGGGAAAACAAACACCCCAACTAACCACTAAACAGCTAAACGAAATTATATGTCAATCGAAGTCGTAAACCATACTACAGCAACAGCAACAGGTAAAGTAAAAAGTCCTTCTGCCTACCTCAAATCTATTACAGACGCAAAGAAAATTGGCGAATTTTTCACAATTCCTTTATCAGCCTTAGAAATATACCCAAACTTCAACAAGCGCACTGACTATAAACTCGATGAATTGAAATTATTTATTGAACAAAACAGTGTTAGTGCATTACCAGCTATCAAGCTAATGTATATCGATGGCAAATTGTATGTAGAAGAAGGGCATCGGCGACAAAAAGCTTGTGTTGAACTGGACTTGCCCCCAGAAACCCCAATCAAAGTATTTATTGGGGAACCATCATCTTCCGCAGAAAGACTAGCGCGCCAAATTTCCAGTAATTCTGGGGAGAAATATAATTTTGTAGAGATGGTGGCGGTGGTTAAAGAGTTGATTCAAAAGGAAGGTATGACCCAGACTCAAGTAGCCAAGATGATTGGTAAAACTCAAGGTTCTGTAAGTCAGATGTCTTTGTTCTTCAATTACAGCAATCTCTTGCTGCTCGAAATTCAACATGGTTCCATCAAGTATACACGAGTAATGGAATTACAAAAATCTGGTTATACCGAAGAACAGATTTTAGAAGTAATCAAGAAAAGTACTCATAATTCTACTTCAGATAAAGCACCAGTACCACCAATAAATCCTGATTCTGATAAATTAAACCAATTGTTAGGCGACGATCATCCGATAGATGATAAAAATACATCTGGTGGTAAGCGGAAAGGTAGTAAATCTGGTGGTAAGCAGAAAGGTAGTAAATCTGGGGGTACGCGGAAAGGGGATGAACCCGTAGAAGAGGATCTGATTAATGCGGAATCCCTAGAAAACCCAGAAGAGGATCTGATTAATGCGGAATCCCTAGAAAACTCAGAAGAGGATCTGATTAATGCGGAATCCCTAGAAAACTCAGAAGAGGATCTGATTAATGCGGAATCCCTAGAAAACTCAGAAGATTATGATGACGAAGAACTAAAAAAAGCGGTAATACTCAAAGATAGCGGTGTTGCTCCCAATAAACCAACTGCAACAGAGACTAGTATTAAAAAAGTTAATGTAAAATTGGTGTTGGTCAATTTCTTCATTGATGCCAAGATTGTTGATAATGGCGATGGTACTGTTTCATACAACATCACCCAAGAACAGCACGCTGAGTTTCAGCGTAATTGTATGAATATCCAGTAATTTAATAAGGGAACGCTTGATACCGATCCCTTTAATGACAAGAAGGTATTAAGTCAAACTACTTCAATTTTAACCTTTTTTTAACCATTTACTACTTGACTTATTAACGTCGTATGTACTATACTAACTGTAATGAGTCTAAAACTCACGTCTTCTAACCCAAACAAGGAATATCGAAACATGAACGCTAAAGATATGATCATTTCATCGGTAGACTCTAATGGAGATGTCACTATTCTTGCCACTAAGTACGATCCCACAATTCTCCACCCTATCACGGTGTTTGCCAACACTGGATTTTACGGGTGGATTCTAAAAATCCACGACAACAAAACTACGATTAATAATGATGCTCCTACCAGCATCTTAAATCGAGTATATAACTTAATCACTTGGTAGATTCTATGTCCAATCCAACTAAGTCCACACATTTGTGTGGACTTAGTTGATGCTACTTTAGTATTATAAACTTTCTTCTCTGTTTCTGTTTACCCACTTCAAAAAAAAAATATAACTAAAAAGTTATCTTTTTTTTGTTATTGGGATAAGCCAATTATGCTCTCAGATCCGTCTAGAGTGCCCCTCAACGCACGAAAACTAGAATAATGACTTACTATATCAAATTACAGCTGTCGTGCCTTACAGAGCATTCTAGAGGGATATTAAATTTGATATAGTAAGTCATCATATTAATATTGGGATATCCGCCATTGTGCTTAATCTGTTAAAATGGCTTGCAATTAGATCGGATTAGTGAGATAGTTAAAACAGTTAAACAAGACAACCAAAATAATATGACATATCTTGAATTATACGATGTATTACACAAGCTGTTCCCAGATCTGGTAGGAGAACTCAACAATCTAGATTATCGGAGATTTGGGTAAAAACCCCGTCCTGAAGGACGGCTTTCTTCTAATTGCTCCTTGACTTTCTATATTTTCTCCGCTATACTATATACATATCCCATTAATCAATACAATGCTTTCTCGCTATAATTATCGATTTTATCCAACTCCTCACCAACAGTTGCGCCTTGCGCATACTTTTGGTTGCTGTCGTTTTGTTTATAATCATATTTTAGCGATTATTAAATCTAATACTCTCAAATTTACTTCTGCTTACGATCTAATTAAACTTGTTACTTTACTTAAATCTGAGCACACTTTTCTGAAAGATGTCTCGTCTGTTGCTCTTCAACAATCTGTTTCTAATTTAGGTAGTTCGTTTAAAAACTTTTTTGATTCCCTGAAAGGGAAACGCAAAGGTCAAAAAATAGGTTTCCCTAAATTTAAAAAACGTACTAATTCTCAAAGTTGTACATTTCAATCTAATGGGTATCAATTACTAGCAAATGGCGAAATATCTATAGCTAAAATCGGTACGATTAAACCTATATATTCTCGCGAATTGCCTTCTACCCCTACTTCTTGCACGATTACTAAAGATTGTGCAGATAGATATTTTATCAGTTTTGTCGTACAAGTAGAACCAGTACAAATATATAGCGAATCACCGAGTATCGGTATCGATTTAGGTATTCAAACTTTTGCTATTTGTTCTGATGGGACTGCATATAAATCTCCTAATACCTATAATAAACTCTATGACAAGATTGCTAAAGCACAACATAAACATGCTAAGTCACAACCAGGATCTAAACGTAGAAACAATCTTAGGCTTTCGATAGCAAAATTACATAACAAAATTACTGATATTCGTAAGGATTTCCATCATAAAGTAAGTACTTTAATTTGCAGCAAAAACCAAACTGTAAGTTTAGAACATCTGAATGTAAAAGGAATGCTTGCTAATCGAAAATTGTCGAAAGCAATAAGTAGACAAGGGTGGAGTAATTTTGTAGTACTAATTAAAGCTAAATGTGATAAATTTGGGAGAGAATTTGTACAGATAGGGAGATTCTATCCAAGCAGTCAGATATGTAACGAGTGTGGATACCGATGGGGTTCGCTAGACTTGTCCATAAGGACGATTAAATGCGAAAGATGCGGAGTAATACACGATAGAGACATAAATGCAGCAAAGAATATAGATAAAGTCGGCATCGGTCATGGGCACGACTATAAATGTGCGGTGAGAGCAGGTAAGACTAGATAGTAACCCTTACGGGGTAATTGTGTAGCAATTGTTCTGAGAAACGCAAAGGAATCCCTGAGAGAAGCGATGCTTTAGCACAGGGAGGTATGTCAAATCTAACACAAATATCTGTATTAACATTGAGGTTAGTATAGTAAGTTGAATAACATTCCTACCAGGCACATATTAATGTCATTCCCCAAAAATTGTTATCGAATTCGCGCTACCGTACCATCATTCGGCACTCATCTAATTTCGGAATTACAAGAATTTTTTAATATTACCAGAGACATAATAAAAGCAGATCTATTACATTATGTCACAAATATTAAAAAAGAATACGAATTTATGCGGTTTAGTATATCAGAAATAGCCGAAGATGGCTATGATGAACAATTTAGTATTATAAAATATTTCAAGTTAGATGACGACAATCGAGTAATTTATGTAAAAGAATTATTCAATGATCCGCAAGCTATAATAGATTTTGCGGATAATACGATAGGTGTAACCGAGTTAGTAGATACACTTGCTGAGGTTCTATATAGGTATATTTCCATACCACCAAAATTATTACTTTTTGTTGAGTATTTGAATGAAAATGAGTATTACACAATGTTTCCTTGGGAAACATTGTCAGAGTATTTTATTCGGCACCATCATATACTAGACCGATATCATTTAACTAGTAAATAAACAAACATTCCTCAAAATAGCCTATAGACAATTCAGAACGGATCGAATAAAATACTATATGAGTTGAGCAAACATAATTCTACCAAAATGGAACTAAAATGAATTACAGAATTTTAATTAAACCAGAGTATGATGGCGATACCGATCCTGGGCAGTTTGGGGATTGTACCGACGAAACTGTCCAATGGATTAAGGAACAATTATGGAATAATAATGTTTGGGCATGGTGTACCGTCACAGTTAGTATAGATTTTCCATATTTGGGGATTTTTTTGAGTGAGTCAATTCGTACATGTAGTTATGAGTCAGAAGAGGACTTCAAAAACAGTAGATGCTACGATAGTATGGTGGTTATGCTCAAACAACGTGTAGTGGATGCGTGTACCATACTCACAAACGAACTGGTAATACAATAATCAGCTATGATGTAAACATACTTAATTAGACCTAAACTATGTATGACGGGATAAAAAATGAAAATTATTAATTGTGTAGTAGCGTGGATTGATTGGAGATTGTCTGATATACAGTGCGGATTTTGCAAAATTAAGTGGAAATATCAAGTCTGGAACTTGACTATTATAAAAAGGGACAATTTGGGTAGTTTGTTTGACTACATGTAAGTCAATTGGCGGATAGACAACCATAGAATCTATCCGCTATGATGTAAACATACTAAATAGAGGTTAATAACATGACGGACACAAAAGTAGTTTTGCTTCTTTTCTTTTCTGGCACATACGACACTATATGGGCACCACCATATCCTACAGACGACAATGGTGACGAACTATTAGGCGATCTAGACTTTGGATTATATATGAATTATATATCACACGGTATTACATTAGAAGTAGACAAATTGCTACCATTTGCTGATGGGGATGTAGTATTTCAGTCGTGTCACGTACCAAAAGAATACAATAGTGTCACTGACACTATTATAGTGACATTAAAGAACTACCGAAATAACATAAATTATCTACGTGGATATGCAGCATATCACAAAAAATACTTCCAAAAGTATCTCAACAGTAATTTTAAATCCTGTGATGGATTTATTTCATACTACTCTGATAATTATGATTTTTGGGCACAACAATATTCTGAAGATCTTGATGAAGTGGAAGTTGGAACATACTTGTCATTCTATCTGATAAGTGAAGTATCTGTAGATTTGAACGAATACATTTTTGATTCAGTGGCTACAGATGTAAGAGAATGGGTATCGGACAACTTCACTTATGAGTCTGAATAGACTACAATTATTAAATTTAATAATCTTAGCCGATCTGATTAGATCGGCTATTTTTTATGCCAGATCGATCTCACTCCTCTCTACTGTGCCTAAAATGCCCTATAAGACGGATCTAACTGATTTTAGGTATATCTCACCTACACCAAAAATACAATGTATAAATTGTAGGTGAAAACAAATGGCTGAGACACAATGTAATCTCTAAGCCATTATGCCCAATCTCTTGAAATAGCTTGCTATTAGATTCGATTGGTGAGATAGTAAAGAGGTAAGCAACAAATCGAACCATATAAAAAATGACTTGCCCCCTACGCCGCTCTAACGTTTACTCACTATCTGCAACAATTAATTTTGACAATATCGATTATGATCGGGGGAGAATTAGAGTCCAATTGGGTATCATTTATATATGGGTGGCTAACTCATATCCGACAAAATTATACTATCAACAATGATATTGGATTTATTACTTTTGTTGGTAAAGATTATTATGGTCATATAACTTATACTCGCACTCGCCGAATTTATTTAAATAGTTCCCGATTGTATATTAAAACGTTAATATAAAACCTATACTATCTATTAATAAACATCTCAGTAGTTAAGTAATTTGGCTGATGTGTATATATCCTCACATCAGCTACCATCTAATCAGTCAATCTAAACATATACAAAAGGTAAACAAAATGAGTCTTGAAACATTAAATGATACTTTCGGATTGCCACAAGATGCTACATTAGAAGATATACAAGTATTTTTTAAACAAAATAGTGTGTCTTACCAGATATTTACCCGTCCGCACGATAAGAATGGTGATCGGTGCTACATAATAGCAGTATATATGACTACTGGTAAGGTATACGGCTTTAAAACTTATAACACTAGTATTTGTCTATCAATGTTTAAATTTTGTAATAAACTACCAATACAATTAGAATTATCCCCAGCTAATTTTAAATTTTTAGATAAACATCAAATAGATTTTGTATTTCATTGTTAATCTCAGTCATCTGGCGGATTGAATATACCAAACCCAATCCGCTATCATGTAAACAACAAATAAATAGAGACATAACATGAAATTAACCGAATATATCAATCCTTGGATCATATGGTATGCAGATGGCGAAATAATAGAAACGCAACATAACTCACGACCATTAGCTGAGTCTTTTCATAAAATATGTACGGTTTATCCTGGAATAAATATGAAGTATTTGCAACATATATTTGATTCGTACGATATAGAAAACTTAGCAGATCCTATCTATGTTGAAAACATTTTTTGCGAAAAATTAGCACTATATCACGACGAACTATACCCATACTCAGAGGATTAAGTAGACTATATTGCGACAATTGGCTGATAGACAAATACTCACTCTATCAGTTAAAGTTGAAACATACCAAATCGAATCATAACTAGGTAAACAAAAATGGCAACTGCAATCGAATCAATTACAGAATCTTACAATTTAGTCGATGGTAATATGGAGATATGCCCTAAAAATAAAGGTAAGTGGATCACATCTGACATGTTGCGCATCGGTGACTATGACAATAGTACCGATGTACAGCGTGCTAATGTATCATACATTTTGGAACATTATGCGTCAAATCGTTATCATGAAACACATTTAGGGTATGGTCATCATCAAATATTTCTTAAATTTACCGAAGTAAACGCAGCATTGGTATGTGATCTAGAGGATTATCCTACCATCTGTGATTCGTACTACTATGACTGGCAACAAAAACATTCTAAGGAATACTTCAATGATAGTGATATATCATATTATCCTGTAATCGAGCAAGCATTAAATCGACTACATGAAGATACAGATTGGACTGTATCAGATCGGATCTATGGTGCTATACTACATTTTTCTGACTTATGGTGTGGCGGAGAATCTTATCATTGGAGCGGTTCATCATACTACTTCACTCTGCAAGATAGTAATTATGCTTCTGATGACAATATAAATGAAGTAGTTTTATACTTTATCGATAACCCACCATACTCAAAAAAAGATCTTAACCCAAATACAATTGATAACATAATACAAAATGTAACTCCTGGCATATATACCCTAGTTGCTACTAGTTATAATGACTTAGAATTACATGGTGGTGGTATAGACTACATGACTACTCACGATTATCCTATGCAAGAGATTACAATATATGACGGCGATGACATTAAATCCATAATACAAGACGCATACAATGAAATAGTCGAATACAATTTTGAATATCTCGATTATGCACCTATATAATTATTAAATTTAATATCTAGATCGATTATCCGATCTAGATATCATCTCTATGACCGCTAGAATGCCCCAGAACTGCTCTAATCATCAAACTAGACTCGTACTCGTCTCAATCATTACGACACTGTATAAATTGTAGTAGGAAACAAATGGCTTAGACACAACGTAATCTCTAAGCCATTATACTGAATCTCTTAAAATAGCTTGCAATTAGATCGGATTAGTGGGATAGTTAAGAAGTCGAGCAAACAACACAACAACAATGATAACTCAACTGTATCTTATTAAACGAATCTGTTCAGACTATACCAAATCTAAATCAGTCTACTATAATTATGGTAGTATCGATGATGCGATATCAACTACTAAGAATACTTGTGAGACTATATTTAATTATAACCATGTAGCAGAATCATCTATATTTGAAATATGGGCAGATGATAGTAAATTAGTGACAATAACAACTAATTTGGTAGATTTTTGTCCAGATACTATGGTTACTTTTCATTAAACTTCCGCAATTTAGCTGATGTGTAACTATCCTCATATCAGCTACCATGTAAACATACTCAATCGAAACACATACAAGGTAAACACCAATGTCCAATACCTCTAACAGTAAATTTGTCCTAGATTCTGTACGGAATCATGTTACACAATCTGTATCTATTGATGGTACTGTTCCATCATTCTCTGCTGCGGCTGTCTATGTTTGGCATGAATTCATACGAGTTACAAATAATGATTATTATAAACATCATTTTCCCAACTTGCAAGATCGGTTTAGTAATTATCTCGATGGCTTACCTCACTCATTTTTAATTTATTATAATGAGATGGAAACCTATCTAGATACACTCGGTCTTAACAATAATTCCAAGACTAAATTTAGTGAAGACAAAATACATAAAATGTATCACTTTCTTATCTATAAAGTAATATATCGCGAAATTTCAAAATAATACATTATTGGCGATCTGATATTACAGATCGCCGTAACTACTCACTCACCTAACCTTAAAATACAATGAATCATTCTAAACTACAATCTATAGAATTTGACGGATCTATTGCATTTAATGATGCTACTGAATTACTAGAATACGTTCAATTACTTACTGGCATCATACCAGATGATAATGAGCATTGTATTATTAATGGTGAGAAATACTACTACAATGATGTGATAACTCCACTATTCGATATCTTTGCCGCAATTTTACTAGCATTCCCTACACTCACATCAGAACAACAAAATACAATCTCACTACTTGAAGATTACAGTGACTTAAATAAATATCGTATCGGTAGCTGTGGTATTACATTAGATGACATTTATGATCATGACGAAAATAATTTTCATTATGGCATTCGCCATATCTATGAACTATTAGGGGGGATTGCCCCAACTACTGATGATGCTGAAGCTGAATAACACTACAAATTATTAAATTTAATAATACAAAAGCCGTTCTCATCAGATCGGCTTTTTTGGTTTATAGCAGTTCTACTCGATCCTTAACATCATCTCTAAGGTGCCCAGAATGCCCTATAACGAATCAAACACTCAAACTAGACTCATAATCACCTTACTAATTACGACACTGTATAAATTGTAGTGATACACAAATGGCTTAGACCTATCGTAATCAATACGTCATTATGCTTAATCTCTTAAAATAGCTTGCAATTAGATCGCATTAGTGGGATAGTTGAGAGGTAAACAAATAGCCGCTAATCAAATGATTCCACTAATCCGACTTAAAAATATGATAGCTACCGAACAAAAGGTTTATGCTACCTGGAATAAACAAAGAATTACTATCAATAATGTATTACTTTCTGAAATATTTTTTAGTATACATGGTAGTTCTATATTCAATCAATTACATCATACTACAATAGATCACTTATCCGATATAAGTTATGATATAGTCCCTAATAAATATCAGCCATTTGGCCGTTCCTATCTATCCTAAGATCGGCTACCATATAAACATAACAAGCAAACCGCCACTAAGGGAACAGAGAACATGAATTTTCAAACCACTACAACTAATTTCAATCTATTTCTTACCACTAATGGGTACCCTACATCAGAAAATACAATGTATCTTTTGTCTAAGTCTTATGATGTTTTCCTGACAACTAATTCATACGATCATTTTGTAGATAAAATGCTACAATATGTCTCAGAATCCTATAATACAGAGTTAGATCGTATAGAACAATGTTTCGATATATTAGGTGATGAGGTATTACTATCTCCCACTATATTCATAGATCTATTGTATGGATTTTATAAGATCCAACAAATACTCGATCTTAACACTAGTGACAATCTATTACTAATGACTCAGTATGATATACTAACCTTAACTCTAAGTGTCCTTAATTTTTGTGAATATGGTAGCACTTTTATCGATTTTGCAAAAATCATATCGATCTGTGATACAGCTTGTGACATAACTTTACTACAACATGACTTTATTGTGTGGTATACATTACAATTATATCCATATACTACCCAAAAATTCACTTTATCCGAATTTCGTGATACAATGTGTAATCTAGATATAGTAGCATCTCGTAAAGTACCCTATGGATTAAATAATACACTTCTCAATTTTGGCTGTTTCAAAAATATTAATGGTATATACATTCAACTACCATAACCCTACTATCTATTACCTTTAATAACACAGCCGATCTGATTAAGATCGGCTGTTTTTTTGTTCTTAATTTACGCGATCGTTCTCACTACTCTATTACTATCTTCTCTATTACCGCTATTATGCCATCAGATTACGACATTGTAGTGAGAAACATAAGCTATTATGCTTAACTTCTGGCAGACTGCTAGATATCTCGTTATAATTTAAGAGTAAACAGATTTCGGAGATACGACTCATGACTACTTCTACTCATTATGTATTACTAACTCATTGTCTAGAATATTCCTATAATGACTACGAATCAGATGAATCAGATGAATCATACTACACATACGAATTGATTGTACCACACTCATTCGCTGATGTGGTAGAAACTGCTTTAGATTATGGTAATGTAAGCTACAGTTGGAACTGCGAATATAATGATTGCCAACACTATGTTTTAGATGAGACTCCAGCAGATGACAATGAATGGAAAAAAGTGACAGATCGATTATCGATGATAATGTCTGAATTTTGTATAGATTACCATCATGACCTAATCTGCTACCATATTTATTAACTTTAATACCACAGCCGATCTTAATCAGATCGGCTGTTTTTTTGTACCTGAATTCACCACAAAATACTACATTATTTGGTAGGCACACTCTATTATAACAATTTGTTATAACATCAAATATTAATGAATGTTATAATAAATTGTTATAACATTCATTTTGTAGTATTGTTTGGGTGGATATAGAAATCACTCCAAACCCATACACAGCACTACATTCAGCCATTTCAAAAACTACAAAAGTGACACCACTTTGACACCACTTTTTGTAAGACTTATGGTAAAATCTACTATAACTTCTTACATATTAGGCTACAAATCTACTACACATTATTAAATTTAATAGTCTACTGAGCGATCGTTCTCAATGCTAGGTCAACCCCTTACAAAAAGTCATTAAAAGGACTACAAACCTATTGGATACGTCATTATGCACTACTGATTATGTATGTCTATCTTGCTACCTAATGTAATAAAATCCAGATCTGGAGATTGTAACTCCCAAACACTATACTCTGTAATATGTGTAGCGGTGGTATATACATTATCTAGTCAGTCTTTTGTAGACAAAAAGTCATTAAAAGGACTACAAACCCATTGGAGATCGATCGCCACAAATTACAGTTTATTGCAGTATGTGGTATGACTGGAGATCGATCGCTACCACGCCGATCCCTAATATGCTCTGAGAGGTGCCTAGAATGCCCTCAGACAGTCCAGACAGTCAATCTAGACATATACTCACTTCACTCATTACGACAATGTAGAAATTGTAGTGAGAAACAAATGGCTGAGAGACAATGTAATCCCTCAGCCATTATGCCTAATATCTTAAAATTGCTTGGAATTGGATCGGGATTAGTGGGATAGTAGAGAGGTAAGCAAACAACAACCGATAAGGGAACATAATACAAATGAATATATTCACTATAGAATTACAACGTATTATTACTGCCAGAACCGGATGTACTAGTTTTAGTAGTGCTAAACTAGTCACATATCTAGATAGTCATATAGATACAGTTAATCTATATGATACAGTTGTAATTTTGGAGCATCTGATAATCTCAGATATTGCACCAGAACAATGTATTATCTCTATAGTATGGCTAAAATTATGTAAGCTTTACCCTAAACAATCGATATTGTTTAGCTGGGATTATGTTACAGCATTGTATCATTTTTGTATTGATGAATGTTGCTGTAACAATAACAACATTGATGATGTATTATACTCAATATTATCAATGTACTACATTGATGATGATAATGTATTTTGTGTTGCAAATACACTTAATATGCTACAATGTCAGTTTGTCACATATTGGATTGATATACCTACTAGATAATCAGTGGTTAGTTAATGGCGATAAAATATTAGTTTGTAAATTAGCATAACACTACAATCTAATTATTAACTTTAATAACACAGCCGATCTAGTGAGATCGGCTGTGTTATTTTGTTTATGCCAGATCGCCCGATCTGCTAATATCCTCTCTATGGTGTTTAAAAATGCCATACAATCGATCGAACTGCCAAACTAGACATATACTCACTTCACTCATTACGACAATGTATAAACTGTAGGAGTTTTAAATGGCTGAGATACAGCGTAATCACTAAGCTATTATGCTTAACTTCTGACAAACTGCTAGATATCTCGTTATAATTAAAGAGTAAACAGATTCGAGGTTACGACATTATGACTACTTCAACTACGACTTTAGAATTAATCGATCTACATGATGTGTATGGTGATAATTTAGCGGAATTGTTTGTAGACATACAAAATGAGTCTTCTGGATCGATAGAGTACGAAAATGATACAATAGCGTATTATATATTACTTAGTGATGGTATATTGTATTACGACTATGCAGAAAACATCACAAACGGTGACAAAATGTTACCGTATGCTTATATATATCTACCTTGTAATCCTAGTGAGTTACTAGTAGTTAATACAGTTGTATCTGCTTATAATACACTAGTTGCTGAAAAATTACCATTAGTAAGTTAACTACAACTATTAAATTTAATACCTTAGCCGATCTATTAGATCGGCTTTTTTTGTATCAGTCAAACACTATACTCTGTAATATGTGTAGCTGTGGTATATACATTATCTAGTCAGTCTTTTGTAGGAGAAAAGTCATTAAAAGCACTTCAAACCTATTGGATACGTCAAAGAGTATTATTATGCACTACCGATTATGTATGTCTATCTTGCTACCTAATGTAATAAAATCCAGATCGGAGATTGTAACTCCCAAACACTATAGTCTGTAATATATGTAGCTGTGGTATATACATTATCTAGTCAGTCTTTTGTAGACAAAAAGTCATTAAAAGGACTACAAACCCATTGGAGATCGATCGCTACCTACCTCAGCTTAGTTACTAACATCCTCTCAAACTGCGCTAGAATGCCCGATCGACAGTGTTTGTAGTGTAGTGGTAGTGAAGTGTAGTTGTTGCCTGTGTTGTCATGTAATATACTACATCAGGAAGGACAAAAAGACAGTGTGTGGTTGTAGTGTAGTGAAGTATGCTGGATATGCCTGACTTTTTTACTCATCGACTTCGCATGATTTAAAATAGGGGGTAGGGGGTTTCCTATAAGAATTTGACTTCTAAGACAGTGCATTTGACGGATATATTTACCAATCTTTTTAAAATTTTTTTAGAATTTTTTTTTTTGAAAAGGTCTTTAGATTTGCCAGCTATATTTACAAATCTTTTAAAATTTTTTTTAATAATAAATAAATAAACAAATAAATTTATATTATGAGAAAATTATATCAACAAATTACAGAATTTTATGAATTGCAAGAAGCATTGAGCAAAATGCCATCATCGGATATAATTTCCGATGAAGGATATCATCAAACAAAACTTACGCATTATCAGGGAGATGCGGAATTTACACCAAGTAGATATCACCAAGATTATTCAGGGGTTACACATAGTGTAGCGTGGATGAATAAAAAAAAGGGTAACAGCAGTTCGATAACAGACAAAAAGAACACATTACATGATGCAGCACATTTACATAATCATTATATACAGAATAACACAGATATTGGAGATGTAGTCAGATCTGATACTATGCCAGATGCGGATGGCGAAGGAAACAAACGAGCAAGAATATATGGAAAAATGGCAGGATTTGGGGGACTAAATAAAGCGGGGGAACAATATGGAATCGTAAAAAAACACGCAGACGATCATCCAGAAGAACACAAACGAGGAAAAAAATATTTACATCCGTTAGAACATGATGAAATAAACGCGCATGGAGATAAACCTAGTGCTGGTTCGACTGATGGAAAAATTCGTACTATGAGTAGAGATTATGGAGAAGGGGGGAAATTACATATCACTCGAAGAAATAGAGTAATGCACGGAACTGCAATAAATGCAGATGGGAGCGAATCCGAACATATGACAGATACAGAATCCGATCATCCAGACAATGAAAAACATTTAGCAGAACTACATAGTCATCACAAAGATTATGTAAATTCTAAACAAAAATCTAAAACTCCAGCAATTGATGCGCTAATTACGAAGTTAAAAACTAAAAAATAGAAAAATTATTAAATTTAATAATGACCTTCTAAAATCAATTAGAAGGTCATTATTTTTATAATTTGGTACTAGTAGTCATTATTTAGATTATCATTCGTTGTAGGGCATCCTAGAGGGGTCTGAGAGCATAATATAGGTTCCCCTAATATGTGTCATTATTAAAAAGAATATTATAAATTTGAATGAGTGGAATAAATCTGTGATAATATGTCACAGGGGTACTATTAATCACTTCTACCGTCTTCTGGGTTTGGATTGCCATAAATATCACCAACTCTTTGTAAATTATATCGCATTTCAATCTATTTGGGTGTATACAACTTAGAATAGTTTCAAGAACATCAAATGGGGGGTTTGGTGACTGTTCATAGATACCATCTTCATTTTCAGTGAATGAGATGAGATGTGAGTGATGAACATAATCGAAGTCTATTTTCTCATCAGCACAAAACTCATGAGGATCCCATATTGTTCCAATAGAACTGGTTAACAAATGCTGAAATTTGTTATAAAAATCTTGGTATGCCATCAGTATAAAAATAGTAAATTGTAGAACTGTCTGATATGAATGAAGTGGTGCAAAATGGTAGTAGGTACACGATTAACCCAACCAAGAGTTTTTTGATGTCGAATAGACATATAAACTTCAATTTCTTTAAGTTTTATATCATTGTTCATTCTTCTACCAGAATGGACAGCATTAAATATTTCTTCTAGTTCATCAAATATAGGTTCGGGGGGTTGTGTAAGTATAGTATCAACTCCTTTAATAGTATAAATAGGATGGTTATGGTGGATAAAATCGAAGTTAATTTTCTCACTAGCATCGAATTCGTGAGGATCCCACAAAGTGCCGACAGAATTAGTGAGGAGGTGTTCAAATTTGTTATAAAATTCGGTGTAAGTCATATTTTTATAATCCTCGCAATAATGAGTTTAAATTAGACAAATCTTCAGAAGATAGTGTATATGTCTCAATATAAGTGTTGTTACAGTGTTCAATTTTGATGGTTATTTCGGCACCAAAACGAATAAGAGTTAATTTGTGGGGATAAGCATTACGACAGATTGTAATAGTCCGAGTATTTTTTACAAAAGAGCGTTTGTGAAAGTATTGAATTTTGCCGTTAGGTACAAGTTTATTATTACAACCAGGAACAGAATCTGTCAATACTTGATATACAGGAACTAGTAATACATCACTAGTCATTTGTTCTGTTAAGTGGTACAATTTGGCATCAACAAGAGAATCAAAAATTTTAGTATCAGAAGACATAGTTAATTTGGTGAGAATATGTAAGTGGTGTAGTAAGGCATTCTATGGGCATCTCAGAACATAATCGGGGCATCCCAAGTAAGTTGATTCTCTAGATGTGCTTCGATCAATTGGTTTAGTTTTGATTGATGTTCTGGAGTAAATTGTATAGTAGAATCAGGCAACCAATTAGGTACTTCTTTGAGGTATCGTTCGGGAGATACTACCCCTGATTTAGTGGCAAACTGATAATGAATGTTTTGAAGGCAATTCTGATCTTTTGAACCAAAATTTATAAATTTGTCATGTATTCTTGGCATACGGATTATTGTTTGATAGCTAGTACCACCACGATTATATTTTATACCTATAGGAAGTCCCGATGACTTTTTCATTAATGCTATATTGAACCAATTTGTCACTAATTCTAAATTAGATCTTGTATTATTACTAGGATCGCCATCTATATGATTGATCACCCAATTTTGATTAGTCTTCAATCCAACTATTAATTCATAAATTTTTACATTTTTTCCATTTTTCTTTGTACTAAATCTGCCTTCACAATCCGGACACCAATTATATAGTTTTAATAGATCTACTTTATCAAGATCGATAGTATTAGTATATAATCTACCAGTATTAGTATTGAGTACATGTAAAGTTTCATCTACAAACAATTGATTAAAAATTAATTTATAATTACTTTTATTTACATTATGATGAGGTAGATCGAATTCCCATTTATTAGTAGTGTTGGTATAATGAATCATACAGTTTGTCTCATTCGCAAATAAAGGATAGTAGGTAAGCATAAATGGCAATGAGGCGGCATACCAGCATTCCAGACAATAGGAGATTCTTTATCGTCGTCACATTCTAATCTGTAAGATATTTGAGTAGATTTGGGGAAAGATTTAGTGGTATGGTATAGTTCAAGAACCATATTAGTGATTACATAATTTACAATTTCTTGGACAGAAGGGACTACGCAAATATAATCTTCGAGATTGATTGATCTTAGGTAATTATTGTCTTGATTGTTTATGTTTATTGAGTAAATCGTATCTTCGAGATTGATTTGTTTAATGAGTTGATAGATTTGTTGAGTCATATTTTGGCGAAAGAGATGAATAATAATTGACTAATACTTTAGTAACATTGTCACACATAGATTGTTGTTCTTCTAGCGTCATTCCTTCCATAAGATTATTACACTCTTGAATGTAGGAATTGACATGATTATTAAATTTAATAATTAGTGAGTGAGTGGAGTAGGTTGTTCCCAAGTTGCTTGATTAGCTAGATGTGCTTCAATTAATTTATCTAGTTTTGATTGATGTTCTGGAGTGAATAGGATAGTATGATCTGGTAGCCAGTTTGGGACTGATAATAGATATCTTTCTGGCAATACTAAACCTGATTTAATAGCAAATTGGTAGTGCAAGTTTTGAAGATAGTTAAGATCTTCAGAACCAAAATTTATTTGTTTCTTTACTCTTGGCATAGCAATTTGTGTTTGATAGCTACTATCACCATGATGATACAGTATACCAATAGGAAGTCCAGATGACTTCTTCATTATTGCGGTGTTGAACCAATTAGTGACTAATTCTAAATTAGATCTTGTATTATTACTAGGATCGCCATTTATATGATTGATCACCCAATTCTTATTAGTCTTTGCACCATATACAGATTCATGAATTTTTACAGTTTGTCCATTTTTATATGTTAGAAATCTACCTTTATTGTCAGGACACCAATTATATAGTTTAAGAAGATCTACTTTATCAAGATCGATAGAATTAGTATATAATTTACCAGTATTAGTATTGAGCAGATGTAGTAGATCGTCTACAAATAATTGATTATATGTTAATGGCTTACAAGATCCATTATTTATATTATGATGAGGCTGAACGAACTGATAGAAATTGAGTATTTTGCAGAAATGTATCATAATTAATCCCCTATAACAAAAATGGTGAGAAATGTCAACCAAATACTACCACCATTGAGTCGAAAGTACCTGAGTTTTTAGCTTTTGGTAGATGTTCTGTGTTGGGGATAGAATTTATACCAGTGCCAGGATTGATATGGGCGGGTTGTAGTACACCATTAACTTTAATCTTACCAATACCTTCAAATTTTAGTCTGCCTTCTATGAATAGAATTTGACTAGCATGAGGTTTAATTACATGGTGATAAAGTCTGGTAGACGTGCTGACAGGAAGTAGAAATACAGATTTATTACCATTAATTTGCCATTCTGCTAACCCCTTCATAACAAATGCTTCTTTTTCTATTTTGCTGTATGGAGGATTGACAAAATTAACTTTTTTCCAAGGGACGATTAGTGCATCATTTTCTGGCGTGATTACTTCATTTATGGGGCAAACATCAAACATTTCACCATGTACATCAACTAATTGATCGTAGAAATATTTTGGTGTCGTCCAATGATTACTTGGGTTGGAAATTCTAGGTTTAGTCATTTTTGATTAATTTCTATCTTTCATATAATTATAGCATCAATCACTATAGAATGTCAACAAAAAAAGAGAGCAATTATTGCTCTCTTTCTTAATATTTTGAGTGGTGTTATCCAACAAAGAATTATCCAAGTGTATTAGGCTTCGATTTGCGAATTACTTTAACTGGTGGAAGAACATAATAATCAGTCACTAACCGAGTTGCGCCAGTTGTCGCTTTCATTAATTGTGCATTTCGTTCAGTGTTGGTCATAAAATTTTGGTGAGAGAGTGGAATATATCTATTATAACATTATTTATTGATATTTGTAAAGTAATTTGCGAAGTTCTATTGACTTACCATTTACGACAATCATCATTTTTTTCAATTGTTCTGACCAAAATATGTGTGGATTGTATATTCGTTCAAATCGAGGAAAATATTGTCTCAAGTTTTGTCCGTGTTTGCAATCACAAAAATCTAGAACATTAAAAGATTTGAGAAATTTGCTACCTTCACTATGGTATAAACGCAAACCAAGATCTTTGCATTTACAATTTGACAACCAGCCAGACGAAATTATGCTCATATTAACTAATAAATGTGTTGCTAGGCGATCCGATGATTACCCCTCCGTATATACCTATATTATCACCAATTTTTAATTTTGGCAATCCTCCAGAGTACGAATTTGTAGCGGTGCCAGCAGCAAATAGTTGATCGGGCAAACACGGGGATGCACAGGTCAGATTAATATTACTTCTAATCCCATAAAATCCCGCAGTTAGAACGGGATAACCATTTACGAAGTTGTTATTTTGTCTGACTAATGGTGTTTGGGGGTAAATGCAGCAGGGGGGTATTGCGGACAGTGACACAAAACAGGATGAATTTGCTACTTGACTCATATAAATTTATTTATTTATCACTTAATATTTATAATATTATAACATGCTTCCAGGTTTTTGCTAACTTTATATCATTAATAGTAGCCTTATGAACATTATATTTTTTTGATATATATATATATATATACTCCAGTAAACCCATCTCTTAGTAATACTTTTATTTCTCGCACTTGTTGTTCATTTAACTTTGCATGTGGTGCCTTTTCGCCACACAAAGAAACTGACAAGTTTTTTTTATGTTCGTCGGTAAAAATTCGCCCAGCCATAACAACTGATAAATGTTTCTTCGCTTCTTCTGATAAAGTTTTTCCCTTTTGAGAAGCAGACATATTTTTCTTAGTTTGCTGCGTGTGTTTATATCCATACAAAGGATGTTCTTCCCCAAATTTTCCATACATGGGATTATTACTACCAACTTTGCAATTTGATAGTTTTTGTTTAGTTTTTTCTGATGGAGTGTTACCGATATGAGAATCAGACATTTTTTTCCTTGTTGATGTGGAAAAATCTTTTGCAAAATTAGGATGATTTTCACCAGATAACCCGTTACCACCACCAGAAATTGGCGAAAAATTCATACAATATGGTTTGTGCAAATGTTCGGCGATCAATTCCGTCTCTGCTATCATCAATTCTTCTATGGTGTCATAGTAAGAAAGTATTGTTCGTCGCAATAGATTCTTATCTTTAATAGACTTCACCCATTTACCAGATCCCAAATAAGGATCATTATCTGGATGTTTGTCTGATGAGTGCATACCGTAATATTTCTTATCACTACCCACTAGGATAGTTTCATACAAATAGTTATATTTTTTAGGGGTTCTGTTGGTCATAAAAATTAATGATAAAGACAGCATTATCATACTAACATATATTGGCGCAAAATACCACCACCAAATTCTAAATTATTAAATTTAATAATGACCTTCTAAAAATCAATTAGGAGGTCATTATTTTTATGATTTGATGCTAGTGGTCATTATTTCAATTAAGACCTGCTACATGGCATTTTAGACCCCTCCCAGGGCATATTAAACAATAATAGAAACATCAGACTCGATCATACAATAATGTTCAGATTCAATTTGCCCATAATAGTACAATTTTGTAGTATAGTTGGTATTAGTTAACCCACTACCAGCATCAATAATTTTTGCTCTAACAATACTACCGTTCAAACATTCTAATAAGATCTTAGCAGGGTCAGCAACCCCCTCTACCGCTAACATCATGTAGCGGGGATAATGCAATCCAGCATACACAATATCAACGCCAGTCAATTCGCCCCCAACAATATTAAATTTGAATTCAGCGGGGATCACGTCTTTATCATTATTACTATTATATACAATAGAATATACATCATCTACTCCAATAGTATCATCAACGATCCAAGCACTCAAATGAGTAATAAAATCAGTAGAATTAACAGTAAGTGTTGTACTAGTAGTAGTATAATTTGCAGATGGTTGGATAACTCCATTTACAAATAGTATTATGTTTCTATTAGTGGGGTTATTGGTAATGGTATAGATTTTATTGGTAAGGCTGACTAAATTTAATGCAGTAAAATTATCACTATAGACCCCATATGCCGTACCAGTAATATTTTGTGTAAAGACAACATTATTACCAACAATACTAAATTCATTATTTGGTACATTATTTACAAACATAATCAATTTTGAAACATCTACAGGGACAAAAAGGTTAGTATTTGTGGTGAGTGTGGTAGTATTGGAGTTCGTTAATACTTTTTTGTCCGTATAAGTTAAAAATGAACTCGGTAGGTTGAGTATAGAGACCCGGTCACTCAAATCATTTATTGTTTGATGAATAGTTACGTTATTGTTAGCCACCGAATAATCATAAGATGGATGTTGTGTAACTCCATTGATGTACAAAATTGAATTACTGGCAATCCTACTAACCAAATTATTAAATTTAATAATACTATAGTCAGTTGCCAATACGGTATTAGAATTAATTTTTTCTAATATCAATCTGTTATGATTTTCTGTCAGCCATACTAGATCTCCGTAATCATAATTGATAAAGGACGAGTAGTTGCTGTGAACATAATCATTATCATTCCAAATGTAGTCGAAATATTGTTTTTTGAATTTAGTATTTTTGTATAGATCTTCTGGTAATGAATCGATATTAATAACGAAATCAGTTTCGTTTTTTTCGGCTAATATACTTAAAATATTCTCGATATTGATCTTATAGTCAATAACATTGTTGATCTGTGTCTCTCTATGTAGGTACATCTTCACTATATTATCTATGCTGTATATGCTGTATATCTTATTACCGAGCATATGTACATTATCCACCACAAAATTTTTCCATTCTATTAGTGAATGTGGGGATTTTATTGAATAAGAATATTGTTGATGAGTAAGGTTGTCTGCGATCACATTATTAGAAGTAATAATACTATCCAAATTATCAGTAAAATCTTGAATAGTTTTGTTGCTGGTTGGAGTACAAATTAGTTCTGCTGTACGGACATTATGAATTTTACCAATTTTTCGTCCAGATTCATCCCACAAAAAATAATCATTATTCACTACAAATTTTCCAAATAATGATTTCACTTGCAAAGTCGAAGCAATTTTATTATATAAATTAATTTTACCCTTTGCCACATAATTATTTCTAGTTAATCCATAATAAACAATACTGGTATTGATATCAGATTTGCTTAATATTGGAATGATAGTTGCACCAATACCAATTGATATAGAAACAATAGGAATACTTTCAAAATAATTATCACTTTCAATAATGTCAATTCTACTAATAACACTATTAGCAACCACTAAACTAGCAGAAAACTGATTATTTAATACTACAGAATTTTCAGTATAGCCAATACCATTAGTGATAATTATAAAATCGGTGATGGTATTATTAAATTTAATATCTAAAATCACATCACTATCCACTGAATAATTTATAGTAGGGTCGCCACCAAACCCATCTCCATTGGTAATATTTTTAATATTTTTAATAGTTCCAATAGTATCACTACGAAATATAATAACTGCACCAACTCCATATTGTGATAATATAGTATGTGGTGGGATGGATTCTAAATTAATGCCGTTATCAATTATGTTTACTCCAATAATCCCACCAGTATTAGATACTGCTGAAACGATTATTTTTATATTAACATCTTCAAATTTTATAATATCTCCTACTGCATAATTAATACCAGGAATCTCTATTAGGTAATCATCTATTGCCCCATAGCTAATATTATCCACCTTTGCCAAATATGGATAAATTTTATTATTTGGTGAAGGGAATTTAACTTCATCATTGTATATTCTGATTGAACCACTAGGAATATTGCAATTATTTTGCAATTTCAGATGATTATAGGAATCAAATTTGTATTTGTATTGATTACCGACAAAATAAGGAAATGCGTCGGTTGCAAAATAGCAATATCTACCTTCTGGAAATTCTGGGGTATACGCAAACACCCCATTATACTCATCCAAAACACCACCAATATACTCATAATCTTCAATAAATGTTCCTAATGGTGCGGTTGGTCTATTAGTAGAAGTAGTAATCTTGAGTGTCCAACTAGAGTATAGTTTATCAACCCCCCCTCTTGGCGCATCTACATATGCTCCATATATAGGCACACCATCAAATGCCCAACCAATTATGGGAGAATGTACTGTTCTTACTGGTTCAATGTGTACTAATTGTAAATATTGTGGCGAAAAATTAGTATCAGGTAGATTAGATTCGCCGACCCCACTATCTCCTTGATTATATACATATCCACCAGTACTATCTATAGGGGCATTATTTGCAATATTGTACGTCCAGCTATTTATAGTCGCAGCAAATACCGCAGAGTTTGGAAAATAATTGACTACCAATGTTGGATTATTGAAGTAGCTAGAACCACCATTTATTACTTCTACAGACACTACTCTACCGAATTCAACATTGACAGAAAATTTAGCACCACTACCAGTAGTATTGATTACCTTTAATTCTGGACTAGTGAAGTAGTTTATACCACTATTTTCTACCGATACGGACACAATTACTCCCAATTCTACCACTATACTAAATACCACTCCACTACCAGATTTTAAATATACTTCTGGAGTGGCAGAATATACATCGGTGTTTGGGATGGCTAATGATTTGTAGTTGATAGGATCAAAGTCAACATCTGATAGTTCTGTAGGTAGAAAATAATATTTACCTACAAAACCAGATATATACACGTTTGTAGTGGGAATAGTTAATGGAGTTAGATATTTCCCACCATTAACTATTTTTATTTCTGGGATCTCTGTATACCATTTACCAGGATTTTTTATTATTATTCCATTAATTACTCCACTCACATCATAATCAACTTCCAACTCCATATCTATCCCAGTAACATCATTAATATTTCTGGTGACAATTACTTCTGGCTTTTTATTATATCCACTCAATAAATCTTGGCTGATACCATCCAATGTTATTCTCTTCAAACTTCCATATATTTTTATAATATTGCTGTAATTCTGAGTATTAACATACAACTCTGGAATAGATTCATTAATTCTATTCGGTAAAAAATAATCATCCCCATTACTAATAATATCGATATTAGTCAAGTTACCATAGTCAATAGTTGCCCCTTTATAACTACAAATTTCTACCCCATTGGTGGTTAAGCCAATACCTTTATTGGTTGGACTTGGTTCGACTATATTATTTTTGATAAATCTTTTCAGGATAGTTTGTTCCGAAAATGATCTAGTATTCGTAGTACTTACTGGCTTACCATCAGCAGTAATATACATATAATCATCAGTATCATATATACCATAAATATTACTCCACACATTGTATTCGGTAGCATCTTTAGTGATTGGAGATATACTATCAAAGATACTATCATTTTTATACCCACTGGCACCATCTAAAATCACGGCACCCGACCCACTACTAATTACTGAAAACTGACATTTTTTGTTGCCGGAACTCAATTCAACGGTAGCTGTACGATATTGATTATCGCTATAAATTCTATACAATTTTACCACATCTTCGCCAACCATACTATAATTTTGCGTACCAGGAATCAATACATTTCTCGTAATACCAATCAGTTTATTGATAGTCTTAGATGTATAATTTATATACTCACCATTTAGACTGACTGTACCAGCAGTAGGAAATCCAATAGTAGAATCAACAATAATATCAGTTCCTACTATTGGAATTAATTTGGTAGTTGGTGGCACATATAGTGAGTTATTTTTATCAGTGATAATCTTGACTATTACTCTTTCATTATCCCGATAAACTACACTTAAATCCGAGGTATAAATACTTATTTTATTCTGTGTTAATACAATATTCTTCTCTGATCTGATCTGCTCAAAATTGGTAGTGGTATCATTTAATTCTAATAATATTTCAGAATATACACTGTTGTCAGAATTTGTTTTAATCGTATACTCGTACGGTAATATTACAGAAGGTTCTTCGGTAGTAATATCTATATTGTTTATTACTGCTGTACAATTGGTACTAGTTATAGACTCACCAATTCTAAAACTTTTATCAGTTTCGTTCAAATATAATTCATTTATATCGGGGTTCCAATATGTAATTTTACCCTTCGCGCCACTAATACTGCCAGTAACAATAGAATTGATATCAAAATCACGTTCAAGAATTACTACATTATTATTGTTGTTGTATAGAGTACCAGGATTTACTATGGACACCGCAGTAATCACTCCAGCGACTATATTATCTATTTGCAAAACCGCATCAGTACCAGCACCAATCACATCAATTGTTGGTTTGAAATTGTTGTTATAGCCAGAACCGCCATTAATTATAGTAGCAGTAGCTACGCTGCCATTCAACACTTCTAACAATACTACCGCACCAGAACCTCTCAGCAGTACTTTAATTTTGGTGGTAGTGTCATCGAACAACAATTTGAATAACGTTTTGATCGATTCCTCAGTACCTTTGCTGGTGTTGAAATCTTTGATGTGGGGTATTAATGTCGAGTAATTGATTTTAGGATTCAATTTTTGTGGTAGATTTCCTAGATATTTGTATCTAAACTGGTCTAAGATCAGGTTTTGTTTATCTGTAAGATCTTGTATTTTATAGTTTTGAATATTGTAGTACTCAATCAGATTGTTCATCAGATCCAAATTGCCCAACGGCTGTTCTTGAGACTTGTAGTATTCCTCAATGAATTGTACAAATTTAGGGTAACTCTCTACAATGTGATCTGGTAATAGTGATGAGACGGTGAGACTACTAGTTACTTTCATTTAATAAATTTGATACTTTTATTCATATTCATATTTATAGTTATCATGCGTGTAATTATTAAATTTAATAAATGACCTTCTAAAATCAATTAGAAGGTCATTATTTTTATGATTTGGTACTAGTAGTGATTATTTAAATTATCGTGCCTTACAGGGCATTCTAGACCCCCCCTCAGTGTATGTATGATGTGTTTAAGATATCTAACAATAGACAAAATTGATGGAATGATAATTTCAACATATCATTTAAAATAAACCAACTATGTCTTTTTTTGGGGTCACTAATCCACTTCACTTCACTTGTTTTTTAGTCAATTCTAATTCTGTTTGATATTTTAATAAAAACTCACCAGATATAAATTCTGGCAAGTTTAATTCTGTATATGCCTTATCAGAGATATTATTATAATAATATCTCCATTTAAAATACAAAGAATTCATTCCATTGTCCTCATTCTTCTTAATAGAATACCCAGTAGTAATTCCTAGTATTCCCTCTGCACATAGGCAAGTTTGATCATTTTTATCAACCAAACTACAAAACCCTTGTTTATATTTTGCGAAGTTGTCTTTCAGTTCTTGTAATTTGTTAATCATGATAATTTACTCAAAAAAATTAGTTTATGTGACTTGAGGGACACTCTAGAACTAGTAGGGGGAGCATATTTATTGTTCATTCAATAAATCTAGCAGCAAAGAAAATTGGGAGAAGGTTAAGTTAATATAATCATTAATATCATGCCAAAAAAATGAATCAAATTCTTTATTAATGCTAACAATTTGAAATTTTGTTAATTTTAATTGTTTTTGATGAGTTAATAATAAAGTTTTAGGAATGGGGTTGGGTAAATTTAATTGTTGATACACACTGCCAGGTATAGTACTATAATAGTATCCTCCATCCAATAGTATCATTTTTATATTATTGTGCATAGGAACATTAGCAATTGTTCCCCCCACAGTAATTGCTAATACCCCTTCAGCACATAGAGAACACCCATCAAGAGACACCAATCTTCGGTGATATTGATTATATTTGGCGAAATTCTCTTTTAATTGTTCTAATTTATTAATCATGATATATATATATCTATCTATAATTTGTTCAGGATGTCCAGCAGTAAAATAAATTGTGGAAAGGTTAATCTGACAATATCGTTTAGATTTGCCCAAGAAATGAGAGAATTAAGACTTTGTAGCATATCTATTTGTCTCGAAGTTAGTTGTAATTTTTTTGCCCACCAAAGAAGTTCAATTTTTGTTATATATTTGGGTAAATTTAACTCTGTATAATGGTAGCTGGGTATAGAAAACTCAAAATAGCAACTATTTTCTTCTTCGTAAACCATATCGTCAGAAAATGAATATTGTTTTTTGATAATTAAACCATTAGATATAGCCAAAATAGCCTCTGCACACAGGCATTCGCCAGTCACTAATTTACAAAATCCTTGTTCATATTTGGCAAAATTCTCTTTTAATTGTTCTAATTTATTAATCATGATATATATATAGTTTGTCCAGAATGTCCAGCAGTAAAATAAATTGGGAAAAAGTTAATCTGACCCCATCGTTCAAAGATGCCCAACAAATTTGTTCGCCTTCCTGCATAATAGCCTTAATTTGCTTTTTTGTCAACTTTAATTGTTCCCCCCATCCTATTAATTTTGATGTAGATATAAGCAACGGCAAATCTAAATTATCATAGATATTATGAGGAATATTCAAATATAGATATACCCCATTAATACAAAACATGGAGACGTTATGTTCTGGATGAATTTTGATGTCAAGACCAGCAGTAAGTCCTAAAATTCCTTCTGCACAAAACTCGTATCCATCTTCATCTGTATTTCTCATCAACCTGCCGTATGTTTGTTCAAATGTGGCGAAGTTTTCTTTTAATTTGGTTATTTTTTCAATCATGATGCTTTCCTCAAAAAATTAATTTTCGTGCGTTGTAGGGCATTCTAGCGGTGTTTGGGAAGATATTCTCGCAGTCTGTCCATCTGTTTTAGTTCTTCTTTGTTTAATGTTGGTTGTAGCACATTAAAAAACTCTACCATTGCTGTTGCTTGTTGTGCTGCACTCTTAGCTGGTAGATCATCTTCGTAATATGCGATTTCACTTGCTAGGAGTAGTTTAAAGATATTTTCTGCCAGTTGTTTGTCAATCATATATTAATAATGTTGGCTTATTACTAGTATATAACAGATTCTCGTTTTTGTCAAGATAAATCACGAAAAAACTCACCAATTTCTATTTTTTTCCTTTTTATTGAACTAAATAATTTAGGGACTACCCAACCTTGTCTATATCTGGAATGTATTGTATTGTAGCTTAGATTAAATGCAATGCACCATTCGCGCAAAGTTTGTTTTTTTTTAATTGGTACGAATTCCCTGTTGCAATATTCACATACTTTTGATTTCTTTTGATATATATATATATTATGAAATTTTTTATAATCTGATAAATTTTGATATCCATGAGATTTAACATGAAATCTTAAATTATATTTGTCATAGAAGTTATTACAATTAACACATATTACACTATTTAACATAACAGTTAATTTATAAGATAATATAATTATTATAACACAAATCCCCAGAGTTATCCAGGGATTTGTGTTATGTGTTATTCAGTTTTACATGATGAGGCTTATACTATATGGAGTTGAAATATTCTGCAATAGTTATAATTTTTACTTCATCGGTAATTCGGTTTTTGATGGTGATTGCGGTGTCACCTGTAACACATTTCCCGCTTTGACGAGGTTGTCCCCAATATTAGCTAACCAGTTTATTGATTATGCGGCAATCGGGGACAAAAAAGGATACTTAACGACAACGAAGCGGTTGCGGTCAAACGTCTTCAGCAATTTTTCCTGATATTTATAAAGTTTTATATTTGTCAACCCTTTATCCAATGTAACGATTTTGATGTAATTATTTGCAAAATAATTTATATCTTTTTTGCACTTCATAAATTCGTTTACATTATCCTCATCAAATTCTATGTCTACACCAATTCTTTTTAGGAGCGGATTCGATTGAAAAGAGTTTTCCAGTTCTTTTTTTCTTGCCATTTTTATTTTTGCTTGGATAAGTGTTTGAGTAATAATATTTATACGCAATATAAATAAAAATAAAATATGGCAACATATAAAAATTTAGCCTATCATGAATATAGGATATTCCTCCCATTCTGATGACATTTTCGCCAAAAATGCTTCTTTTTCTCGAACACCGTCGTTGTATAGTGAGTCAGCGTTAAACATCACCCCACTAGGAAGTTGTATATTAGAAAATTTTCTTAGATTTTGCCCAAATTGTATTTTGACAAGTATTGCGAAATATTCTTTGACGAATCTATCATTATATATCTTCGCAAATTGAACAGGATCGAGTGCGCGTTGACACTGAATAATTATAAAACGATCTAACATTGATTCAATATCAAAATCTAGATATAATCTACCATTATTTCTATTAAATTTAATAGCAGTTTCCGCATTCAATATATTTATAATGTTTTCAATGCTTTGACGTAGTAGATAAATATCAGTCAGATCTAACATCTGACCACCATAAAAGTTAAACTGTTCCATTATGAAGAATTCGGGGGATCGACCGAACATGTCATGTAGGTAATTATTATTTGTTCTGGCAACACTAGTAATGCCAATTATATAGTCAGGAACTATTAAAAAGTTTTGATTGTCAAAGAATGACAATCCACCAGGATTCAATATTTGTGTGTGTGTCTTTTTGTTATCAATATCTTGCTGTGTAATTTTATATTTAAGATACACCTCTTCTGTGCCGTCATACACACGATCCTGGTATAGTTGGAGTACGTCATCAAGAAGTTGTTCTAACTGGGAATTCTCTACATTTATTTCTATTAGTGGCGCACCTAATTTCTTTTTTGCGTAATCAAACAATGCTGTGCGAGAATTTATTGACATTTTATTAAATTTAATAATTTTGTGTTAGTTAGGGAAAATTTCCCCCGTCTATAAAATAGTCATTATCACCATCATTAGTTGGTGGTATAGCTGTATTTAATATGTCAGTCACCCCTTGAGTCACGGTTATTGTGCCAGAATATAATCTGTATACTGTGTTTGTATCTACTAATGTCGATATATCATATACATATTGCCCAGTCGCCATACTAGAGGTAGTAAGATTAGTCAACTCTATAGTAAATTCTCCTAATAATGGATTAGTTTTATTACATAATATATATATAGTTTCTGAAGAATTGTACACTCCTTGTATTGCTCCAGAAATTGCCCAACTGGTAATGTCTTTTGGTGAGCGATTATCATTCAATATCTTGATTGTTTCTAGAAACGTTGAAAACTGTTTAACTTCATAATTCTTTATAATGGTTTTCATTTTTGTAGTAATTGTTTTAATAGTGTTGTTATTTCTAATAAACTTTCTGACAACTCTATTACAGAAATTTCTAAATTAACTAATCTGAGATTATTGTTTTGAATATTAGCAAGATTATCTATATATTGTTTATACATATCACTATCTTGTAATAGTATAGCACCAGTAATAGGGTCTTTACATAATGATGGTTCAGAGATTATCTTGTACATAGTTATAATGCTGTATTTATTATATATTTATGTTATAATGATTATATCGTTTATTATTAGTATGGCAAAACTTCGATAAATATAACATATGCCAATGGCAGTAGCTATAAAACACAAGTTATTATGCCAAGAGTAAATGGTAAGCAAATAAATTTTACTTCTAAAGATCTTAATTCCCTCCAGAATATTCATTTTCAGTTTGGTACAGAATCAGGATTAGTGTCTCCAGAACGATACCTCAAAGAAACTCCTAACTGGTTGCCCGATTCTACTATCCAATTCTCACTAGAACAGCAGAATAAACTAGACCAATTAATTGAAGCACATTTAGAAAATCAGGCATCTTGGGATAAGCCTATTAGATTCTAAGAGGGGTCTGGAATGCCCCACAATGCACGATAACTATAAATACGAGTGCTAGTGTCATAATCATAAAAATATGACCTTCTAAAAATCAATTAGAAGGTCATATTTTTGTATATTAAGAAGCAGTACTGATAATTCTAAGATTTTTTATGGTTGGGTACGATGCTTGATTGTCAGATTTACAAACAATCTTGATTTGAAATTTTTTGTATTGTGGTATGTTTCGTAATTCAAATCTAAACTCTTTAAAATCACTATTGGCTGGGTATACAATAGATGGAACCAATACAAAGTTATTATTATCAAAATTAGGAGAATTGTCTTCTCTGGATAACTTTAGATATACTTCAATACTCTCACTGGCGTTTCTAGTTGCATCCAATATGATAGTAATTGCTTGCGACGGAAGAATTAATGATATAGGTTTAGTGATGTATACGAATGATGACATAATATAATTAGGTAACAACTCATTCCCAGCAACATTATTAATTATATTGGTGGTAGCTACTACAGAACATTTATCATAGTCAATAATTGGTGAGATATTTTCGTTACTGGTGGACATATCTATATTTAATTTCATAGATTTGGTGCCCAATATCGCTTCATTATCGGTAGATGCCACCAATAATGGTTTGTTGAAATTAGTAGTTTTATCTATAGACAGATCAGAAGTAAATGGAATATATGATGGTTGGATTAGATTAGTACTAGAAATACTAGTTCCAGTAGTGGCGATTAATGATAAATTAACATTAGTTTCTGGGAAATATTTATAAGATATGTTTGGTGTGACTGATTCATATTGGTGATTGACAGAAACACTAATATTATCCCCACCACAAACATTCGTATAATTGGCACTAGAAATAGCGTATACCCCAAAATTATCTAAATCAATTGGTACAATCGAAGTAAAGGTTTTATTTAATTCTACTAGTGGAATACCATTTATAGAATAAATCTCTACTACACTATTTGTTAAATGCTGAATGATTGAAGTGTTATTCTTACCTCTACCACCAGCAGGGATAGTGATTAATTTTGTGCCATTATTCACATTAATATATGATAGGATCTCATCATCTATTTTGATATAACCTGGATTGGTGATAGATATTGGTAGATTATTTATAAATTGAGGTACCAATTCAGGAGTTTCTACTGGTATCGTTGTAGCCACTGTATACTGAGTGTCAGAAATAATATCAGTCAATATAGTTGGAATATAATTAGACACTATATTCTTTATAGTCACACTGTTATTAGTGGTGTGCATCCCATGATTTTTGGAATATACACTAACTAAGTTGCTATTTTTTGTTGTGGTTATATAATTTCCAATAATTTCTGGGAGATTGTCTTCATTATTAAAATTAATATTTCCAGTCAAACTAAATTTTGCTTTATTCAACTTGAATTTTATCGATTTCTTATTGTCTGCGATCCAATTTTTATAGTTTTGTGGGACGTATAGATTGGAAATATTAGGATTTTTGATTGAAACTATATCAGTTGTATTTTTTACTTCAAAGTCATTACTGAATATTTCATAATTATTTGAGTTAGATAGTACACAAATACAATATTGAGTATTGTCCTTTAAGTATACCATATTATTAAATTTAATAATAGTAGGCGTATTTCCATCACTACTGGTAACTATATCTTTTGTATTTACGCTTATTTCTGAGTATGGTAGAATAGTTTCAGTAGGATAGTTATTTTCAACAGTTCTCAACTGAACTATTAAAGGGATGAAATTATCTTTTTTGTTGAAGAATAGTTCTAATGAGGTGATAAAGCAGCCACCAACAATATTGTTATTAAATGATTGAGTTATTGGACTATTCCAACCATTATTGTTGATGATATTACCATTGATCTGATTTTGAATTATGTTAGTGTCATTATTTTCAGGAATGCTTAGTGAGATGATGTCTTTAGTTTCGATGTTAGAATTGCCACCACACTGAAATATGGTTTTAGCAAATGTAGTATTACCAATTGCGGATAACACTAGTGTTCCTACTGAAAATTTGTAATCGCTTTTAGTTGGGTTGGGAATAAATACATTTCCTGCAAAATTACCATTGTCATCACTAATGATATCAGTGTTTGTCAAAATTGCAATTGCCCCCGAAGTTTGTCCAATGATGTATGTGCCGACTCCAATATCCTCCACATTAAACTGATACCCGTCATTCCAATTTATTTTTATGGTGTTAGTGGTGCCAGTGTACACTCCACTAGATAAACTATCTACTTTGGCGGATATATAATTTGATAGTACTGTTGGCTGATATCTTGAACCTGTTAATACTCTAGTATTGACATTTCTCCACAACAATTTTTCACCAACTACAAATGATATAGTATTAGTGCCATTAGTACCATCCTTTTTAATTACACAAGTAGAGGGTACTACTAGATCTGTAATATTTTTTGAATTTATATATACATCCAGTTTAGTGTTTGGTTTTAGTGCATCTATATTTATTTTTATAGTTTGTTGTTTTAAGTAATTGTTGGTGTTAGTATTTTTCTTAGTAGATTTGTTGCTGGTGATAGGCAACCAATTTTCTTTGTCAGAGTAATCTCCATAAAACCAATTGTCAGAACTAGGATGAGTGTTTATAACACCTTCCCAATTATTCAACGCATATGGATTGACCTTCAATACATAATTTTTGTTATTTTGTTCGATAAATGTTGCCTCAGTATATGGTAGACTGATTAAATTATTGCTTATTTTGTAACTACCATTATTAATTTTCAATTTTATATTTTTACTTGCAGTCTTTGGTACTAAAGTTTGATCATCGGGATTTATGCTGCTTTTATATGCTAAATTACTTATGTCGGATAATTGGTAATTTAAAAATTCATCTACCACAAATCCAGTCTTTAGTCGAACTATTCCAGTATTGTCTAGTAATACTGTATTATTGGCAGTAGATTCTAATTTGTTTAATGCTATTTCATTTTCTGTATTTTTTATTCTTTTTTCTAAATTTCCAATATCTTCCATAGTGTATCTCTTGTTTGGATACACCACAGTTTTAATGTCACTAATAGCTTTAACTACTGGTGGGATTTGTAATGTTGCTATCGCCAAACAATCTTGTGGCAGATCGGGATTATTTGGATTGTTTGCCGAAATACCACTAATTATTCTACATTTACCAGTAGTATCTATTATTAGTAAATCTGTTCTAGGAGTGTAATAATTATAATCACCTTTTAGTATGGTGCTTGGTGCAGGAAATGATCTTAGTTTTAATAGTCTGGTGCTGGGGTTTAGACCACTATACAACAAACTATATGGGGATAGGAGATTGCCTAGTCCAACAATTGTTGGAGATTTAGCATAGTATCTCAAATCGATTATATTAGTCTCTATATCATCAGTTGGGTTGATGTAAGAATCAATACTCGTTATATCTCCTATACTAGTGTTAAAATAATCAAACACCACTACTAAATGATTGGTGGGTATGTTACTATTATTGATTATGGTCAATTTGTCGATGTCATGAATGTTATTATTACTATTTTTTATTAATTTGTAATTGCCAGTTACATCAATATAATTTCCTCTATATACATTTGTCACTGTACTAGTAGTTGCAGTATTCCAATTGAACGCTGTATCAGCAATATTAAAATGATTGCTACTGTAATATATTAAATTTAATATATTACCAGTTATGCCTATTATTTTGGCTTTTATATTCTTGTTATAAACAATATCACCTACATTAAATAATGAATTGTTGGATATAGTGATATTGTCGAAACATTCATTAGTGTAGTTGTTATTGGTATTGTCATTGTTAGAATATCTGACTGCCAATACATTACTCACATTACTATATCCTAAAGATAGTTCAGGATCATCATAACGAATACCATAGTCAGAAGGAACTACATCAGTTTTTGACTTAATGTACTTTATTACTTTATTTTGTATTAAAGTATTAGTAGTAATGGTTGGGGTGAGTAATTCTACGGTATAAGAAACTAACCCATTCCCAGTAAAGGGCACTCCTAGATTTACTAAAGTTATTGTGTTAATCCCTGTAAATGTACCAACAAAACTTCCTACACTGGTCTGCACTAGCGTATCTCCACTATAAATTTCATTAATATTTTGATTTGGCAGTACGCCCACATTATTTGTGAACGATATTGAACTGTTTCTTATAATAGAAATAGTTTTGTTGGTGGTGTCTTTGATATTCTTATCTGTTAATGGCACATATAAGTTTTTGTTATTACTTTTTAGTATAGTAACAGATTTGTAGATGGTATCAATATTTTGAGAAGTAAAGCTATTGGATAAAGAAAGAGTAGTATTATTTAAAATGCCATCAACTGTGGTAATAACCCCAGCCAAATTTATATTACTTCCAACATGTAATTCTGATATAAATTTAGAATTAATACCCGTTAAGGTTGTGCCATTGACATTGAAGTTGCTACCAGTCAAAACAAATTCTGTTTTTAATGTTGATGCCGCAAATCCGACTCTACCAATACTTCTAATATCATCAATCAAGTAATCTCTTATTTCCAATATATTGTTGATGATATTGTTTTTTGAGTTAATAATTGGTTCGTTCAAAATAAATGTACCTGTATTGTTCTCCAACGTAATCATATCACCAACTACTGAATATACATATCCAGAAGAACCAGAAATTGTTCCAGTCACATGATCGCCATAGACGATATTAGTTAATGCCCCACTTACTCTTAAATCGGTGTGAGTGGATAAATCTATCACATACAGTCTCACCGAATTTTGAAGATAATTAATCGATACGGCTTTGGCTACCCCAATAATCTTCGATGGGGTAGCTACAGTGCTAGTACTATATAAATTTATATTTTGTGGTGATGATGATACATCTAACATACCGCCTATGCCACTAATTTCAAGATAAGACCCACAATCTATGAATGATTGGTGATTTATTCTTCGGTTTGTTTTGGTGGGTAGGTCTACGGTTATTAATTGTTTATCTGGAAACTTGTAATTGTACCCCTTTACTACAGCATCGCCAGCAGACAATTCCACAGAAAAGTAATCATTTCCATTGATCTTATTTGGTTCACTCACCAATGGATCTACATTGATTACTGTTCTATTTTGATCGTCTACCTCATTTACTTTATATACACCATTATTAAATAAATTATCTAGTGTTGGGTATACATTAATGTCAAAATCCTTGAGTACATAATTGCCAGCTTGTTTGTAAGTCTGAACCGCAATTGCATCAATAATTTGAGTATTTACACTTACATCGATTTTGTAATTGATATTTCCATTCAATATTTGTACTAACTCTGTGTAATTAGTAGGAATGGCGGAACCATAAGTAAGTTTTACTACATTTGCTAATATTTGTAATCTGTCTGCTCCAACAGCAGCACAATTATTGAATCCATTCGCATTATCTGTTAAAGTTGCGTCATCTACAGCAGTGACAAATTTAGGAGTAAATTGTATCCCAATACTATAATTACCTGTGTTGGTGTATTGATCTAATACCACACTAGTATTGTTCAGGTTGGTATAGTACCCGTCCCAATAAAATGTGCCCTGATTTACGTGTACTATACTTGAATTATATAGTGTACTATTCGTGCTAATAGTTGTGGCAAATTTAATATTATTGAATGACAATATTTCATTATCTGCAAATTTGTTATATTGTACTCCCATCAATACAGTACCACCACTAACATATTTTACATATAATGATGGTTTGGATATAGTACTATTCTTTTTGCTTACATATGCAACTACTATGGCTTGTACGTTTGTAGTATTACCTTTAATAGTTTTGCCAATTAGTTTATTTATTTCTACATCGGGTGTATTGCCATTAAATAGATCATTTAATAATACTACATCTACCTCTTTGTCATGAGTAATCTCACCACCAGAAATCAAATCTCCATTTTGGTATTGTACATCAGATAAAGATTTTATTTGATTCTGAGCAATACTTTGTAGATTATTTAATTCTCTAGCTTGGATCGGATATCCTGGTTTAAATAATACTTGGTGATAATTTTTGGATTTGCCAAAATCATCATGATACGGTGGGATGTTTGTGTTGATTTTGTCGGTCATACTAGAAATTTTTGTATTCTTTTTAATATTTAGTTTAATATAAATATCTGTATAAATATTAAATTTAATAAAATGAGTTCAATCATTACAAATCAATTTCGTACTGCTATTGCAAAGAATTTTTTATCTCTTGCCGCCACTGACAATTTATATCTCTTCATCTCTAGACCACAACAATGGCAGTCTGAAGAGTATGCTGGTAATCCTGCCGTCAGTGAATTAACCCCCCCAGTGCCTAATGACAATTCTGCTGAATTTGTGAATAGTCACAATAATATGATCGGGATTAAGAAAATTAATTCTACCGATCTCTCGCTTGTGATTAAGAAAATTGTATGGCAACCAGGCGTAATTTATGATATGTATAAGCATAATTACTCTCAAAATAATCCTACCGCCACTGGTTCTACTATTTTGGCGGATAGTAATTTTTACATAGTCAACAGCCAATTTCAAGTTTTTAAATGTATATATAACGGACAAACCCCAGAAACTCCATTAGGGATACCAACTACTATCGGGTCGGAACCTACTGTAATAGGTTCTTCTACCGCTATTGTCACTACGTCAGATGGATATAAATGGAAATATTTATTCTCTCTGACCACTAATCAAGTATTGAAATTTGCAAATAACAATTATATTCCTGTACTAGTAGATAGTGTTGTTAGCATTGCTGCTGCTCCTGGTTCAATTTCTCAATTGAATATCCTTAATAGAGGTACAAACCTGACTCCAGGTACATATTACTCCAGAATTATTGGTAATGGTGAAGGTGGGATTATTAGAATTATTGTTCCCAATGATACTTTAGACCCATTTAATCAAAAAATTGGTAGTGTATCTGTTATTTCTGGTGGTACTGATTATACTTATGCTAAAGTTAATTTGGGTGCTGTCTTTAGTGACATTCTGTGTACCATTCCTTCTAATATTGGCACTATTAATAATTCAGTACAGTATTTGGAAGTAATTATTCCACCAATATTAGGGCATGGGAGCGATCCGGAAAAAGAATTGTTCGCTCATCGCGTAGTTATCGCTCCCAAATTAGAATCTATCGATCAAGATATTCCCGTAAATATCCAGTATCGTCAGTTTGGTTTGTTCATAAATCCAAAAGTTGCTGGCACGGATACATTATTTGATGCTGCTACTGGTAATTGTACCACTCGTATCAAATTTCCTAATACTTTCGTAGGTACGTTTGTGTTAGGTGAGCGAGTTGTGCAAGCTATAACTGGCGCAATTGGTAATGTAGTGGCGTGGGATGTAGTTAATAAGATATTGTCTGTGTATCAGAATCAGTTTCAAAACAATTTTGTTGTTGATGACTTTGCTGGCGCAAATACTGTAACTGCTGGTGGGTTGACTGGAGTTCCTGAAATTGCTTTTAATGGTGTATTGAATTACAATACTTTCATTAATGGATATTCCACTAGCGAGATCGAAAAATATTCTGGTGAAATACTTTACATAGAAAACAGGGGGGCGATCAATAGAAGTCTCGATCAAACAGAGCAGATACTTCTCATAATTGAACTCTGATGACAAATAATTAAAATTTGTGTTATAATAGGAATGTTGTCATTCCTATTATTTTTTATGGATAAAAATAAGAAATACTATTACACTTATATCATTCGACACAAAAATGGGCAATATTATGTAGGCAGAAGGACTTCTAAAGTAGAACCACAATTAGATTCGTACATGGGATCTGGCGTGTGGGTAACTGCAATTAAAGATAGGGACTCTATTGAAAAATATATAATTGCTGAGTACAATTATGCTATAAGAACATCATAACACAGATATCAAATAAATGGGAAAATCTGCACCACCTCAGCAAACCAATTATTTATTTCGTTAGAACCTATTTCTTCGTAGCTATATTGAGTATTCGCATCAATCCAAAAAGATGTTAAAGTTTTCATAGAATAATATACTATTTCACTTCCTACATATTCATAATTTCTAATTTCATTAGAACCACTAGTGGTAAAGGTTACATTAAATTTGTTCAATTGTAAATAACCAGAACTCATGAATTCACTAGTGTCAACAACATTAATGACTCTTTGACCAATTAGCAAATCGGTAGTCATCGTAGTAATGGCAGGAGTGGGGTATTCATAATTACCACCAATATCGTTAACTAATTTTATTTTTTCTGCACCAAAGCTGTATTTTGTAGAAATATCGATCTGATTTTGGATGTCGCGCAAATTAGTAACATTAGACGAACCATATGGTTCGATATCGTAGTCTAATACATGAGTAGTAGTTTCATAAACTACATCATTACCAGCAAATAATACATTAGTGGTAGTGTTATTAGTATATCCTACAAAATTGACATAATTATTGGCATCTTTATTGTATCTTATAGATGGAGGTGCAGAATATGTAATATCATCAGGTACTTGTGGATCTATATTTGGAGTGACAGTAGTGGTATAGTTATAAGTATGTAACAGCCAGCCATCAATGACACGAGAATTAAGAGTAGTAGCAGGAGGGTTAGTGATAGGAATTGGTGAATAGAACCTATTAAATTTAATAGTTATTGCCCCAAAACTAGGAGAAACATAAGTAAAATCGTTATTTTTGGGGGTAATGTTACTAACGCCGAAACCAACAATATTAGTTTTGATGGGGATATCCAGCCAAGAAGTCACTACTATAGGATTATCTATATTACTGATACCATCTACAGGACTATCATTTTTGACAAATGTTGCACCATTGAGATCTGCAATAGATGAGATGTGACTATTAGCAGTAGATAATATACTATTAGCAGTAGATAATCTGTTATTTGGGGTGGAGATGGGGACAATTTGCGAATTATCCACATATTTGGTATTATTTTGTTCAGTATAGGGATTTGGCAATTTTAGATCATAATTACTAAAATTACTCACCGAATCTGAATTTGTAGGTAAATTTGGTGTAAATTTGGCATAATACGATATATTTTTATAATCTGTGGAATATTTACCAACTACTCCAGCACGATCTAATATTCCTTTTCCAGCTAATATTATGACTTGAATTCCATTAACTGTGATAACCTGATTGACAGTAAAAGTAGCAGTGCCAGTATATTCAAAATATGAATATTTGTCAAACAAATTAACCACTTTTGTAATAATTCCATTATTAAATGTATCACCCAATTTTAGTAAGTTTTTATTAGACCTTGGGTTTATAATGTAGTCAAATATGACTGCATTAGTAGTCATATCTGCATAATAAATGGTAGCATTAGGATTAGGTATTACAGATATAGCAGTAGCAACTAATTGAATAGTGCCTTGTAAATCTAATGTATAGTTATCTACGTTTTCTGGGGTAGATTCTGTTCGAGTATCTGCTTTATTAGCCGTGGACAGATTAAGAGTTAATTGATTTGATGGGATGACGAAAACATGGGCAAATGTGGTGTCGTCAGTATAAAATATGGGTAGGGGTGGGTTAATTGTTAAAGTTTTTTTGTAACTATTCTGGAGCGTCATGTCTGTTTATCTATCTCTCACTAAGTTTACAGTGAATGAATCTGTTTCTTCCAGTTGTTTAATAGTGTATTCTAGATAAACAGATAATGTAATATTATCATCTTCTAAAATAACTTCTATTTTTTCTATAATAACACGATTCTCCCATAACGTCAAGGAGGTTCTGATCTCTTCAAGTATTTCGTTCCCAAGATTGTTGTCTGCAACTTCAAATAAATATTTTGATAGTGATGTACCGTAATAAGGTTGGAAAATTGCACTACCTCTTTCGGTGAGTATAATATTTTTTACTGATGCTTTTACGGCTGCTTTTGTATTTAAGATTGTGATATCGTGACTATTAGTTTGGCTGAATGATAAATCCAAGTCTGGCATAATTTTTATGTTTTGATACTAATAGTCATATTTAGAGTTTCTATGCGGTGTAGGGCATTCTAGACCCCTCTGGGAGCATAATAGGTTGTTCCCAAGATGCTTGATTTTCTAAATGTGCTTCAATTAATTGGTCTAGTTTTATCTGATGTTTTGGTGAGAATTGGATAGTATGATCTGGCAACCAATTAGGAGTTTCTTTGAGGTATCGTTCTGGCAATACTAAACCTGATTTGATGCCGAACTGATAGTGAATATTTTGAAGGTAATTTATTGATTGTGAACCAAAACTTATTCTCTCACCATTTACTCTTGGCATACGAATTTGTGTTTTATAGCTACTACTACCACCATTAGCACATTTTATACCAATAGGGAGTCCAGATGACTTCTTCATTAATGCTATATTAAACCATTGAGTGACTACTTCTAAATTAGATAATTTGTTATTACTAGGATCTCCGTCGATATGATTGATCACCCAATTATTATTAGTCTTCAATCCAACTATTAATTCATGAATTTTTACAGTTTGTCCATTTTTATATGTTAGAAATCTACCTGTATTATTAGGATTAAAATTATATAGTTTTAATAGATCTACTTTATCAAGATCTATAGAATTAGTATATAATATACCAGTATTAGTATTGAGTACATACAGTTGGTCATAAGTAAAGAATTGATTATATATTAAATTGTAACCATTGTCTACATTATGATGAGGTTGATTGAACTGCCATAAATCCAGCGTTGTGTCGTAGTAAATCATTTTAATATAATAAAGTATATAATCATCATAACACAGATATTGATGTATCGCAATCATAAATATCTATAGAATTATTAAATTTAATAGAATGAAGATCTCCCCGTTGACTAATCTCGACTACGAAAGCATTAAAACAGATCTAAAGCTATTTTTGAAAGATAACACTACATTTAGTGATTATGACTATAATGGTTCAAATATCACTCAACTGATAAATTTGCTTGCGTATAATACATTTCTAAGTCAGTTTCAACTCAACTTAGCATTAAATGAATTATCGTTAGAAACTGCAACATTACGAGATAATGTCACAGCTAAAGCGAATGAACTCGGATACACACCTAACAACTATTCTTCAGCACTTCTAGATTTGCCACTCACGTTCACCGTTCCCGCTGGTGCAAAATTTGTAGAGATTCCATCAGGAATAATGTTTGTCGGCACTAAATCTACAGACAACATTGGTTACACATTCAATAATGTAGATAGAAAGATCTTGCCAGCAACAAATGGTAATGTAACAACTACATTAACGCTAAGTGAAGGTGTATTGCTAACAAATTCTTACATTTATGGTGAAGAAGATGCAGATCGAATCATTCTGTTCAATGACAAAATCGACATCAACACAATTCGAGTTACATCAAATGGGATAAATTATACTAAATTTGACCGAAATAACGCTACAGATACAACATTCTATGTCTCTTTAATACAAGATCAAAACATAGAAATTCAATTTGGTGGTAATATTTTGGGAAAATCTCCGAATATTGGTGATACGGTAACAGTATCATACCTCACTAATAATGGTTCTAATGGTAATAATATTAATCAAGGTACATTTGTAGGAAACATCAAATACTACTTTGACAACAATGCAATTGGTATAATAGTACCATTAGGAGATATTACAGTAGGAACAATTGCTGTTAGTAGTGGTGGGACAGATAGCCAGCCGCTTAAACAGATCAAATTTAATGCTAGAAATTTGTATACTGCACAGGATAGAGCAGTAGTAGCTAGTGACTATCAAGCGTTGTTGATAGAACATTTCCCTTTTATCAACTCAGTGATGGTCATTGGTGGAGAAACATTAGTACCACCAAGATACGGTCATGTGAAGCTAATTATACAAAATAAAGATGGAAATAAGCTGAATCAAGTACAGAAAAACAATATATTACAATTTTTGAAGCGATACAACTTAACAAATATAATCATCATAGAGGACGCAAAGTATACCAAATTGAAGATCCGATCTTATATCAAATATGATCTGAAGAAATTGCCTACTTATATCGATAAACTAATAGAAAAAATTAGTACTGCAATAAACGATTACGTCGCCACAGAAGACTTTGCTAATGGTTTTTATGGTAATAGGTTAGAATCAATCATTTATAATTTGGACAAATCCATCCTATCGGCAAAAATTAAACTAGTGCTAGTGGATGAGTTGAGTAGTAATAATGGTAATTATAAGGGAAATATTGGCAACAAGATTAAATCAGATAACTGCAAATTATTTTCCCTGATGAGTAAATCCTATAATCAGAATGGGACAAACTATAGAATTGTGTCTGTAGGAGATAGTGGAATAGTAGAGAAGCAGAAGTATACATCGGATGGGGATGTATATTCTTGGAATATGGATTCCAATGTAGGTACGATAGATCCTAAAACTGGCGAATTTGATCTAAATGTGGATACTAACGATCTAACTATTGTGACTATACCAGATACGCTAGACATAGATAATACTGGGGGTATATTAGTGCCAGTAGTATTGCCCCCAGTGGTGTCTGTTGATGATATTGTAATCATTGATGATATTTCCATAGAGGAAGAAGTAGTCGATCCAGTAGTGATAGATGTGGTAACGCCAATCGATACGGTAGTGATTAGCGATATTATTCCAATTTTGTCCAATATTGTTTGTTAATAAGTCGTTTGTCCATAAAAAATAATAGTAATGACAACATTACTATTATAACATAAATATTTTTATATATCAGATTTCTTATTTATAAATTTTAATAACTGCGCCGTACTTCCAACGAAAATACTATTATTAGTAGTATTGTTAGTATTGCCGCCATTCAATCCTTTGACCTTTTTGACTTCATTCGCCAATTTGATCAAAGATAAATTCAGTTCAACCGCCTCTCTCACCAACCCACCAGCGACTTCATATGCGCGGGGAGTTTCTGATGCTTGGGCGACATCTATTGCATTGTCGATCAATCCGTTTAGTTTTTCTGAAAGAGCATGTAAATTGCTTCTGGTACGAACATAATCTACATCTAGATTAGTATTTATAGATGTGTCACCAATAGTAGTAGTAATAGGTTCGGCATCTACAACCTCTACTGGGGTAATAGACACATTTTCTATGTCCAATGATTCTGTAAGTTTATCAAATATTGACATTTTATTTTTTTTTGAATCTGACTATATTTATATCAAATTGTTACATGTTTCCATGTTCTGCCGACTGTGATTCCAATCACTACCGCGACCGCGGTAGTAGTATCAAATTATTCAAATATGCTAATTAAAATCATTTTGGATATATCATTGGTGACAGCTGCTTTGCAGCATTTCTCACCAATGATATGCCTCATACATCAATTATACTGATACTCACTGGGTCAGGAGTAGCTATTAAATAATTATTACCAGAAACCAAAGTAAGAGTAACCGTCTTATTACCTTCTACAAAAGCACCAGTAATAGGAGTAATTATTAATTCTGTGGTAAGAATATTATTATTATCAAATGTAATAACTGTGTCAACTAATTCATAATCAATACCATTAACCGCAATACCACCTAATATATAATTAACGCTCATAATACTAGTATTACCATCAGTCCTCGTAAAAGTAAATCCAGTGTTATTAGCATTAGCAACCACACTAACATCAGTAGGATCAATAATAGTCATAATAAATATGTCTGGTGTAAGTATTTCGTATCCACCTCCAGCAACTAATGTAATAGTAACTGTCTCAGAACCATCATTAAGCGCATCAAGAATAGGACGTATAGTTATAAAGGCATATTCAGAACCACGAGTAAATGTGACGGTATTATCCAGTAATTCATAATCAACACCATTAACCGCAGTACCACCTAATGTGTAATTAATAGTTAGAGGATTAGTATTGGAACCAGTTCTTTGTAATGTGAACGTCCCAATGAAGTCATCATTTTCCACAACAACAGGAAAATTAGCTGCATTCATAATCACACCAGCAAGAGAATCGTTAAGATTAATAGTAACGGGATTAGGAGTAATAACGGTATATTCGCTACTGCCTAGCACAGTTAATTGAATATTTTCAGTTGGTTCTGCTACGTTATCAATAGTAGGATCAATTATTAATTCAGCAGTGGCAGAACCAGCAGCAATTATGACAGAAGAATTAATTACTGTATAATCAACCCCATCAGTAGCAGTACCACCTAATGTGTAATTAATAGTTAAAGGATTAGTAGTGGAACCACTTCTTGTGAATGTATATGTAGCATTTACTACTTCATTTTCAACAATGCTCGTAGTACTAGCAACAGTGGTGATTTCAGGAAGTGCAGTAGTACTATCTAAAATATTAATACTTACCGGATCGGGAGTAATAGACACATATCCACTACCATCGACTAATGTAATAGAAACGGTTTCCGTTGCTTCGCTGTCTGCATCCACAATAGGAACGATTACCAAAGTAGAAGTAGCAGAATTGGCACCAAAAATAATAGAATTACCTACCGCAACATAATCTGCACTAGTGGTAGCAGTACCACCCAATATATAATTAACCGTCAATGGATTAGTAATATCGCCATTTCTTGTAAATGTATATACGGAATTGGTGTTTCCATCTTCAGTGATATTAGTATTAGTCGCAAATAAACTAACATCAACGGGAATAGTATTACTTAATAAATTAATAATTACCGGATTAATACTAATAGAAATATATCCGCTACCATTTATTAAATTTAATGATATTGTTTCTGTTTCCTCTTCAACATTATCAACAATAGGATTGATTACTAGTGTGGTGGTAGAAGAATTGGTAGCAAATATAGCTGAGGTACTAATTAATTCATAATCAACACCATTAACCGCAGTACCACCTAATGTGTAATTAATAGTTAGAGGATTAGCAGTGGAACCACTTCTTGTGAATGTATATGTAGCATTTAATACTTCATTTTCAACAATAGTTGCCGTAGATGCAGTAACACTAACCTGAATATTACTTACCAACTCAAAATTAATAATATTTACAACAACTGGATTAACAGTATTTTTAATATATTCTGTATCATCAAGTAATTCTACAGAAATCGTTTCTGTAAATTCTACAATATTATCAGAAGTAGGATCGATTATCAGGGTGGCAGTATCAGATCCCGCAGGTATTATAATATTATCAGGTAATAACGCATAATCAAAACCATTAGTACAAGAACCGCTTAATATATAATTTACCACCAAGTCATAATTGTTATACCCAGTTCTAGTAAATGTATATACTAGATTGGTAGCACTATTTTCATCAGCAGTAGAAATAGTGGCAGATACACTGACCCCGACATCTTTAATTATATTTACTATAATTGGGGTAATAGTATCTACAGCATAATCAGCACTATCCACTAATGTTAAAGAAATAGCCTCATACAATTGAGTAAGATTAGTTGTGCGAGGATTAATAGTTAATGTAGTAGTATTAGATCCGGCGGGGATGACGATGGGAATTTTGGCAGAAATCGCACCAACATTATTACTATCAGTAAATCTATAAAAAATAGTCAATGGATTGTCTGTACTACCAGTTCTAATAAATGTAAATTCGATATAATGTATAGTATTTACCGAATTATAAACTCTAACTCTAGTATCATCAGAAATTAATATTGGCATAAAATTATTAAATTTAATATTTATATTTAGTTCAGCTAATTTATTGCCAATGCGAATCCAAAATCACTAGTAGCAGTTAATAAATTATTATCTAATTGATTTATTGCCCCATCATTATTCAGATCGGTCTTAGCTACTGGCGTTACTACTAATGTAGATGCAGGCACGACACTATTATTGACTGTATTTATATTTACGGTTACATGTTTAATCAACTTATTACTGTTATCAGTAATTGCTCCAAATATATTACCACTAGCCGTAAATCTTAATGTATATATAATTTCTCTAGTGGAATCCATATAATTCCCCGCATAACTATCACTATAATTAATATTATTCAGGGTGATTGGTACTTCTGTACTTGGGAATCCTGCCGTACTGACTATATTTATAGTGAATGTGGGAGTAAAGTATGGTAATATTTGTTCGACTATTTGTAGAACATCATCATTAGAAATAGTGAGTATATTGACTTCAAAATCTAAATTGTAGGGCACTGGTACTAAAGTTGAGGACTTCCCATCAATACTGCAATTGTAGAGTTTGTTTAAGGTATTCAGTTTTCGTTCTGGATCGTATTGGAGCGAGATCATCTCAAAAACGATCTGAGGATACTTCATTCCAATCAAAGTAGTATCTTCCAGATCTGGTACTTCTAGTGCCCTCGCTAGAAGGCGGTCTCTGTTCGAGTAGTGGATCGGGACTTTGATAGTTTGGATCAATGTGTTGGTCTTGTCATATCTTCGTAATTCAATGTTCGAGAATAGAGTGCCGAATGCTATAATAATTCGTTTAATTGATTCGTTATAAAACCATCTATTTCCTAACATTTTTATATTTTGATACTTGTATTCATATTTAGAGTTATGGTGCGTTGTGGGGCATCCTAGACCTCTCTCAGAGCAGAATAGGTTTACCCCATGTTGCTTGATTCTCTAGATGTGCTTCAATTAATTGATTTTGACATACCTCCCTGTGCTAAAGCATCGCTTCGCTCAGGGATTCCTCTGCGTTTCTCAGAACAATTGCTATCTAATTACCCCGTAAGGGGTTTTTACCCAAATCTCCGATAAACTATCTTTTTATTAGCATTTTTTTATATACATTATGATTAGGTTGATCGAACTGCCAAAGATTTAATATTTTACAGAAATGAATCATAATTTGCTAATATAAAGTATATAATCATTATAACACAAAAAATTAAAAGTTATTCATAAAATTACTTGTCACGATTTTGCCTAAAGCATTGACTTCGCTCTGATCTACAATAGTATCTGCCTTCTTCTCTAGTAAATCATTTATATCCATCAAAATATTAGTATCATCAGTGGTCTTAAATTTGGCAATACTCCAGACAGTAGAACCACTAATTATAGGTAAAATCTCATTCACCGCACCATTCATATCAATTAATTTCAATTCTCTAGTGACTATATTCCAGTCAACTACCTTACCATTAACAGTTCCATTATTTGCCGCTTCGCCAATAATAAAATCACCAACTCCAGCATCTAATGTGATAGTAAGTGCAGTGCTAAACCCGTTTGCTTCTCGTTCCACAATGTCAGTATTAATACGTTGATTGCTATATTTGTAAGCTTCACAACTTAATTTGTACGTTTGTATCTTACCGAACTGTCTATAGGGGTTCTCTTCTTCAACAAACTTTATTTGAAACAGTTCTCTAGAAACGATAGAATATATAAGATCCCCTTCCAATGGTCTGGTTAGTGATGAAAGATTGTTGTCCAATACCACTTGCTCAAACTTAGTTTTAGAGATGGTGTATATTGCTTCATCCTTAACTTCTATCCCAAACTTACCAAAAATGTTAGCTTGATTCCCAAACCCAGAGTTTTGATTGTCCATATATGCTTCTAATAAAAAAGATTCCGTGTATTTGGACAGAATATCCTCACCAAATAAAGTATCAAAATTGACAATTGTGCGAGGAAGATATAGAATGTCCTCACCCATGATATAGATGGATTCAGTGATGATGTTTTCATATAATCTCTGCTCATTTTCCGAAGAATTTCTAAAGTACGGTGATTTAGCCATTGTAACCCCAAATATTGGTATTAATATTTATAAAAAAACTCCCCATTATTAACAGGGAGTTATTAAATTTAATAATTATATTCTTCCAAAGTTTGTCTAGCTGCATCTTCTGCGGTTAACCCATTATTAATTAAATACCTGCGGCGCGATACTAGTTTACAAATCATTTGCTTATCGTTTTTTATACTAAAAATCAGTGTTTTTAATTTGGTGTCCATTATAGTTTATGTAGTGATGTGAACATAGTTTCTCCAGCAATTGATAACTCTAATAAAAATTCGGAAACAGTTGGCAATTTTGATAAATTATTAAGGTAGTATTCAACTTTGTTGAATATAAAATCAAAATCTGCATCGTCTGATATTAATACAGTTTCTGCTGACCAATCACCATCATCAATGTTATTAATAGTCACATTAACTGCCGCACCATTTTGTTTAATATTTTTTACATATTTTATAGACTGACGTAATTTGATCGATAGTAATCCACTATCATAATCAAACATTGGAAAATCACCAGTGGGTATATAACGAATGAGGTTATATTTAGACATTTCTCGAAATTTAAAATATTCTCGATAGACTGCGGACAAACTTTTATAGTTCATTGTTATTAATATTTGAATGACCCGTACTTACTAATAAAGTTACAAGTTCCTTAGACCAACATATCCAAGATGTCCTATTTAATAGAATCTAAACAATTAGATTTATAGAGGTACAGCCTAGGAAAATATCTGAACGTATGTGCCAGGATATGTATTGTAGATGTGGTCAGACCACAAATGATCTAGACAAGACTTGAGTTAGATATATTGTTATACCCAAGCCACGGGGTTAACCCCGTGGTTCTTGACAATTAATCTTTCGCTACTTATATATTATGACACCATCTCCATAAAATGGTTATCCGCCATTTGGCGGATAACCAATACACTAGAACAGCAAATCTTCTAGTGTATTGGATTCAGTTAATTCCCATCCTACAACATTTAGAACGCCCTCTAGGGGAGTTAAGAAACATTTCTCTAGCATTAAGTCGTGATCCACATACTGCTCTAACCCCATTTCTGGCGGTATGCTGCCAAAAAAGGCAATAATATTCTCGTGGATGGGATTGGGCATCTTTAGATATACCGTTTTAATTTTATCACCATTTTTGATTAATTGATATTTTTTTTCCAAATTATTAACAAGAATATATCCATTATATACAATTGCAGACCTTGCACCAATAGGTGTCCCTTTTATGTATCCATTACTATACGGATCCGTATACTTGTTCACATCAGACACTCCACGCGCAACACCAATTTCGGCAGAAGTTAGCTTTTTGCTATCAGACCGTACCCGATCTACATATTCAATCAATTCTGAATTATTAGAATTGATGATAACAGAATATGCAGAGTTCAACTTATCTCGAAAACACTTAGGAGTAGACGAACGTACTACTTCTAATCCAACTACCTTTAATTTTGGTTCTTTGTAGCGCACCCCTTCTGCATCATAAACATTAGATATGTATCGTTTTTTACCAGTAATCAAGAATTTACTAGAAATCGTGTCCCGAACCATCGTAAGACACTGCTTATACACATGCAAATATTCTCCCAGTTCGTCATATATTTCTGATATCTTTGGACTGATAATAGCTTGACAATATTCGTCCAAATAATCAACTATTTGCTCATTATTCATACCTTCACATTTAGCCAATACTAAATCGTTAAAATCAATAAACATAGAATCTGTATCGTTAGCAATAATACGGTCTTTACTCTTGCCTACTAGTTCAGAAATAAATATGTTAATTCTGTCACTCGCGCAACGAATAGCGACTTGTCCAGTATGCGTAATTGAAGTAGCGTTTGCTAAGTTATAATACCTGAAATATGGCGATCCTAGAACACCATAAGCACTATTCATGGCAATTTTTTTGGCAAGCTGTATGTTATTGTAGGTAGATATATCTATCGCTAATTGCTCGGTAGGATTAATTTGATATTCCTTTTCTGCTTCTTTTTGTAATTTTTTATAATGTTTTCGTTCACTATAGTACTTTGACATTAGTTGAGATAACATACCTTCACTAGTACGATCATACAACGTACCAGAAGGAGAAATACAATAATCGGTGTATCGAGAGAAGTCTAAACTTTCATTCAATACCTTTTCTATTGTTATTTGTGGGTCAAATCCTCGTATAGTCTCTGGGGAGATATTAAGCAGTTGGATAATGTGAGGATACAGAGATGCCAAATCGAATGACACAACCCAACTATACATACCAGGGTTAGGTTCTTTGACAAATGCACCATCAAATTTGTCATCTTTGGTATTATAAGCTTTAGAAGGAACTACTATATTTCTTTCTTTGAGGTAATTATAGATAATATTATCCCAGCAACATACTTGAGAATATACATCAGAGAAATTAATTTTGGCATCATATGATACTACTAATGCTAAGTCTAGTAGACCCATCTTTTCTTCTAATCGCCGGAGTAATCGTACATCTTGTAAATTATAAGAAGTAAATTTGAAAATGTTTTCAGTGTAGAATGAAATCCAACTACCATACTCGCTATGATCTAACTTTTCTGCCCCCAATTCCACATTAGCAATATGATCCAATGAATAACTTTCTTGATTCTTATATGTAAACTTTTTGTAAAGCTGCATATAATCTAAGTGAGATACCCCTACGATCTCATACACAGTATATTCATTACCAAAATCATAATCCTTTTTAGTATGAATCCTACCCCAAGGTGACAACTTCTTGCTATATGATTCACCCAAGACTAGATTGATTCGATTAATTATATAGGGAATATCAAATTTTATACCATTCCAACTAGAAAGAACATCTGGATAATTATCTTTCCAATAATTAAGAAACCCAATCAGCATATCAGGTTCAGTGCTATATTGGTGATACACCGTATCTACTTCTTCTAAAGTTATATCTGCAATACCATACACATTGTATATCTTTGTATATGAATCGTATAAAGTAAGACAAATTATACTCTCTTGTGGATCGTTTACATTGGGAAATCCATATTCGCTGGTAGTTTCGATATCCAAATAGAACTTCCTGACCAGTTCATTATTAAATTTAATAATTTCTGGAAACTTTTCTGATAACCATATATAGTTAAATTTCTCATAACCATACACTTTGAAATCAGTTACATACTCGTACTCCTTAATAAAATCCTTTGCTTCTTTGACGGTATTGAAGGATTTTGGTGATACAAATTCGCCAGATAAAGTTTTATAATCAGTGGGAGTATTTGATTTTAGATATAAAGATGGGGAAATTGGTTCTTTGAATTGAACCCTTTTCCCATCCTGATACCCAATATAATATATAATATTTCCGAAAAGTTTGCAGCTAACATACTGTGCAGACATGTTTCAATTTCCTTATTTTAATACTATCGTATCACTAAAATTAATTATTGTCAATCATCGATTTCTATATATCCTTCACCTACTAATGAAAAGTGATCGTAACCTAATGGCAATTGCATCCTCAATCGATTCCTTAATTGTATAGTGGCTGTCTGTAATATGGTTTCATATGGTTGTTTATAAACAATCACTACACCAGATAATAAGGGTAGCTGATATTGAAAACAATAATATTTTAGTTTAGTATTCATAGCTTCACATATCCCACACAAGTTTGATATAATGCAGTAAATTCCGCACCATTCGCAGTAACCATAATGTCTTCATATATTTTTTGAGACAATTCTTCTAATTTACCTTCTGGTAAGTCTTTCCAGACTTCATCTGGTTTTGTATTAACTACCAGATCTACTTTTTTAATTTGTGAATAATTATTAGCAGGATCGACTCCTCTCAACTCACGAACTTTATGGTTCGGCATATAATGAAGTTGTTTGTTTAGTATCCCATATTCTTTAATCAAATCACAAATTTCTGGTACTGTAATACCTAACTGCATAGCCATATCTGTACGACTACAACTTGTTTTTGCTAATAAAATTATTTCTTCTTTTGTTGGTTTCATGTTCTTAATTAAATATGTTTCCAAGTACGTCTTTCTACCATATCCGAAACAGTTTTTCTATCCAAACTATAACGTCTAGATAATTCTCCTTTACTTACTCCTTCACTCCATAATCTTCTTATTTCTAATACTTGTTCGTCAGATACTTTACTATTCTTGTGCGAACTTCCAACCATTGTACGAGATTTGATGACAACACCTGGGAATATTTTACGCTCCACATGTTTAAAGCATTCTCGTCTCAATATTCTCCCTACTTGTACTTGACTGATTTGGAATTTCTCACCAATTTCTTTTTGTGTCCATTTATGTATATCATACAATTCTACAATATGGAGAATATCTTCTTCACTTAAATCAGAATTAGTTCGGAATTTCTCGGCTTTATCATTATTATTGTCTATTCTGGAACCTTCAAATAAATTATCTGGGTGAACATTTAATTTATTATCATCTTTATGACATAAACATATATCTGAAGTTAATACTACCTTTGTTAGTTGATATATGATTCTATGTATTTTATGAGATGATGGTTTTCCATTTTTACATAAAGTGATTTTAGGATAGCCATTAGTGGTACTATACTTACACAACCAAGTATTTTCATCTATTACATCTATCTTACCTTCCAATTTTTCGATCATATCTTGCAAATATATATCACTCAATCCTAATTTATTTACAATTGGCACACCAAAAATATTAAAATTAATATCTAATTCAATATATGCACGAACTACTCGCACAATATTATATTTATCAATTAATCGATTTATTGTAGATGGCGAACTATTAAGTAATTTAGCTGCTTCTGATTGATGCCAATTACATTCTTCCAATGCTTCCATCAACTGTTCTCGACTAATGCTGCTGAATTTAGGTTTTTGTAGAAATATTAGTTCCTTTTTATTAATCCCCAATCGTTTAATGTGAAGATGAATACCAGTTACACTGTATCCTAATTGTTTAGCTATATCAGAACCACTATGTACAGTTTTAGCAATATCAAGCAATTCTTTTTTCGTTAAAGTTATTTTATTAGCCATCTATACATCTTAATTCAATAAATTAATCATAACATCCACATCATTCTTTGTCAAGTACTATTTCTGAATCAATATCTATGCACTCTTGCTTCTGCTCTAATATGTTCTGTTCTTTTAATAAATTGTATAATTCTCCTAATTGTATGTCTCTCTCAACCCCCTCTAGATCGATGATACGAACAATACTACAAGATGAAAGCGACTCAAACTCCTGCTCGAATTGTTTAGCACTCGTATTCGCGATGGTCATTCGTTTAAATTCCGCATCTCTTCCTGGAATCATATCCCATGTAATCTCTACTGGCACATACTCATTCTTACCATTCTTTGCATCAACAAAAATACGATAAAATAAGTTTAGCCCACGGGGGGTTTGTTCACCAACAAATCCATTATAGATAACGGAATGACACCAAGGATCGTTAGGAACATTATCTAGAGAAAAATCATATAACTGTTCGATGTGGTCGTCATTAATCCGACGAATTTTAGTCCACAACAAATCCGGTCTAACATTCAATTCAACAAATTCGCTAACACTACTATTAATTACAGATTGAATGATTGGTAATTTTTTAAGAGCATTTTGTCGATTCATGTGTACATATTTGTGTTGTCCCTCCCCATTAAAAGCAAAATATTGTTTAATATATTTCTTTTGTGTTTCTAATGGGAGATGTTGTTTAATGAATGGAATAAAAAATGGAATAGAATCACTCTGTTTACGAAATTTTCTGATATTAGTCTGATAGCAATTCCATTGTTGTTTGTGAGGATGTTTAAAATTAATTATTTCAAAAAATTCTGGGGTGTAGCAATTTGGTATCTTCAGCAAAGTGCGACGAGAGTATCTCATTTTTCTTCTCATATGCCAATAATATCTTCGTTGTTCATATAACCCCTTTTTGATAGAATTAACCACACCAATATTCAATAATAATAGGTGTATTTGTTCCAATAGGTCTTCATTAGTATTAGTGATGTATATATCACCATAATTGTTATTTTTTTTACGATGATTCACTAGTGCCATACTATCGAAGCATCCTTGGAGAAAGGTAACAGTATTAATTTTAGACCACCGAAGGGGAATATCAGTTAGACCATTTCCAAAAGTAGTATACTTATCAGGAGAAGTGTACTTCAATTTTTTTAATACACTGGCTAGTTCAATTGAATCTATAATGTAATTAACCCCATCAAACTCATAATCCAGTCCAATATTTTTTATGGCATCATCATAACAATCCTCATCCAAATATCCACTATCCGTAATACGAAGAGTCAGAGTAATAAATCTGCCATCAGTTATATAACCACTACCAGCATATATACCAAAAAAATAAGCAAATTCTGGAGTAACTATTGGGAATTTTTCAGAATCTAATGTATCCAAATTACCAAATATTTGAGTATTATATCTGACTGCAATAAAATCATTAGGTTCCAACTCAGATGCCCTAAACCAACCATATTTGCCTTGCTTACAGGCATAAAGTTTATGAGTAGTCGAACACTCCAATTCAGTAAAATTAGTATATATTTTTCTAACGTTTGATTTACCGTTATTACACATAACAGTACCTTTATTATTTCCCTTCATACCCACTAATTCATATGGTGGGATATGATATGATTTTTTCTCTAATTGATCTTTAATAAAAGTTTCGATGCGAGTATAACCTTTAGTGGTGAGAATATATGTATTTTTCACTACACAAGAAGTGATAATTAATTTAGATTCTTTAGATGACGAAATAGTAGGATATACCGAGGTCATAAACTCTTCTTGGATACCATTAGGGACGAATGCGAATTCGTCGCAAAATACGATATTGAAGGTAGACCCGCGAACAGAGGTGGCACTGGTGGATGAGGCTAATATTTGAGAACCATTTTCAAGTTCGATATGTGTTTTATTCCATTGTATTACTCCTTGTTGTAACCACATTGGCAAATTTTCATATGCCATTTGTAGTCTACCTAATAGTTCCATAGATAGATCTCTTTTGTTTGCTAATATTGCAATATTTTGATGAGGTTTAAATAGTGCGACCCAGAGGGCATAGCAAATCATCGTAGTCGAGTTATGTGAAACTATATTATTGGTGATGTAGAGGTCATCTTCTACATTCAATAAATCATACATATTTTCAATATTATCTGATTCATTAATAGCAAGAATTATATCAGGATACAAATATCCACCATCATCCATTACCAATATCTCGTCCCCAACTATTAAATCTACTAGTTTAGTTTCTTCATACTCATCTTTATCATTCAATCTAATTAGAATATGATCGTCAGCACAAGATAGATGATATTGGGTGGTGTATACGTTCCAAACATTATATTTAATAGTTTGCCCTACTCCAGCAAAATCTTTATATCCAGTAGGCGTTAGTACTTGCCAATCATTAGTATATTTTTCTTGTACAAACTCAGCCATTTTATTAAATTTAATAATTCTATACTGATATTTATTGGTGTGTTTTTAATTATTAAATTTAATAATGACCTCCTAAAATCAATTAGGAGGTCATTATTTTATGATTTGATACTAGTAGTCATATTTGTGATTTTTATGCTCTGAGAGGGGCATCCTAGACCCCTCTCAGAGCATAATAGGTTTATCCCAAGTAGCTTGATTTTCTAGATGCGTTTCAATAAGTTGTTCTAGTTTTGATTGATGTTCTGCTGTGAATACAATATTAGGATCTGGCAACCAATTAGGTACTTCTTGTAAGTATCTTTCGGGAGTGACTAATCCAGATTTTACTCCAAACTGATAATGCAAGTTTTGTAAGTAATTGAGATCTTTATAACAAAAATTTATATGTTTACCATTTACTCTTGGCATAGCAATTTGTGTTATATAGCTACCATTATTATATGTTGCACCAATAGGGAGTCCAGATGACTTCTTTTGTATTAATATGTTAAACCATTGAGTAACTACTTCTAAATTAGAACGTTTATTATTACTAGGATCGCCATCTATATGATTAATTACCCAATTAGCATTAGTTTTATATCCATATACTAACTCATGAATTCTTACAGTTTGTCCATCTTTTTTTGTACTAAATCTACCTCCACTATTATGATACCAATTATATAGTTTTAACAATTCTACTTTATCAAGATCTATTGTGTTAGTATATATTTTACCAGATTTAGTATTCAGTACATGTAACGTTTCATCTACAAATAGTTGATTGTAAGTAAGTTTACCTGCATATAGTTTATTGAGATTATGGTGAGGTTGATCGAATTGATAGAAATTGAGTATTTTGTCGCAGAAATGTATCATTTTTAATAATAATATATAGAATATATCTCAATCTGACGCATCCGATTTAGAAAATAGGTTTTTTCATTTTCAGTTTCAACTATCGCAACCGACGCATAAAATTCAACACAATTCCCTAAGTCAATTCTTTCAACTTCTATATATTCTTTTAGTCCCGAACCAATTTTAAATATTTGATCTTTTAATATTATACCAGATTCACCATTAACACTGATATTAATAATTTTGATATATTTTTCGTTTAAATCTTCAACAATTCCAGAGTATCTTTGAGATCTATTTTTGTACTTAACTAAGTTGCCATTAATAATGTTCAATATATTTTTTCTCGATGTGTATTCTAATAATATAACATTATTGGTGAGATATGTCAAGTATATCTAAATATCAATATAAAAATTCAGTTTTTACATGTTAAAATTACTTCCGTCATTACAGCAAAATATAGGAAATTTGGTAGAAACACCAGATGGTTTCGAGAAATTTATGGGAGTGCAGAAAATTTATAGAAATAAATATATAGAATTAGAATTCTTAGACGACAATAAATTAGTTTGCTCACTTAATCATCCGATAAACACCACAGAAGGTATAATATTAGCTAAAGATCTCACTAAAACTATAGAAATAATTGGAAAAGTAAATAATACTTTTCTTAAAACAAAAAAAACTATAAGAAAAAAAATAGAATTATATGATATTGTTAATTCTGGCAAGAATCATTGGTATTATGCGAACGATATATTAAATAAAAACTGTAGCTTCATAGGTTCATCGCTCACCCTTCTTAATGCCAATAAATTAGCAGCATTAACCCATAAAGAACCAATAGAAAGAAATGACAATATAGTTGTCTACGCAAAACCAAATCCTACGCATAGATATATGATTTGTGCAGACACCGCAGAAGGTGTTGAAAAGGATTATTCAGTAGCAATGGTGTTTGACATCACTACTGTACCATACACCATAACAGCTATTTATAAAAACAATAATATTGCACCAATAGTATTCCCCAACATAATATTGAAATTGGCGAATGAATATAATAAAGCTTACGTTCTTGTAGAGTTAAACAGCATTGGATCACAAGTAGGAGATATTCTACATTACGATCTAGAATATAGCAACCTACTTATGACAGCCACCGTGGGACGAAACGGGTTAATTCTAGGTCAAGGATTCGGTAATAAGTGCAAATTTGGATTACAAATTACTAAAACTACAAAACGACTAGGTTATAGTAACATGAAATCTTTGATTGAAGATGATAAATTACTAATAGAAGATTTTGGTATTATTAGTGAATTATCAACATATGTAGAAAAAGGGGATTCTTATGCAGCAGATGATGGTAGTAATGATGATCTAGTAGCTTGTATCGTATTATTTTCTTGGTGTGTTACCCAGCCGTATTTCAAAGAACTTACAGATTTAGACGTAGCAAAAGATATTCGGGAATTACACAGACAAGAAATAGAAGACGACATGGCGGTATTAGGTGCTTTATTGATAAATGGAGAAGAATTAGAAGATGGTATTGTGGAAGAAGGTGGAGATCTGTGGTGGAATGCTAAGTTAACTGACAGTTATTATGAGTACGGGTACGAGGTGCCAGTTATTTATTACTTTTAATTGCTTACTATAATTATAGTTTTCGTGCGTTGTAGGGCATTTTAGCCATCTCTCAGAGTATAATTGGCTGCTCCCAAGTAGATTGATTCTCTAGATGTGCTTCAATTAATTGATCTAATTTTGTTTGATGTTTTGGTGAGCATTGTATGGTAGAATCGGGTAGCCAATTAGGAACTTCTCTGAGGTATCTTTCTGGAGTAACTAATCCTGACTTTACTGCAAAATGATAATGTATGTTTTGTAAGTAATTTATATATTTAGAACCAAAAGTCATAGCTTTACTATTTTTTCTTGGCATAGCAATATTTGTTAGATAACTACCGCCACTAACAATTATTTATAGATCGTCTATAAATAATTGATTATATGTTAATTTTAATTTTTATTTTCCATTATCTACATTATGATTAGGCAGATTGAACTGATAGAGATTTAATGTTTTGCAGAAGTGGATCATTTTTACCAATATAAAGTATATAATAATTATAACACATAAATGCAAAAAAAACAGGTTTATATTATCTTTAATGAATTATTAAATTTAATAAAAATAGGAGTCACCAACAACATTCCTCGCAGACTAAGGCAACTTGAGTGCAGTTCTGGATGCAAACTAGAACTATACTATCATACTGAACCGATATATAACGCAACCAAAATAGAAAAGTCACTGCATCAGTATTTTAATTTAAAACGAAAAGAAGGCGAGTACTTTTTTATAAGCGCAGAAGAAGCAAAAGAAAAATTGTTATTTATGATATCTAACTTGACTAAAGTATATACAGACAATTTATAAATATAAATAATAGTAATAACAATAAGTATAATAAAATGCCTATAAATTTATCCTCGCCTGGTGTGTCGATTCAAGAAATAGATAAGTCCGCAACAATCAATACAGAAAATAGCAAAATTGCAATTATTGCATTACCCGCATCTAAAGGCGTAACTAATAAAGTAACATACATTTCTAATGAAGCAGAATTAGTAGAGCAATTTGGTAAACCAGATGATAATAATTACATTGAATGGTTTAGCGCATTAGAAGTAATGCGTTATGGAGTACTAGCAGGGGTAATTCGCCCAAATGATAGTACCACTGCACTAAAAACAGCAAACGTAACTAGCAATGGATTTGATAGTACATTATCTGTATCAGGAATGTCAGAATACGAATTAAACACCAATAACTATATTTTTTCTGCACAAAGTCAATCTGATTTATACAATGGGGTGACAGTAGCGGTAATCGATCATGGAGCAGATCAAATTCTGACAATAAATGTTGGTACAAATCCAGTACCAACAATTGCAGTTGGGGATATTGTAAAAACGATAACTAGTTTTGGATGGGTGTATTCTATTAATACAAATGGATATACAGTTACAATAAATGACCCCACCAAAAAATTTAATTTGGGGGAAACTATTTATCTAGTAGATGGTATTACACCTATTGGGGTAATCACTGGCATTACTGATTTTTATAATACACAAAATATATTACCAGGACTTCCTTGGTCAACTATTGCACCACAACCAGGAACTAGTCAAAAAGCTAAAGATTTGAATAGCAAATTTGATGAATTTCATGCAGTAATTATTGATACTACTGGTAAAATTAGTGGTAATATTAATGCAATTTTAGAATCATACACATACCTATCCAAAGCATCAGATGGAACTAGTGCGGAAGGAGTAGACACTTATTGGAAACGAGCAATTTTAAATCGTTCAAAATATATTTTCCCTGGTTCACAAAAATTTAATATTGGTACTACATTAACTCCAGTAATCCCAGCAAATGCTACATATATTGGAGCAGATATTGGAGATCAAATTGCCGGAAAAATATTTAGACTATTTCGGAATAGTTCGAGTGGAGCAACATTAAAATTACATTTACAAGGTGGTACATCTTACAATTGGCTATTACCTACAGTTGTCGAAAGCAGTATTAGTTCTGCCTATGATATTGTAGAAGATTCCGAAGTATTTGGTGATATCGATTTTTTAATCCCTGGTAAAATTACTACACAGAGAATATTAAAATTACTCAGTATTTGCGAACGTCGTAGAGACTGTAGAATGGCGGTCGCGCCTGCACAAGCAGATGTTTTAAATAGTTTCAGTAGTAACAATAAAGTTAACAGAATTATTAATTTCTTTGATACACTACCTAGTAGTTCATTCATGATTTTCTGTGATAATTATAAATACATTTATGACAAGTACAATAATACTTTTAGATATATTCCATGCTCTGCTGATGTGGCTGGATTAACTTTATCTACATTAAATTCTTGGCAATCTCCCGCAGGAGTTACACATGGGGTAATAAAAAATGCAATTAAACTAGCATATAGTCCAAAACGTTCTGAAAGAGATCAACTATATAGTCATAGAGTAAATTCGATCATTAGCTACCCAGGTAGAGGGGTAATTCTAAATGGTGACAAAACTGCATTATCTTCACCATCGGCATTCGATCGAATTGGTGTAAGAGGATTGATGATTGAATTACAACGAGTAATTTCTCAATTTGCAGAAAATCAATTATTTGAAATCAATGACGATAACAGCAGAAAGAATTTTCTAGATAACGTAACACCTTATCTACAGAATATTCAAGCAAATCGCGGAATTTACGAATACCAAGTGATTGCCGACACTACTAATAATAGTGTTCAAGATATTGATGCCAATAAGTTTACTGCGGATATCTACATCAAACCTGCACGTAGTATAAACTTTATCGTATTGAATTTTATTGTTACTGCTACTGGTGCAAGTTTCACAGAAACTTAATTTAAATTATTAAATTTAATAAAATGCCCTCAACTATGAGGGCATTTTATTGTATTAGATGCTAGTAGTCATTATTCTAGTTATCATGCGTTGAGGGGCATTCTACACCCCTCTCAGCGCATAATATTAGATATCAGGAAAATTTAAGTGTGCAAATTGTTTATGATGTATTTTCGCAGCATCATCATAAGCTTTAGCTGCTTCAATTTCAGTTTTAAACCTTCCTAATCGGTACTTGGTCTTATTTGCAATTATTGTTGCCATCCAGGTATTATTACGAGAATCTAAATAGTATCGAATAATATAGACATTTAAGTCTTTACTACTCATTTGTAAGTTTTTATCCTTACTGGGTGTACTACTAAACCCTCTATCCCATTGCTGAACACGTTTGGGATTGCTTTTCTCATGATATTATAACTACCATTTATGTCTGCATTAAATTTCAGACCACTCTTGGCTTTGTATATCCCTCGTTGCAGTCTTCTACCGCTGAACTGGCGTTTTACACCTGCACTGTAAGTAGGAATTGAATCTGCATCTAAGAAACTTGCTTTACTTGTATAACTCTCTTCTTGTTCGATAAATTTTATACCTACCAATTCACATTTGTAATGCAGTTTGGCTATCAAATCATTAAATGGTACTTGAACGAAGTTCTGGTTATTTTTACTCCCTATATTGATGTTTTGTTTCCATCCATTGTTTTTACCTACTACCAATGTGCCCACATCATTTTC